GATTTTATCGATACGAACAAGCGTATCGTTATCAATGTTATATACAAATGAGAAATTGCTTGTTGTTGAAATATAAACGTAACTACCACAACCAAAGATACCATCCGATTCATAGTCTTCTGGTAAATCGAATGTTGTTTCTGTTCCATCAGACATATCGACAACATGCCAATGGTTTACCGCAGTCCCAATATCCATATACAACAGATATGACGTGAATTCTTGAATGTGTAAGAATTTTACATTTGAGAACTTCATTACACCATCATTCGGAATATCCGCTTGATTCAGATCCAATACATATCCTGTATTATTCACTGGATCAAATGCAGAGAAATATCCATCTTCAGAATGACTCCAATATGTACAATATCCGTCAGGAGAGTATTCTTTATTTGTTGCTCGGAATTTTTCATTCTGCATGAATGGTTGCCCATTGTCTGTTCTGAAATCAAGATCAATGTATGTCGGTGCTTGTGATGAATTTGATATGTCATAAATTCTGATACATGATATCGGTCCCGGTCCCATACTCCATTTCAATAAATATTTTCCACAAATATATTGATCACGGAGATCGGCCCAATAGTTCGTTCCATCAACCGCAAAGAGGATTGGATATATTGCGGAAATCGTGTTGGTGTTATTATCGATATAGATTAATTTATCCGCAAGAACGACGCAATTATATGTTTCTGACGTGATGAGCTTTCCTCCAAGATATTTTGCTGCATCAGGCAATGTGATAGGAAATTCTACATTTGCCGTACCATTGTAACTATGAACATCCTGAGCATATTTGAATGTGTAATACTGGTTTACATTTTCACCAGACGTGTTGAATTGTAAATAGTATTTCTTCTTTCCGAGGTTTCTGGAATCATCCGGAATATTGGTGATGTCAGGAATATCAACATATGTCGTTGGATCCCAGTATTTGTCAGTACAATAAATCTGTTTTGTGTCTGTAGACACAATAGAACTGATTCTCAATGAACCCGCTTTGTTGTTACAATGGACCATGACGTCACCTTCTGATGATTTAAACTCAAATCCAAATCTTCCCATTTGTCCATAATATGCGTTTGGATAATTATTGTAATCATCAGCGATATTCCATCCTTTATGACCATTCGCACAGTTATACATATACGATGAGGAAATATTATAATCCAATATCGGTACTTGTCCATTCCATGTATTAGAATTCCATGCTACACCACCAAATTGTTTATCGAATTCCAATGATTGACAATCATTTGTATACAGTGTTTGAATGCTCACGGTTTCTGTTCCATTATTTGGTAACCACAATTCTTGGAATAAAGCAAAAGGCATTCCCGAATTGTTTATATATCCATAATCATTTTCTACTGATGTGTTTGACGTATACATCATGAAATGCATTTGTTGTTTTGGATCTGTTCTGATGGAAACATCTCCACTAAACGAACCGTTAGAAACACGTCCACCAATGTTATATAATGCGGTTCGTTTATATGTGAATATCGGCTCTTGAGTTGCTGCCATGGTACCATAATACATGATATTTTTACTGACATCATATGTGCCTGTATCAATCGTCGTGCCATATATAACTTTATTATTGTCTAATCTATGCGTGTTCACCGCCGAACCAATGACCGTGTACACCAAACCAGAATAACCGCTATTGCGATTGTTGGTACTATAACTTCCTAAACAAGCAACTTTTGCAGGATTAATAATCAGATATTGTTTGCTTGTCCATAGATTACTGATGATGCTTGCTTTCATACCCGCAGCAAAAAAGACATGAATCGTCATCTTTTCATTGGTATGTTTTGTGATTCCGAGATTATGATTCTCATCATACACCAACATATGTGCGGTCATAGCATTATTTCCACCATTCACCAGTGTAAACAAACCAATCTCGTTAATCGTAATATCTTCGGTTATTCCGGAAATATTATAATCAAATACAACATAACCCATATTTCTGTGTTGATAAATAATATCCGTATTTGGGTCATATTGACAAGCATATGTTGTTAAATCGGCATATAATGTGCCGGATACATTCAATGGTTCTTCAAGAGCTCGATCAGAAACTGTTGGTGTTGTTGTACCGCTTCCCAATTGTATGTTTCCAATACAATAAACAGGATATGTATCACTATAACGACTATTAACACCACTCTTGTATATTTCCGACATACCGGCATTCGTAATCACGTTTGTTGCATATGCTTCTCCTGTGATATTTCCATCACGATCTTCTGTCTGAATGACATACATATTACAGAAGTCTTTCGGTGTTAATTGTTTACCAGAAACAGGTTTATTTTCAATGAATCGTTTCAATCCAGGATACATCTCAAAGATTTGATTCATTTTATTCACTCCTTTCAAATTAATGGTCATCCGTAATCGTAGGTCCGTTACTGGTGAAATTTTGTAGCGTGATCAACGGTTCGTTATTGGTGTAATTTGGTAGATCTTCATATAATACCAATGTAGAATCGTCGAATTCAAATTCGACGATATTGATATTATGATCTTCATCGAGATCATGTTCAATCGTTGTAAAGTTTACCAATACCGGATCACTGAAACCGAATTCAACAATATTGATATTGTGATCCGGTTCAAAATCTTTTTCAGTAGTCGTATAATTGACCACTGAGAAATCCCCAAACTCGAACCCTAAGATGTTTATATTGTGATCCTCAACATTCTTTTCAGATACAGTATAATCAGCAATAGTTCCTGTTGAATCCCATTGTGTCAATGTAACGACATGATCAATATACCAAGCTTTTAACCATTCACCAGATACATATAATCCTCGGACAGGTTTAATTTGATATCCAGCTTGTGGGTGTAATGTTTTATAAAACTCTATGGTTTTTCGCAATTTTGACATATGCTATTCACCTTCTTTCATATAGCAAATGTTACTCATCCGTTTTCTTTTTCATAAAAATGGTATATATATAATTAATATGATATCAGATCAAATGTGCTTTGTGGCAACTCGTTGTCTAATCCGAGTCCACATGTGTCTCCTCACAAATCCCTTGCATTCGGGTATTGTGTAGCACAAGATTGCTGAGATCTGGTATCATATTCACGCAGGATGAGGTCATCAATCACGACAGAATGAAATTATCGAACGGATAATGGAATGATGTTATGGTTGTGACCTTCATCCTTTTTTTTGATTAAAATGAGAATGGGGCGCAATGCGCCCCATTCCACTTACAGAATTTCGATCACGATATTGGCATCATCCAATACAAACATTTCCGGAACATATCTCTCTAATTCTTTTCGAGGCATATCTTCCAATGTATCCCATTTCTGAACAATCGCTTGATAATCTGCATTCATGTAATTTCCACCCTTAACAGATTTCTCGTTGGTATACCATCCTTTGAATTTCAGGTAAGCAACATTTGAATGCTCTTCAAGTAATTTGATCAATTGGGAAATGTAGATATTATTGTCCATAGAAATTGTATCCAATGGCGTATGGACTGTTGTCAAACGATTGAAGTATGATTTGATAATAGAACGGAGTTCGTTCAATGTATTTGTACGCAACGCAGGATTGTACAATTTCACAGCAAACTCGATCTGTACATTCAAATCCGGCCAGAATGTATCCGTCTTCAGATTCTTATCAATGTCTGATACATAAGAATGTGGAAGACCATATGTCGCAATTAATTTACAATCCAGATAGTTATTTCCTTCCAGACGTTTGAAGATGACTGGTTCGATTGCTTTGTGAACCTGTGTAAATGCAGACACAAATGACTCAAAGAAATCAGATGTCATCAATGTGGATTGAATGAATGGAACCAGTTGAATTTCAATTCCACTATTGACGGATGTCCCTGCAAAACACTCATCGATCTGACCAGGATAATTCACAATCATATCATACAACGTTTCCCAGTTGACATCACCTTGATATGCCGTCTTGGAAACAATATTCAATTCTTGTGTAAATGATTGAACCCATTCTGTATTGAAATCTGGAACATCATCTTGACCGGAATATTGTGAAATCAATGCTAAGAGAATATTGAATTCTGATGATGCTATGATCTTAATATCATCAAACTTCAATCCAGATTCATCTGTCGTTCCCGTGATGATATGATATGCATACTCTTTTATTGTATACAGATTTCTGACAGCTGGATCAAATTTGATCAAATCCATCAATTGATCGTATACATAAATTTGTGTATCCGACGGTTCAACATATTCACCAAAGTCAACGACGCTTCTCATTTCTTTCAATTCTTGAACGAGTGATATGTCATCAACTTTCCATTGGTCTTGCATACGATATCCAACATAATTTTCTTCATCCTCAAATGATGATTGATGGAATATGTCTTCGGCAAATACTGGTGAATCTGATTTGAACAGAATCTGAATAATGAATTCTGGCTCCGTTGCATCAACACTGACAGTGCCATTTGGTATTGCAGGAACCCATGAGCCACCACCATTGTTGATAGAAGCAATATGGATACGATTATCCACATCCACCAGTTTATTCAGCGGATACATATTTGCTTCAAAGCGGATAGAACCATCTGATTCAATCTGTACAGGTTGCATTTCAACGCGTCCAGTTGACATACCATTCATACGGGATTCCAATACAACACGCAGCATATTTTCATCCAACGGAAGTTTATCCGATTCCAGATAGAAAATTGCTTCGCCGTTGTTGTCTCCCTGGAATAATGACAAAGGCATGCGATAATATGCAACTGCAGAATCCGATGCAGTCGGTTTCATATCTGCATACAGAATGATTCCATTATTGCCAACATCATCCAGATTGAAGAGGAACGTTCCATCCGGCTGTTCAACGGGTTCGTATGGTGTGTAAACATTTGCAGCATTGAAAATCTTGTATGTAATGAATTCGCCATTATCCAAATAGATATTAAAGATAACGGGAGAATCATAACTTCTTCCAATACGATACAACTTTGTTTCACCATATTTTGTCAGAGTCGTTTCGAATGCTTCATATGTGATCATATGCGTAATGCGAGTTGCTGTTTCTTCATTCAATCGCATCTCGTAATAACTCTGCATTTCTCTTCTTCCGAATTTAAATGGGGAATCATCTGGTAATGCTGGGAACAGTGTGATGTCCGTGTCACCAGACACTTTTACTTCATATCCATTCCATTTACCTTCATTACCCCATACATCATCCGAACCAAAGATGCTTTCGAATCCGGTAATCGGCAACATGACAGTCTTGTAGTCACCGGTTTCAGGATCAATGTTTGTATGATCTTCAATCCACAAATCCGTCAGAATCCATTTATTTGCACCAACCTGATTTCTAGTTCTAACGCACAGATATGTTTCTTCTGGATTGAATGGGAGATATTGATCATCTTCGTTCAAGACAAGAATCGGAATCTGCCTGTTATACAAATCAGATGGTTTGTGGAAATAATTCCACATGACTTCTGGGAATTTCGGCGGCTCGATATTTGAACGAAGATACTTTACAAAATCAGATCCACCTAACGATTGATTGCTCTGGTTTGGAATAATAACTGTTGACAGGACATAATAATCATCCTTGTATGTTCGTTTGATTTGAACATATGCCGGAGTACCATGATAGATGCGAGCAGAATCACGGTATACATCCTGATTATTTTCGTATTCAAATTTTGCAGGTATCAATGAAGCGGTTGTCGTTTCATTAATCCATGGATTGAAGTATCCAATTGCAAATGGATCTTTCTGAATTCGAATACCGAATGGATTTGCAAATAAATATTTTGCATCAACATTCACAGCAGTCTCCGCAGTTTCAACTTGATCAGAAGCAATCACAACCAACGGCTTTACGGTATATCGATTCGCTTCCGGGTTATTATAGATCCAGGCCCAACCAGGAGGAATAATGATTTCATTTTTTGAAATGATATTGTCATTATTCTTGAACAGAATTCGATACGGGATCGTTGCATGTAATGTATTCGTGCGGAACACATCACCATTATCATCTGTCAATGCCAAGAATCCACTCCAGATTCTTCCCCATGGATCATCACGACGTTTGAAGAAGAATGGATAAAGAATTCTTTTGAAGAAGAATGTCTTGAACCATTCATAGATGTCATGGTCGGATGAAATCACATTCGCCGTATTGTATGCTTCAATGGTTTCTCGACGCGTCGTTTCTATGGTACCGATGTTTGTTCCGGCCATACTTCCAGACATAATAAATGCTGTCTTCTGGACATTTCCGTTATTGGAGTATTTGTTCGTTGAAGTAATGATCGAAACGGATTCGTCTGTCTTGAATGCGGAGAAATTCGCTGCTTCACCATGACATGTATACACAGTGATTTCAAATGATGAATTCATTTGTGGAACAAAGTATCTGTTACCATTTCTCTGGAATACAAATCTGATTGTATTTGGAGAATCCATGATGTAATGTACATATGCTCCTTGATCCTTTACATCAGAATGCATTGGGAGAATATGATCTCTATCCAGATATTGTGAATTTCCAACACCGTCAATATATTTTACCTCGAATCCGGCAATATGATTCTGGCATGTGATAACAGCGTCTGCATTCGGAATACCGTTTGTCATATTATTCACGACGATATGTTTCTGGCGTGTATATTCAGACATCTTCACAAACAGGTGCAACCATGTACTGGATGTGCGATACAAAATATACGGATTCTTATTGACCGCAATGAAATTATGCTCATCCATATTTGTATACTGAACATTCCATGTTGGGTTATCTGTATCTGTGAATTGAATCAATACATCATAATCTAAAGAATAAACGCTGCCATTCTTCAGATTAATTTTCGTATCTTTATCCAGAATGAATTCCATCAGATTGTTATCCGGATTTTCCACAGCATTCTTTTTGATATCATCTATCTTCAATTCAAGCATGAAGTTACATGCTGATGGTGTTGCAAAAGAATATCCGAGATTGAATATTGCTGCTTCAGCATAAATTGAATCAGATAGTGCTGCTTTTGTGATGAATGATTCATTCAAATAAAATGAAGATGTGAATGCAAGATTTTCAATGACTTGTGACATGTATTCGCTTACAACAGAAAAGAATCCGCTATTCAATACATTGATCGGAATATCATGGAATACTCGCGGCATCAATACGTCAGAAATATACGCTTTGATTTGTGAGTCATCCGAATAGTTATTCAGAATGACATTTGTATCATTTGACGCCATATAATGACCTCCTTATTTTAATTTGAACAATGGGTTGAAAAACCCAAATGTAATGTTCTGCACCTAATATATAGGTGTTCAGAATCATTACATCAACGTTTTATCTGTTGATGTACTATTTATATATTATGGAAGGAGCAAATAACATGAGCATGGATAATGTCCAATTGAAGCAGGAAGATATGCTGAATAATGATGTAGTGTTATCAGACATCAATCCTGTGACGAATACTGCTTCCGTTGATGACTCTGCGACAGGTGAAAAACTCCAAACAACAATTGAGCTGATTTGGAATGCCATCAATAATAAATTGACACGTGTCGTAAATTCTGTGAATGGCAGAACCGGTGTTGTCATTCTGACATCTGAAGATGTTGGTCTCGGTAATGTCGACAACGTTTCGTTCACGGATATCAAACAATGGTTGATTGAAAGACTGGAACAAGCGTTCCGTGATAAGAAACTTTATCTGTTTAATACAATGGATGAAGTCAATGCAATTGTTGATCTGAATGATGAATCATATGCGTGGGCACCATTCTTTGTAGAAGCGCGTGATGGAAGATTAGGAGATGATCAGAAATCATGCATCGGTTTATTCACATGGGATACAACATCATCTCAATTGAGCAAAGAATACATGGAAATCAATACGATTGGTTTTGGTGTATCTCAAGATGTAGGAGGAAGTCCGAGTATCATTTATGACCAGCAGGTTGATAAGAATGGTACCATTATCGATATGCGTGGTGGTGGTATTGCTGTCAACATTCATAAAGATGAAGATGCATTATATATCGATGATTCCGGTATGACCAAATCTTCTCAGGGTCTCCGTATCGATAAATCAAAAGTCACCCCAAGAACATTCCTCATCGATGGTGTATATGGTTATAATGAAACATATAAATGGGTAAAAGTTATCGAAGGATACTTCAATCCAATTGATTCCCTTTTTTATAAAGAATATGATAAAAAGAAGGCTCAATACTCGGGCGTGTATGAAAACGGCGATCCGAATGCTATATATCGAGATAAACGTAAACACACAGACGATTATCCAGATTTCGAACCGAACAAATATTATGCTTCTGAACAGGATGTGATAATTAACGAACCCTTTACAACAGAACCGTTTGACTGGCGAGAAAATTACATGGATTATTATGAGATTGGAACAGATCCATCAAGTCCAACTTATAATCAGATATACCATGTACCTCCTGTTGGAGAAGTATATGCATATGGTTATAAGTATAATGAGAGCACTAATCCACCACGTTGGTCTTTCTATAGACAAATATCATATGATTCGTTATATGGTGAATGGAAAGGCGAACAAATGGCTGATTCTTTTCTTACATGGAATGCGCCAAGATTAACCGATCCGTTATGTGAAATTATAATCGATGGAAGGGTATTTCCTGAAGCACATATAAACAGAGACTGGATCAATGCACATGATGAATTCCGTAAAAACGATATCATTATTTGTGTATTTTCATATGATAAATATGTTAATGAACAAGCATTATTTGGTGGAATCGCAGGATGGGTTGCTGAACATCCTTTGAATAATTTCGTTCCATACGGCATGAACTGGGAATACATGTCTCTTCAACCTGCTGTGGGTACTGTTACACAAATTCCGGTAAATGATGATCCGGCGATTCATTACCGGATAGAATTTAAATCATTGCGGACAAATATTGATGGGTATGGTGTAAAATATATACCAAATCATCAATCAGTATATGATAATCCTGCTGATGTAAACTCTTTTAAAGAAGCAACAAGCCAACTTAGTATAGACGTGACAACATCGCAAACAGATGATGAAACAAGCTTTACCGGTTATGGTAGTAGAAACGTGAGTGGTGTTCAAACAATGTCTAGCGTATTTTCTCCATTGAACGGAGTTCATCCAGACACTGCGGATAATCCAATCAATCTGAACTCTCACACATTTAGTTTGTCAGGAGCGGATAGAGTACGTGATGCAAGAGGTGGTTTGTTTGTATCCACAGACGGATCTATTGCGAATTTCGCTGAAGAATGCTATTCACCAAATAAAGGTAGAGACGGCTGTGAAGCATTTCCAACTTATTATGATCCATTTGCAGAAAAAATAGTGAATCAACCTGGTTATATCGGACATGATAAATATCTGGGTTCAACTTCTGTTCATAATTTTTCATGGTCATCGGTATCTTCGTCTGGTGGCAATTTCCGGTATCCTAATATTGCTGAATATGGATACGGAACGAGATTTCAAAATATGTGGTCTCGATTAACGGTCAATTTGAATAAGATCGTAGGGCATTCTCAATTAAACGCTGCTATTCCCGAAGATGAGGGCGGTCCTACAGTCACTGATATCACCAAAAATCACTTTAGGATTCGTTTTTATAATGCAGCTGGTCTCAAGTTTATACCAGTTAATTCTGCCACTGCAACGAGCACAATCAAAGATCACTTAATTACATCGGCAGAATTAAAGTCATTTGGTATGAATGATGGCCTTGATGCATATGGAAATGACCGAATGATTTTTATCAGAAAAGAATCCGGTGGTCTTTCCGTCAATGTTGGCCGATTCTTGGAGATCAATCCTGTTGTCACATACTCCGCGGAAGAGTATAATGATGGAGGAAAAGTAAACGTTCGTATCGGAAAAGGTTTGAAAGAGGATGTTTACTACAAGGCCGTGAAATTTGACACGTATGAGTATCCAAACGCTTACGATGTTAGCGAAAAAGAATGGGAAGATGATTATGATAATTTTGCTTATCGTGATACATTGGATCCGTTAGATCCAGAAAAGATTGTCGATCTCACAACTGACTGGGTTTCTTTCACGCGAGCAGATCAGAAACCAGACGATTGGGATACGGAATGGTGGAAATATTGGTTTAACCCATATCCATCAGAAAGTTCGATGTTAACAGACCCATATCGAGCTAGTTGGTTCCGTATACCTAAAAACAATCCTCCAGAATTCGTAGCGGGTACATACTATGAAAAGGTACATGATGCATCTCTGGATATTGATGTGTATAATCCATTGACCAAACAACCATATGACTGGGAGACTCGGTGTAATAATTATTATGTAAGCGATTCTCCAGGAGTGTATACTCCTGTCAAACCCGTAGCACCAAAATTTTTACCAGATGAGGCATCGCATCCCTATTTAACATCACCTCATTTTGCAAAACGTGATCGTTTATTTGAATTAAACTTTTTCAATTCTATGCATGATCGATACAAGTTATATCGAAAGGTGCATTCGAATCGCATTGTGACGAATATCGATGAAAAAACACTTCAATTCACAGAAGACGGTAAAGTCAGAGTTTCTGACGATGTAGGTGGTAAAAACATCCGCATTACAGATGCAAGAGGTTGCTATTTTGACACAGCTCCTTCGAAAGCAACCATTGATGATTTTGTTCAACTTGGGACTGGGTTGAAAGTTATTGGCGGAACTTGCCCGAAAGAATATTTCTCAAATAAAGCTTCATTGAAAAATTATATATTGGATACACTTGGTGACAATAGTGGTGCAAACTTAACAATCGCTGATTGTATCGGTGTGTATATTCAAATGAGGTTACGTACAACAGATCCGGATCCATCGTATTATACAGCTGATTTGAACAACGTGGGACCAAGGGGTGTTGGAGCTATTTATTCGCCATTATCAATGACCCCTTCTTCATCATTAGAACTTTCATATGTGAATACATGTTATCATGACATGATGGAAGGTTTTGATCTGGGTAAAAATGCTATGATGGCAGTATATCCAAAACGACAATATCTCCAAGTGACAGGTTCGGCTCTAAAAGATAGGATAGCTGGTATACTTGACACAGCAACGTATAAAACAAATTATTTCGAATTATTCACTGCTGTAAAAAGCCACTATTCTCTCGGCATATCATTTGATGAATCTGATAGTGCTTCAATGATTCGTGCCAAATTCACCGCTTATTTTTCGAATCCAATTATACTGAAATATTTCTCTGATGACGAATTTCCATTAGACTGGTTATTCAATGAATATGTTGCAATGTTGGCTGCTGCGCCAGAAGGTGGTGATACACCAACTCCTACACCAACGCCAACAAGCTATGAACTTGTACATCCAGCTGCTCCGACGTTTGCAACGGGTACATACTATTTGTATGATGATCAAACACAAACGTATTCGTTGAGAGATCCTGATGAAGAACCTTCTGATTGGGATACATCATATGTGAATTACTACACGAGAAGTGGCTCATCTGAACCGTACACATATACACAAGTCACAGGTGAACCGAGTGATTGGAAGACTGACTTTGGCACATATTACACACAAGACACTGTTGACACAAGTGTGTATAATCCTGTCGAGGGCGTTGCTCCTGTGTTTGAACAGAACAAATATTATTCGGAAGAAAGTTTTGATTCATTCCCTCCGACAGCATTGAGTACACAACCGGATGATTGGGAAACAAATTATATGGATTATTATATTTTTAAACGTGTCGGACTTCTTCAATTTGATTTCGTTCATGTTGAAGGTGATGCACCAGCATTCGAGGATAACAAATATTATCGAGCAATTTATACGGGGTGATATTAGATGAATGAGATTACAGTCTCTTTGAATTCTGATCTGAGATTCAATGAAAACAAGATTTCGATCAATCGCAACAGTTCATCCGATAATGCTTTCGAAGTAAAGTCCGATGGTATTTACGTTAGCAAATCGGGTGGAGGAACCATGGACGGTTTCATTGACAAGGATTATGGTATGTTCCGTATCGGATATGGCAGTGGATATGTTAACCCAGGTACACCATTTGATCAACCTGGACGTGTTTCGGCGCATAATTGCGTTCACAAAACATTCACCATGAAAGAAAATAGTCACGTACCAGCATACAGAGAAGAGATTGATTGTTATAAACCGGGGGATTTTGTCCGAATCCCCCGGGGAAACAATCAATACGAATATTTCATTATAACAGCAACAACCCTTGGAAGCGAGGACAATGCTCGTTTAGGAAATTCAATAAGTCTCATGGCATCATTAGGAACTTGGTGAGGTGATGATATGGTTACGATAACATATGATTTTGACCCGAGTTGTTTTATTCCGTCAACCATGACCGTTAGGGTTTCATCAGATTCTACCAATGCCGTATACATCGATGAACATGGACAAATTGCGCTAAGAGATATTTCTGGAAGCATCAATCAACGAAATACTCCGGGTGATGGATTCGATGGAGAATTCGGAAAACCACTCCCTGTATTGCGCTTCAATAGCACAGTTTCCAGAAAAGTATCTGGTGATCCAACACCATCGAATGAAGGCGTTTGTATTCCTGACATGCTTGCTGGGTATTGGGCTTCCAAGGGTCTTGATCCGGATTGAGAATGGTGGTGATATAATGTTTACAATTAATATGTCACTCGGAAAGGGCTTGAAAACGACTGATGGTAAAATCACGTTGGATTTTGCAAACAGTGTTCCTGTGACAAAAACGAATGGAGTATTCATCGATAAGAGTCAGATCGGTAGTGAAGGTGTATCTGAGGGAATGGAAGGTTGCATTGATAATTATACCGTGAAAAAGATCGGTATTGATACAAATGGTCATGCAAATTTGGCGGCCAATCCGGATGTCATTCCAATGATATATACGATGGGTCGACAAAAACGGACAACCATTCCTGCAACATCAGGTACATATTTCAATGGTATGGACAGTACACACAACAAAACCATTGAAGATATTATCGATGAATTGAATACCCTTTCAGACTATCCGGCAAGTCAGGCATCAGGTACAACGATGTATCGACTTACACCAGGAGATCTGTTCCAACTTCGCGAAACATCACGGCCGGTTGACAGAAATAATTCAGTTTACGGGTGGTGGATTGCATTGGATGATTTGAACCGATATGAGAATGATGTGATAAAAGCGATGTTCCATGTCAATGAAGCCGAATACAATCATCCATCTATATCAAATTATTTGATGAAGCTGTCATTGCGTTGTATATGGATTGCTGAAGATATTCCACAATCATTTACTGTAGGAACCATATATACCGGATATGGTAAACAGAATACAGCTCATCCTCGGACATAATTTTTTTATTATAAAATGAAAGGAAGCGATTTTGTGAATCAGGAAATTAATCTGGTAGATCATGCTGGATTCAAAGATGAAACACAATACACGGAACCCAAACACTATCTGAAAGGTGTTGTTGAAATTTCCAGACGAAATAAAACAACTGGCGAAACACAGTTTGTTCATCGTGGAAATAACATCATTCCGATCTCCGGTTATCAATGGATTCTGATGAAGATGTTTGGTTTGTATCTTGATGCACCACATCACGTTTCATACGAACAGCTCGACCAAGATACGAATCTGGTGATTCCGGAATTAAACCAAACTTCTTCTACAAGAAACGGAATGGGAATCGGTGTTGATCCAAATAATTACTCATTGATGGGTGAGAACATTTCGTCTGATCATATCTGTCAAGGATTCATGGTCGGTAATGGTGGCGCTGGAGAAGATCAGCTTACAACAAAGAATACGGACTATTCTTTCATCAATCTGAGAAATCCGATTCCATTCTTACAGACACAAGATCATCTGACTGGTGAAGATGCCGCAATGTATACCGGAAGACTTCGCACAGGTTCTTCTGGTTATACCTATTCTTATTATATCAAGAAATTCTCCGAAGTCCCTCACATCTATCACAGCTGGTGGAAAGATGGACAGAAGTGGGATTATGTTGATCCTGTAACTCCATCTGATCTCGGACCGGATGCAACGGATGGTGCTCCAAAGACAAATCGTATCGAGACATATGTTGAATGCAAACTCGTATTGTCCGAAGATGATTTCCAGGCATATTTCGCAAATGCAAACAATAGCCAAACACCAGCAATCAATGAGCTTGGTCTGGTTGCATTTGACACAACGCTGAACGGCGTTCGTTCCATCTACCTTGAGATGTATCGGATGTATGTAAAACCGCTTATTTCGATTCTTTTCAAGAGTGGCGAATTGACAGAAACCGATAAGGGATATCTGAGAATCCTTGCAACGAATATCACATCGATCATTTCAAACCAAGATCAGGTATATCGTGAGCAAGAAAATATTGCATCACTGTATACATTGTGTGTGGCAATTCAGGCGGATCAAGCATTCCCTGTGGAGAATATTCAGGAATATCAGGCAACACTCGGAAGCGAAGAGTGTCTGAGCGTTATTGCATACTATAATCAGTATGGTGAATATTCGCATGAAGTCGATCAGTTCAAAACAATTGTTACGACTGATGAGACTTTCGACACATCTGAGCCGGATGAAGCACAGCGAATTAAGTTGGTTACGTATTATACATTCAAATCAATTCCGATTGAAGAGAATTGGGAGACGTTAATCAATTACAGAATCTATGCAAACTAATGGAGGTCTGGGATGGATACCAATCAGAAAAATGTGACTGATATGTTACAGACAGCAAATGCACGATCAAAAGCAACAATCGCCTCTGTGATCAATACTGTACAAACAGTGAGATGGAAGCATGTTGCTTTTGTCATCCCTGTCGTTCCGGAGCCATCCCATCGACCCAGATTGAATAAGAATCGTATTTATGTTCCTGGAGCTGCAAAGCATCAACGGTATTTTGACCGTATGATTCGTCCAACGTTGAATGGATTATTCATTTCGACACCATGCAAGATTTCAACGGATATTTATATTCCGACCCCGAAATCATTTACGTTTGTACAACGTGTATTGGCCGAAATGAAGATCCTTCGACCTTGGGTGAACTGTGGAGATGTTGATAACTTCGAGAAAGCATTATATGATCAGATTCAACCAAATGAACATCGTGGTCATGTCGGGATTATGGCCAACGACTCATTGATTATTGATGCTGACACACATAAATACTATTCGCAAACACCTCGTTATGAAGTGAAGATTTCATATATGGGTAAAATGCCTCCGGAGTTGAAAAAGATTCTACGAATCAGAGATTTCTAATATCATACGAAAGGGGTATGTCATATGCCTGATAAAAATCAGACAAAAACGACTGAGGAAAAAGAATCCGGTGGATTCTCGAAAAGCCTTAATGAACTGAATAAATCTGGAGAAGATTTCGGCAAAGCTTTTGGTGATCTCAGAAAAAATACCGGAGAGCTGGGTGGTAATGCCGGTGCTCTCGGTGGAACTGTTGGTGCTATTGCATCAGGAGCACTTCGCAAGACTTCCGCAAATGCTGGTGGCTATGATTATGCCAAAACAGTTATCGGACGTGCTTCAAAGAATACGTTCGAGTTCCCGGTATTCATGTCCTCATCCGTTCCGATGGATTATGCGACTGCTGTTAATTCATTGCTCGAACAGATTTATGCTTCTTATCTGCAAATGGCGATTTCCATGCAGCCTGTCATCAGTTACAGAGAAGCGGAAAATGGTCCGTTTGATGCAATGAAGACAAACGTAACAAAGTATCTGGAGTACACAACTTCTGAATGGGCTCATGATGCTTGTGAGAATCATATTGTTACAGAAGCTTCTGAAGCAGAGTTCCATATGATCAATATCACTGAAAAAGATGCAGCCATCATTCAGGAAGCTCTGGATTATGTGCCGTTGTCTGAATTCGATCATTTCTTCCAGGAAGCTGGTAATTATCGTAGACTTCGTGAACAGCAGATGCGCGATGAACATGACAAAGCGGAACGCGAAAAGCAAAAGGACCTTCGTCAGAAGTTGAAAGACAAGAAGGATGAAGAAGATCGCGACGCAAAAAGAACACGTGATGAAGCTGAAGAATCCCGCAAGGAAGCAAAAGAAAAACGTGAAGTCGAGAAAGCCACACGTGAAAAAGCGGAAGAATCTCGTAAGGCAGCAAAAGAAAAACGCGATATCGATCAATACGAACGTGATAAAAATTCTCAAGCGATTCTTGATAAACAGCGTGTCGGACAATCCAATCGCGATTTCGAGAAGCATGCAATGGATATGAAGGTCAAAGCACCTCAGTTGATGGATGAAACCAAGATTCAGAAACTGAATACCATGAAACCTTTGATGATGACAGCAAGTCTCAAAATCAAGGATAAGAATGGCGCAATATCCAATGCTGTTGATTACGTCGTTGGTGTTAAGACACACTGTCGTGTTGTTCCTGCCGATATTCTTCCGGATGTTGTAAAGTATCCTCAAAAGGAAATGAATCGCCTTACACACAAAGCAAAATGGCGCGCAGGCGAAATCAAGTTCCTTGATTACTTCTTCAACCGCAATGCAAAGAAGCAGGCGGCATATGATTCCAAAGATCCAAACAGACGTTGGTATCATCGTCTCTATACCCTTGCACATTCCAAGGGTTCTTCTGCTCTTGCAAGAAAAATCAGTGGTTCTAAATCACCTGATGGATTAATTCCGAATGTCACAATGGTTATGACAAAAGCCGATGTGGATATGATCGAATCCGAAACCAGTATTGATTTGCTCAAGGGCTCTGCAGCAAGAAGTTTCTGTAAAGAACTTTTCTTGATCTGTCTGATCGTTCTGGATACTGATGCACAGTCTATCAAGATCCTTCTTCCGGATATCAATAACGATTATGAAGTACACTCGTTTGCTTCTGTCAATAAACAGCTTGCCACATTGGATACTGCCGGAGATGTATCTCGTGAAGTCAGTAAACTGATGCGTGGAAGATAATAAGTGAGGTGATATAGAATGTTGAAATCAAAGAAGCAAACTCAAAAAGAATTGGATGCTGCGATGCTTTCGCTGAACACAGTTCTTCGTGAGTTGTATACCAATAAGAGCAGTGATGAATTCAAGATGAAAGGTGATATCACGAAGTCATCATCTTATCATTCGATTGAAACAATGATTGCCGATCTTTCATCGTTAAAGGGTTACAATCAGAATGACGCTGCTGATCTCAAGCAGTTGTTCACGACACTTCATCGTCCGATCTTCAAGACCATGGTGAAGGAATACATCATGGAACCGAATGATCGAAACACTGTGTTCACTGCGACATTCACCATGGGTTATCGTCTTTTAACCGGTGAACTGGCAAGAATCTTCTCTTCTACGGAGTCTACTCCGAAGGGTATTGTTTACAAGCCCGATAAGAATTCTCGTAAGAAAGATGCTTCCAAGATGATCAAAATGTTCAATGCTGATCTGGAGAGGAAGCTTGACAGCTATGTCAAGAGTCAGTCGATCGGTAATGATGATAAGCCTGTGAATGAATCATACCTGACAGAAATCCTGAAAGGTCGTCCAGAAGAACCGTCTGATGAAACTGTTCAGGAGGGCGTTGGTGCAATCGTGGCAAAAGGAGCTTCAGGTATTGCTGGAGCACTCGCAAAAGGTGCAGCTGCAATTGCTCCGACTGCAACAAATATTGGCATCATCTCTGCATCTGTCGGAATGTTGGCCGGTTTGTTTGCAGGTATTCACAGTATCTTCAGAGGTTTGAACCCGGTTGCTGATGTCAACTATCTTTTCATGAATTCTTATGAAAAGAAAATCAGTAAACTGAGTGCTGTCGCAGCAATGTATGAAGAAACCAAGAAAGCTTATGAGGAATACATGAAGATTCCGGAAGCAAAACGTCAGAAGAAGGTTGAAAGCAAGTATATCCAGAATATGGAGAAATATAATATTACGATGCAAAACCTTGCTGCTGAAATCGAGCATTTCAATCAACGTGCGGAAAAAGAATCCCAGGAACATGCAAAAGATGTTAAAGACAAGCTCCCTGACGATTCTTCAAATCCGCAGGGAGGTGATTCTGGAAACGGCTCCGATAATCCGGATGACGATTTCCAGTTCTAATGTGTAATATAGATGGAGGGGCGAAAGCCCCTCCATCATTTTATTACTTTTATACACATATATATTTTATATGTAGAAAGGAGTTCGATATCGTTCAGAAATGAAGTGAATCACTTATGACGAATCAAACACAAATATTGGCCGCGTCGGATTACAGCGACGCGACCAACAATGTGTCGGTCATTATGACCGATCCGTATGAGATGTTGCATTCGTACTTCGAGAGAGTATTGAATCCATCCATACATTCACAAAAGATCTTATGCGTGCCGATGATTCTGAACAGATGAGTCGGTTCGTACGATAAGATCCACCTATGTATGTATCATTGATGATGGGCCCGAACCATCAATGGGTATCAATGATACATACATTTTTGTATTGGTTACACTACCAATTATATTATGGAAAGGAGGTTACTTGTTTGAAAATACAATATATTGTAGATGATCTCGCAAATGTATTAACGGAATATTATATGAAACTCCGTAATATAAATGTGAACGACACGAAACGTACGATTATGAAGCTTCATATGAAACAAGCAATCTCCGATACATACAAATACCTGTATGAACCTGTGGAAGAGGTATGGATGATCGACGTATTATACCATATGAATTTACACACATATGAACTAAATCATGATGTGGATTATGATCGTATTGAAATAGATACTATTATACAAGACATTCGTGAAAAGCTTGATATCATTCTAAATGAATTGGGCGATACTATAAATAATAGCGATGACATCATAATCATCCGTTGTGTACCATTTGATGGTTTCTCAATATCCACGCGAGACATTACACAATTATTGGATTTAGATTGTGATGTTATCAGAAAATGAAAAGAGGTGAATCATATGTCACGTTCCATTCGAATCATGGATGACAATCAGCAACTGATTGGTGAGCTGATGACTGCGTCAAACACTGATATTCTTGCATACATTGCAAAGGGTTTAAAAGTGTATGATAAGAAAACTGGTGAGATGATCACAGAATCGGCAATGACAGAAGAGCTCGGTGTTTCTGATGGTGGAATCATCATGGAAGCGTAATTTTTTTTTGTCATTCACACATATATACTTACGATGTATAATCGGGAAAGACTCGGTTGTATATAAAATCTATTCTTTCATAAGGAGGAAAAAACTATGGCAACCAACAAACCTAGTTCACTGTCTGCATTCCATGCATACTGCAAAGAAAAGGAGAACACTCTCTTTCAGAATGCTCTTCGTGAATCTTACAAAGTGAACGCCAAGAAGCTTGGTTATCCGAGCAAGGATGAAATCGGCATCGTCGATAATGCTGTCATGGATGGTTCTCACATCGCTGAGGTGATTCCGACGCTGATTTCGAACTACATGCATGATGAAAAGCGTGCATTCGATCTTCCGGCTCCGGATAAGAAGACTGCTCCGGCAACCATCAAAGTTGTTGCAGTTCCGGAAAAGACCAAGACAGGTACTGTCATGCTTGGTGACAAGAAGGGTCAGACCTATACCTCTACTGTCAAAGCGCATGAAGAGTACAAGGTCAAGTCTCGTACCAAGGATTTCAAGAAGTGAGTTAAGGGTTCCTCGCTTTTTGGATAAAGATCTGACATGTTGAATACAATGGGGCTTCGGCCCCATTGTATTCCACTCACTTTGGAGGTAATTGAAATGGAAGAAACCAAAATCGTTTTCAAATCCCCATGTACAAATTGTTTATGCAAAAGATGTGTAGATTGTACACAAGAACATTGTGATGATTGTGAAGCATTGAGTCCAATTCATGAATGTGATGGATTCAAATCACACACGATCAATGATCTTCGTGATGAATTGTGGCAATTCATTCATGCGGTCATGGTTGATGAAGTTGAAGCAAGTAAAGAAAAGAGAGAACTGAAATATCCGGAATATGCTGGTATGCGATCTATTTCTGTAAAATTCGAGAATTTGACTCAGTACGCGACTTCTATTAAACTTTACAGTGATTCTAGAATCCGATTCTCTATTATCATAAATTCAAATGAAGACGGCAGTGAATGGTGGTTCACAAAGCCGAGAACAAACAAACGAAACATCGATGAAATACCAGATCTCGAAACTCCACAGAAGCAACATTTTATGAATAAAATCATTGGCATCATCGAAAAGTATATTGGTTGCTCATATGATGAACGTATCAAACGTACAGAACTACAGACGACATTCAAACAAACGAAGGGGAATTGATATGATCTTCAATTTTCAAAATAAAGAATGTCTCACCGAGTTATTATATTACTCGATTATCAATAGAATCATTGTTAAAATGATTCCGCCGAAAACATCAAACAATTTCAGATTAGCATCCATTAATGACATATATAATCATGACGACACATATGTCAAAAAAGGAATGCTTCTGTATAAGAATGAAACAAAAGATCCCAAAAATCTGCAACCAATTTTATCCATATGCATGGATGAAGAACGTGTTTGTGTTTCCATGACTGGTATCGCGGAAAATCTCGGAATTGTCATCGAGACTGTCGATGACGGAATTGGTGTTGACTTTAAGGGTATAGAAGATCCGGAGCTAAAAAGTGATGAAAGAAATGCTGCCGAATTCATATATGATATCGTCAAAGCCGCGTTGACAGAGCTTGCGGAACATTTCTAAACATATTACTCCGAGATAAGTCTCATAAGGGACTAATACATCAAAGGAGTGAAAAATATGTTAAAGAAATTCAAACCTCGGTTCACAAAACCGGAACGTGGAAACCCATTCTACAACACAATCACCAATGGAGGGTACTCAACTGCCATTGTTGGTTGTCCAACCGATCCGGATTGTAATGTGCTCGCGAACTGTGTTGGGTATGCTTTCGGCAGATTCAACGAGATTTCCAACAATACAAAGATGACTTTGTTGGAACCTCGGAATGCTGAAAAGTTCTACGACATTGCACTTGCACAAGGTTTGACTGTTGACCAGAAACCGAGAATTGGTTCTGTTATGGTATGGCAGAAAGGACCGACACGTGATCCATCTGGAAAAGATGGTGCGGGACATGTTGCTGTTGTCGAGCAAGTCGTCAGTGAAACAGAAGTCATCACATCCGAATCCGGTTATGGTTGTGCATCACCTTTCTGGACACAGACCAGAAAGAAAGCAGATGGAAACTGGGGAGCTGGTGGTGATTACAAGTTCCTTGGATTTATTCATCATCCGGAAATCGATGCAAATACGCAAATCGATACTGGTGGAGACACACCTGTACAACCGTATCTGGTAATGCTGACTGCAGGCACTCCGATTTATTCCATCAATGGAAAAGTTGTTGTTCAGGTTGGAACAATCACACAGACAACGAAATACACGATCGTTGACGAAACTGTTATCGACGATAAGAAGTATGGTAAGTTGAAGTCTGGAGCCGGATGGGTAATTCTCGGAGAAGAACCTGCACCCACACCTCCGTCTACTTTGAAAGAGGGAGACAGTGGCGATGATGTCAAGAAACTCCAAGAGAAATTGATATCACTCGGATTCATGTCCAAGGGTGAGAACGATGGTGTTTATGGAAAACTCACATTCTCCGGTGTTGCTGGATATCAGCTGAAGAGTGGTCTGAAAGCAGACGGTGTTGCTGGACCTGCAACATTGAAATCTCTGAATCTGATTTAATGAAAATGATATGTGGGGGCTTTCGCCCCCACATTCATCTTTATTTTTTTTTATGTCAGTAATCCAGCAAGTTGTTGTATTACCAGATCATCCATATATGTGAATTCGTCATCGTCGTCTTCCAAATAATCGGGTAGTTCATCAAATATCTGACCAACCAATTCCTGAATATGTGGGACTTCAATGTTGTAATCATTCACAAGTAAATCATCAATATATTCCAATACAGATGTCTCTGTGTATTGTGTATATTGATTAACGATTACTGGTGGTTGAGCATATTCATCATACATTGGATAATCGATAAGCGGATTTGCATCCAATGGAGGAATATACATCGGAGAAACAAACTGAGAACCATTTGAATTATTCAATGAATTCATGAATGCATTCATAGGTGCGGGATCATAAAATTCAGGAACAAAACCAACATCTGGTGCATCACCACTACCACGGAGTTGTTTATAATAATTCTCTGCAGCGGTATGGCGATCATTGATACCGGACATTCCCATCCATGGGTATGCCCTTGCAACAGCTTCATCAGAATTATATCCTGTACCTGCTTCATATCTCCATAAGAACCATTGGTTTGCCTCTGTCGGTGTTCTTGAATTGGATATCTTCTGGAACAAAGAAACATTGCCAACCTTAGACTTTTTCAATGTGTTTGTAACAGAGTCAAGTTGTGCACCAACGTCAGCAATTGATTTACCTTTCTCAACAGAATTCTCATACAATTCTTTCTTCAAATTCGAAGATGTGAATTGTGTCAAACCATAACCAACAGCTTCACCAGGAGTTTGTCCAGATCTACATGTTGCGTATCTACCATAGATGAAGTTCTTCTTTGATTCTTGCTTGCTATCTACTTTCGATGTATATTGTTCATCGGTCAATCCGAATTGCGAGTTGTAGCTATCTTCCAAGTTATTCGGTTTCAATCCGGATTCGTATTTCATACATCCCATCATACCAGCAGCACCAGGACCAGACATGCCTTTGTTTTTGGTCATGTAATTGTAGATCTGTGCTTCAACGGTATTTCCTGATATCTTTGATGATGATGACTTTGTACTCTTTTTGGATTTACTACTACTCTTCTTCGTTGTAGTTTTCTTTTTGGTTTTCTTTTTTCCACTTGTAACTTTTACATTTGATCTGGTTCCTGTTGTCTTAACACTCTTGGCATTACCAACGAATCGGACACCAAATGCCATCGGAGCACCGGTAATAGCACCAGTCTGTTTGTCGTAATAATGTCCTTCTGATTGGATGGATGGTGAGCTGGCTGGAGGTACTTCATTATTCTCCAGATAATATTCTGCCAAACGGACTGAATTCGCCATGGAGTCATTACGACCGCCATTGAATCCTAACCATTGTCCACTACCTTTGAATATTGGCTGATGTCCATGCACGTTTGTACCACGACCTGCAAACCAAATATCACCAGGTTGGACGCCATCTGACGGATATATGATTTTCCAATCTTTAGATTTCTTTCCGTTTTTGTCAAAGATGTTTGGTCTTCCGTCACTGTTGTCCATACCCCATGATTCTGAACCACCACCGATTGTTGCACGCATGAAATCATTTCCTTGGTAGGTTGATGTATATGCTTTTCCACCGGAAGGAAGATAATAACCCATACGTTTTACAATTGCTGCCATCATAGACATACAAAATGTGCACGAGATTTTGTCAATTACAAAACCATCAGGGAATTTGATTCCATTCAATAATGAAGTACCGTTCCACAATAACGGTTTCTTATTGTTTGCAATCCAGGAATAATAGAAGACTTCCGCACCTGCACGTATTGGATCCATCTTTGCAGACGTATATTTTCCATTCTTCGCAGCTTTTGCTGTTACAGTTTTTCTCTTACCAGATGACTTCTTGGAAGATGATGATTTACCAGAAGACCTACCAGAAGATTTGCCACCTTTACCGACATAACGGATTGTACGAACAGCACCGTCACTGACACCCATTGCCCAGTACCATGGAATATCCTTTTCTCCATTCAGATAAGCCTTTGCAGCTTTACCAGATTGAACAAGATTTCTAGTACCACCTGCATCAAGACCCTGTAAACTATTTGGATTTGATACAACAATTGGCAATGAGATATGACCGCCACTCGAAGTAATATCACCTGGCTGCATATCATTTGCACTTGTGGGTTTGACAATCCAGTCTTTGGAAAGTTTTGTACATTCTTTATCATCATAAATGAAGTTGTTCTCCAATGGGCTTCTTGCAATTGTATTATGACAAACCCATGGTTCATCCTTCATGTGATATCCGAATGCAGTAATCGACGCTGTCACCATACCAGAACAGTCTGTACGAGCTGTAACAGATTGACCATCTCTGGTTGTGAATGTGGTGTATCCGGAGTTATTATAAGTCGGATATCCATTTTTTGCATCATAATAACCTTCGAACACTTTTGCTGCTGTTTCGATCCACGCATTTGTTCCACCCTTTGATGTCGTTCTTGTATTCGAAACTTTTCCTTTTCTGGTGTTGCCTGTTGAACGCAAAGTGGATGTTCTCGTACCGGCAGCGGTCCTCTTTGTTGAAACGCGTTTTCCTCCTGCACGTCTGTTGTTAGACGAAGATCCACCCTTTCCTCCAAGGAATCTCCAGATCTTCCTCATGGCAGGCATGCCACCATTTGTAACCCATGGGATATTTTTGTCACCTTTTAAATATGCCACAGCGGCAGCTGGCGATTGTCCTATGCCACTACCACCATCAAGTCCCTTTGGACTTGTTGTCAAATCAACGATAGGCATTGTCAAGTGTCCACTTAATTGTCCAGGGGGAGGAGGAAATGCGGTAATATCACCAGGTTCCAATTTCGATTGCGCATAATCAAGAACCATCCAGTCTTTAGATGGTGTTGTAGCATTCTCAGAATCGTAGATCAATGTATTCTTTGTCTGTATACCCCATGTACCAGAACGAATACCTTCATCACCAGGATTGACTCCATTTACTTTCAAAACGTATCCGAGTTCTTGAATCGCTGCAGACATTGTACCAGAACAGTCCGGACGAATCTTTCTTGTATGACCAGATCGTGTTGTGATTGGTTTATCCCACACCAAGTTGCTGTATGTCAATGCAGGATTTGTCTTTTGATACGCTTCAAAGATTTCTGCCGCAGAACGAATCAGATCTTCTTTTCCACCAGTAGCGTTGCGTAAACGAGATTTACTCGATTTTACTCTTCGACGACCACCCTTTGGACCAACATAACGGATGACAATACCTTGATTGTAACCGTCTGCCGACATCGTTGCGACTTCAGAATCAGTCATGGATGGATCTTCATCCGGCATACATCCATGCGATAAATAATATTTAGCAAGTTTAAGGCTACGTGCTTCCTGTTGATTATCTCCGAGCGGGTTACTACCATTGAAACCATACCAGTTACCATTCCAACAATATGCTGCCATGTGGGCATGCCATGCCAGAGTATCATCATGACAGTTTATTGCCTGAGATGGTAATGAAATATCACCTGGTTGATAGTCACTTGGGTTCTTAAGAATAACCCAATCTTCAGATTTTGTTCCATCTCGATTAAAAATATTCGGATGTCCATCGGCGTTTTCAAGACCCCAACCGTTGTTCTTTCCGTTTGCAGAAATCATTCCGACATCACCTTGATACGTGTCGGTATATGGCTTACCACCAGACGGAAGATAATAACCCATACGTTTCACGATTGCTGCCTGTGTACCAGTACACATCATAGAAACTTGGTCGATTGTAAAGCCATCATCAAATGTAACATTACTGATCCATGCACCATGTGCTGAACTGGTAGCATGATCCTTAGCAGCTTTTTCGATTGCAACGAATGTTTCTGCGGCTGCTGTCAGAATGTCACCAGCTTCTCCAGTGTAATAGTATCCGTCTTCATCATAGTATTCATCATCACCATAATCAAGTGAATCAAACCAGTTACCCATGATTTGTTCGAAGTCACCATACTTGACCTCATCTGCAGCAGATGATGAAGATTTCATGAAGGATGACATAATACCGTCTTCATTCATCGCATCATTGATAACAGATGTTGCACCAGCGTCTGAACCATCAGCAATTGATTTTACTTTGGTTAATACTTCTTCTTTTGCTGCTTGTGCCCAATACTTCATCTTTTCCTTCTCATATCTTTGACGATATGATTGATCAGATTCTTCATGGAACTGACTTTTTCCTTGGGCATTCTTGAATAATTCGAAAGCTCTATCATCGATTTTCTTCTGTTCCTCTTCTGTCAAACCAGAAGCATCGATTACAGCTTGATTGAAATCTTCTTTTCCTTTCGCTTTCTCGAGTTTTGTTTCCAGGTCATCCGATCCTGCTGAAGTAAACATGGAGATGATACCAGTTCCAATACTCTTCAAACGGGACAACGATTCCTGAACATCCTCGTCAAATTTGTATGGTGCCTTCTCATCACCGGAACCAATTATACCCTCCATCGGTGAACCATGATATTCTTCCGGTTGTGCAACCTTTTTGTTCAATTCCTTTTCTGCGGAATCAGGATTTCCTTCAGCTTCAGCAACTGTTGTAAGTGTTCCTATCATATGTCCAGCCAATTCGACACTCTTCTGCATACCGGACTTTATGTTCTGAGCACCCGACGTGGTCATGTTCTTGCCCATATCAAATAATTTCTTACCTGTCTCAATTGTACTGTCACTATGAGCAAACCATTTTACCAGAACACCGACAGCAATTAAATTTGCTCCAATTCCAGTAATGATAACACCCATGCCTACTTGAACAATTCCCATGATAATCTCGAGCGTATTTCCGATTACTTGCAAGATAGGTACGATGACTGTTTGAAGAACTGCTGTGAGAGGAACGATCAGAATGTCAACCAATCCTGTTATCATTTCTAAGATTGGTTCAAGGACCTTCATAATCTGTTCAAGCAACGGACCGATCGTCTCTAGTATCGGTTTTATAAATTCGATAACAGTTTCTGCGATTTGAACGATATAATCCATAATTTGTCTTAATACATTTGCCACTGTTTTCATGAGTGGTTTAATTGCCTTATACAAACTCTGGAAAGCTTTGTTCAAAGGCTGTAAAGCTGTTTTCAAAACTTTCATTCCGAGATCCATGATTTTCTTGACAGCGGTCAATGACATTACAACCGTCAAAACAGCCTTTGCAATTCCTGCAAGAATACTCGTAATTCCTCCAAGAATCTTACCAAGATCAAATCCCAAACCCTTTGTCTTTTTTGTTGCTTTTTTCTTCTTTGCAGCTTCTTGTTTTTGGCGTTCATCCGCTTCAGCTTCAGCAACACCGCCAAACCATTTCGAGATCGATGAAGCCAGATCATCGAGAGCTTTCACAAATGAAGCAAACACTGATGTTGCATACGGCTGCTTCAATAAATCATTAACAGCATCAGACTTTTGATCAGCCAATGATGATGCAACGATTTTTGAATGTGAACCGATCTTCTTATCAAACGCATCAACAAATCCTTGGCCGAATTCAGTCTTTGATAATGATTCTTTCAATTTATCAAATGCTTTCGACGATTTCTTTGTTGATGATTGTCTTGATTGTAATGCGGACTCATCCAATGATTCCATTGTAGGTGTATCAGAAGACTCTTTCGATTTACCAAATCGATCTTTGATTCTTTCTCCAATACCTTTGAATCCTTCCATCATGACTTCTTTTCCACGTTTGATTTGATTCAAAGATTCTTTCAATTGATTTGTGACGATATTCACTTTTGATGTCAAGAAAGATTTAATACCGGAGATTGCTCCAGAGAGAAATGTCTTTGCAAGACCGAAAACAAATAGGAGAGATTTTCCTAATAATGATTGTGGTTGTTTCTTTCGTTTTCCTCTAGAAATAACACCATCAACGGTTTTCTTCAGTCTTGCTTTTTGTTTTGGATCATGGACGTCTTCAATTCGTGCTTGAAGTTTCACTTCATCTTCTTCTGAAGCTCCTTCAACTTGTTCACTTGCTTTCAGACTTGCCATGACCTCATTTGTTTTTTCTGAATCTTCTTCTTTGTCAGATAACATGTCTTTCACGCCATCTGTCATAGAATCGACAAGCATTTTTGCATCTGTCTTTAATTTTGCTTTTTCTTTGTTTACCAACGTTTTTACAGGATTATTTATCAATGGACTTGATGCAGGAAGTGACATTGTTCCGGATGCGATATCAATGATTGGAATATCCATGACACCAACATCAGGCATTGGTGTCTGTGCTTTTGGTTCTTTTGGTTTATCCAAGGTCATGTTATAAACATTAATGCCTTTATTCAAACGCGTAAAGATATCATTGATAATCACCTGTATATCGACAGAACGAGAAAGAATCGATGTACCCATTGATTCTGTATTGGCTCGTTCTAATTGTGCATAGAAGTCTTCATATCCATTAATCTTCTTATCGTAATTCTTCAGATCATCTATAGAAAGAGAAGCTTTATCGATAACACCTTCATTGACCAATTGACGTAAAGTCTTTCCATCGTATTCGAAGCGTTTGGAATCTTGTGATAAACGTAATCTCAAACGTCTATCAAATGCTTCTTGTGTCAGAACCATTCGTTCCGTTCCATCCATAACACCAGCTTGCTTAATTCCCGCCACATCCAATTTATGTAAACAAGAATTAACTGAAGTCACGAATTGTTCACGATAGGCTTTATTCAATTGAAGCTTTGTGGATATAATGTCAATGATATTTTCCCAATATTCTTTGTTATGACCTTTTTCTTCACAGAGAATTTTGACAACGTGATCATATATAACAGGATCACCACCGTTTGCAATATCACTTGCTTTCAGATTGTTATCTGTACTGCGATACATGATATACACATATTGTGATATAATTGCACGTTGGACTTCCTTTACATCTGCAGAACGAAGTTCGGGTTCTTTTTGTTTTGATTGATTTGTGATATCATTGATATGAACATCTCTGATATTTGAGATATTGAATGTCACATCAATCACACGCTCGAATTTATTTGACGTATCTGTCGTCAAATTACCATGTCCATTGATTGCAAGGTTCTTTCCTGTCAATGCCGTTGTGATTGCACGTAAATACCCAGGAATTATATTCACAATTGTTTTTCGTGTCATTCCATCGAATATAGCTGGGTCTTTTGTATATTCATTATTGATGTATCTGGAATAATCTGTATTTCCCCGATCATTCAGATTAAAGAACTTTTTCACAGCAGGAATATTAAGAAACTTTGTCAAGATATTGTTTTGAAAAGCTTGGATCTTGTCCGAAATCATCCGGTCTAGTTCACCAAGTTTCGTACTTTGTAAAATGCTTCTCGCAGTGTGCTTTGCAACACCAGACTGATTCTGTTTGAAATAATTCATCAAACTATTCACAGATAATTGGCCTTGATTATTGTAGATACTGTTATTTGCAATCTGTCTTAATCTGTCATTTTCACTTTTATTATATTCAATCAATACATCCAAACGTTTTGAAATTTGATTCACCAAATCATTTGTTGTTTGTAATCTGGTGATAATCTCGGATGTACGGATATTGATATTCGTTATAATTTCAGATGAGGTTATGAGCTTTGCGTCTAATTTCTTCTTCTCAATGTCATATCGTGCTTTAGACTTTTCAGCTTCCAATTCCGCAAAATCATCTGCACTGATAATGGAAGCTTGATATCCATCGGAATGCACACCGTCATCAAATTCATCATCATCAAAAGCACTATGATCTCCATAATCCTCATCACCATGTTTGAAATAATCCATCGTCTTTCTGATTAAAACGTTATTGCGTTTCAATTCAGATACACGAGACGATGTTGTCTGGTAGCTATTCATTAATACATTGCGAATATTTTTGGACTCTTGTTTCAATTTTACGATGGAATTGTACGTATTAGAACCGGACAAAAAATCTTGCAGGAGATTCGGCATAGAAATCACCTCTCTTTCAATCATAATAGAATCGGTTGGGCTCATATGAGCCCAACCTCATCTACGTTATATTCAGTCATCCCACAGATAAGCGTTCAACTTGTTGTGGGATTCCTTTATCGGAGAATTGGTCATTTGCAGATTGATTGGATTTCGTCTGCATTCTTTGTCTTCTTTGCTGATTTTTCTCCCTCATCAGCTTTAACATTTCTTCCAATTTGTTTTCAATTTGTACTGATCTCACATTATACGTGTTCGTCAGAATTGCATTAATTCGAGAATCAGCACTGGTAGATGTTGCTTGAGATGAATACTGATTCACAATTACAGGCTGACCGTAACCATATCCTGTATCATATGCTTGTGGAATCACATCAGCTGTTGATGACATTGTTGTATTCATCACAAACGCAGGACCCGATGGAACATCACCAGAAGCCATGCCTGCTTCATTCATCATCGAATGAACTGTATCCCAGTCATATTCTGGAGGTGTCGTATATCTCGTGAGACTATCCATGTATTCCTGGTTCTTACGGTTCTCTTCCTGGTCCTTCACGTATTGTTGATAAACAGGACTTTGATCCATGTTGTAATTATATCCAGTCGGTTGTGTTGGTACATACAATGATCCATTCGGTTTTACCCAAACTTCTCCCCAACTATTACGACCTCTTAGATATACTTTGAGTGTAGATTTATCTACCCAAGTCTGATATGTTTCTCCCGCAGCATTTGTGACATATCCGCTATTACCCATATCGATCAATTCGCTTACCGATAGACCATTGATATAGCTTTTTGTATATGCACCGTCATATATTCTATAGATCGTCTTTCTAAGAGTTTTAACAGCATCTTCGGAATACTTTGAATTCTTTACGGGAGTATTCGCTGTAACTGTGATCGGAGTTGAATATGATTCCGGAATCTTGATCTTAGGTTCATTTCCAGTCACCTTCTGACGGAACAACTGTCCTGCGATTGTTAAAGGATAATCAGCAACAAGATATGTTGTTTTCGTTCCAGTACCAGGTGCTGTGTAGATCCATTCCGAAACTTCGCTTTTATTGGCTCTCCATGTATTGTCTCCAGGTGTGTTTGTCTTTTTCCAACAACTTGCAAGAACCTCACCGGCAGCATTATACATCTTGCCATTTTCGATTTTTGCGATTGTCATTGATGTCTTATCTTTTGCCACTGTTCCAGCAGCTGCTGCGGATGTTGCGTTTATGGATTTTCCACCCGTTTCTGAACCAGACCAATCATATGATGAATCAATAGAAGCTGAACTTGATCCGCGGGTTCTGTTCACACGGTTCAATCCAGTGATACCACTTGCCTCAGGATCAATCCATCCTTCATCCAGTAACCAGTTATACACACCGACCGCTGTACCGATATATTTACGAGGTCCTTCTACAGTATGGATGACTTCAGGCACAAGAGCTCCACGATACCAGTGTTCAGAACCTTCGATCAAGTCGTCTGAATTCATGTAAGGACCATATCTATCACCAAAATCAAGAGCCCATCCAGATCGTCCGGTCGCTTGGTTGTAAGCTTCTAAATCAGCCTCATCATAATCATTATGTCTCACAAGAGCATATTGGTTGTCACTACCCTCATCGAAGTATGTTCTTTGTACATATTGAAGCTGTTCTTCGATAGTATCACCGTAATCAATACTTGTGTCTTGCCAGTTCATGATACCCATTGCTTGTTGACCATTCTTATCATGTGTAACATTAAGAAGAGATTTATCACCCCATAGTTTTTCACCACGGTCTTCCCAGATACCCATTGATGTAATAGCAGCGACTTCAGGGCCAGTCAATCCTGCAGAGAATGCTGTATCGATAAAGTCTTCGACACCAGCTTGATCTTGATAATTTGGCCAAGCGTTACCGGATTCAAGATCTCCTTCGAATGGGACTTCGCCATATGGTGCATAACCATAGTCACTTCCCTCTTCCCAATGGAAGAATGAGTGCGGGTTCATGATCTCACCGGTTTCACCATCTCGAATTTCATAGTGCAAATGTTGTCCGTAAGATTTACCGGTGTCTCCCATGATACCGAGTTGGTCACCACCATAAACGTAGTCACCTTCCTCAACCATCGGACCAGGATCCTCACGCATATGTGCATACAGGTGAATATCTCCACCTTCGTCCTTTATCTTGACAAATGTTCCATATCCGTCGCCATATGATGTCTTTGCAGTTCCTATAACTTCACCATCGGTTGTTGCAAGTATTGGAATCTCACCACCTAAAGTGAAGTCAACACCTGCGTGTACACGTCCATCATTCGTACCTTCTGCGTCCTTATCGACAGGACGTCCACGCCATCTGAACGGACTTGACATCATTGTTCCTAATAACATCTTATCCATCCACTCACCCATGACGGTGTTTGGAACAGCCGTATCAGTCCATCCAGTAGCATCGTTTTCAAACACTGTCGGATCATACTCATCGGTGTACAAACGAGCACCCTTATCGGAATAGAAACCACTGTCAAAGTATTCATCATCATCCCAATATCCACCAGACAATTCTTCCATCATTGATTGGAAACCACCTGCTTCAACATCATCAGCAGCCTTGGTCATTGATTCGGCAAAATTGTCCATGAATCCAGGATTCTCTTCACTACCCAATGTGTAGTTGATTAACTTCGTTGCACCTTCATCAGAACCGTCAGCAACGGATTTGACCTTTGTACGAACAGCTTCTGTTGCAGCCATTGTCCAGTATCTCTTCTTATTTCTCTCGAAACGTTTGTTATATTCAGCATCCGTTTCGCCTTCAAAACGAGGAGATTCTTTCTCAAATAACTCACGAGCTTTCGCATCAAGTTCCGATCTTTCTTCATCAGACAGACCGGATGCATCGATTTCAGCCTGTTTGTATTTCTCTTCATTGGTTGCTTTATCCAAGCTCTCATTGATTCTATCTGTTTCAGATCCACCGGTGAACATCGAAATGATATTACCGACAATGCTCTTCAGATTCGAGAGTGCATCTTGGACTTCGTCACTGAACTTGTATGGTGCATTATCATCACCGGCACCAATGATGTTATTGAATCCAAATGCCGGTGCTGCATTACCAGAACCATACAGACCAAGAACAGAACTAGAAGCGAGAGAAGACATCGAGCGTCTTTCAACACGTCCTGTCATCGGATTCGATACAAATGCCGTACCACCAGAAGAACCGACAACGTTCATGAAGTGATTATTTCCACGGCGTGTTGTATAATCTGTGCCACTACCAATGACTGTGATAGGATTGTCAGGCGTTGCTTGTCTCAAAGATCCAACCGTGACTCCGCCAGGTGTCAAATTCATACCCATACTTCTAGAAGCATTGATATAACCCTGAACAGATGTGCCTGCAGAAGGATTGTATGCACCCGCAGAACTCATAGCTGTTGCCAATCCGCGAGGATCAACAGCACTACCAGAACGTCTGGAATATGCATCTGCTAATGCAACAGGACCACAACCACGTTGAGCCATATTAAGATAATTTCCATATCTCGATTGTGCTCCATATCCCCCATAGATGGAACTGTAATCAGCATCACCCGCACCGACCAAACCTTCCATCGGAGAAGTGTTTAATGATTCTGGTATCGGTGTCCTCTTTTCACGTGTTTCTTCTTCTTTGTCCTCTTCAGTATTTACACCAAGGACATTTGCCCAAGTTTCACCAGCAAGTGTGACACTTTTCTTCATACCGTCAACAACATTATGCGCACCGGATTTTGTCATGTTCGTACCCATATCAAATAACTTCTTACCGGTTTCAGCTGTACTATCACTTGATGTCAACCATTTTACGATTGTTCCAACTGCCATCAATACACCACCGATAGCAGTAATGATGATACCGAGACCGACTTGTACGATACCGAGCAATATTTCAAGCGTATTTCCTATCGCTCTTAATACAGGTACAACAACTGTCTGAAGAATTGCTGTTAATGGAACAAGAAGTATTTCGACCAATCCTGTTATCATTTCCAGAATCGGACTTAATATATCCATGATTTGTTCGAGAAGCGGTCCGATTGCTTCCAACAGAGGTTTGATGAATTCAACAACAGCTTCTACAATCTGAACAACATACTCGATGATTTGTTTCAGAACTTTCGCAACTGTTGCCATCAGAGGTTTCAAAGCGGTATACAGTTTCTGGAATGCTTTGTTCAAAGGTTGTAAAGCTGTCTTCAAGACCTTCATACCAAGATCCATAATCTTTTTAACCGCAGCCATAGAAAGAACCACAGTCAACACAGCTTTCGCGATACCCATCAGGATACCGCTCATACCACCAAGAATTTTACCAAGATCGAAACCAATACCTTTCTTACCAGCAGATGCAGCTGCTCCTGCTGCAGCACCAGAAGTTGCGGCCGACGTTGCTTTTGCTGCGGTTATATCAGTTGCTGATATTCCTGGCATTGTCGTAGCGGAATCAATAGATGGCATTGATGGAGTTACACCTGCTGGAGTTGTAGGCATTGTACTACCATATCCTGCAGGAATATTTCGTGCAGTCAGATCCGTTCCGCCTGCACTTTCACCACCACCACCAATAGACTGCATTTCGGTACTACCACCACTTGCTGTGGTACTTGTACCTCCACTGCTACTACCAGCAGATTTCGTTTCCAGTGATTTCACACCATTTTCGAAAACAGTCTTTAGATTCATGATGCCTGATAACATTCTTGAGAGAACCGTTTCACCTGCACCAGATTTACCGTCTTTACTCTTTAACAGATCAAAGATTCCTTTCGTGGATTGATCTGCAAGAGTCTGTGGTTTCATTTCCCTCTTACTTTCGAAAGCTGACATGAAACCTTGACCGAATTCTGTTTGTTTGAACTTGTCTCCTAATTTGGAGAAACTGTCCATAAATCCAGAACGTCGAGCACCCTGTTGTCCAGGAACCTCAATCGATTCCATTGTTGGATTTGCTACAGTTCCGCCTTGTCCTTGTTGCGGAACAGTGATACTATCCATCGTCGGAGATGTACCTTTGCGAGCACCAATATTATGTGCAGCATTGCTTGCTTTTGCTTTCATAATATCTGCTTTTCCGATGGATTCCATATCATTCTCTCCAGCAGGTTCTCCGAACATATAATTCCGGAATCTACCGAAGAGACCTGCAGATTCATCAGAACCCATGAAACCTTCTTTGATCGATTGTCCGCCACGAACAATCATATTTCCAGAAGATTTCAAACTATTGATGATAGGTGCCAACAAGGTCTTTCCGAGAGATGTAACAAACGTTTTAGCTTTACCGATAAATCCACCAAACGCAGTCTTTACAATTCCCCAACCCCACGTCAGAATCTTACCGAGTTTTGATGAAGCCGGTTTCTTGGAATCGCTACGCTTCAAAGTTCCTTCCACAATTGCATTCAATCGTGCTTTTAACTTTGGATTCTTGATTTCGGAAATCTGTGTGGATAATGCAGCCATGTCTTCTTTCGTGTCACCATCTGCTGCGGACGCTGTCATTGCTTGAAGAACAGCATTTGCAATGTCACGATCTTCTTGATCTGTGTCTGCACTATTCATCTCATTCTGTGCAAGAGCTTTGTTGACTTCGATGGAGGCTGTTGCTTTTCCACGATCAGCGACATTTCCAAGATCATCAAATGTTTTATTGATTTCTCCACTGATAATATCAGAAACTTTGCCCAATGGATTTGTTACCCAGTCTTTGATTTGCTGACCGGTATCAGATTGGCCCTGTCCGCCTTGTTGTCCACCACCAGTACCACCGTCATTACCACCACCGTCATCTCCACCAGTTCCAGCAGGTGGTGTGTTGACAGTTGCACCTTTCGTGACAGTAGCAGTTGCAGATGGTTTTGATGTTCCCGTGGAAGAAATGTGTTTAACATGCATTTTGCTGAATGCTTTCTTTCGAGAACCATTCACAGCAAATACATTGATACCGCGATTCAATATCTCAAAGATTGACGCAACATAATCCAATGTCGTATCAGTAGACTTCTTGAAAGTATCACCAATGGATCCAAGAACTTCAGACTGACGCATTCTCTCCAGATCTGCTTTTCGTTCAGCTTCAGCAGAAGCACTGTCAGTTTTCTTAAATCCTTTTGGTATATCTTCTTCTTTGATGAGACCCTGCTCAATCAACTCACCATATGTGAGTGTAGATTTTCCACTCACGTTCTTGAGATATTTATTAGCAACATCATCAATCATTTGATCCGTAATTGGACCGATGTCATGTGTATCGTGTGCATTCTGTGCATATTTTTTCAGATTGTTGTGTGATTTATCAATCTGCTGTTGTAATGTTATGACAAACGAAGTTCTCATAGACTTATCTGTCAATAATTTTGATGTAATAAAATCAACAGCTTCTTGCCATTCAGCACGAGACTTTCCATCAGTATGATTGCGAGCTAAAGCATCAACAACACGATCATTTATTTCTTGGATACCACCATCTTCAAATGTCTCTTGAGGTATTGTGACGTTGCCTTTTCTACGGAAGTGATTTATATAATAATACGTGAAAATACGTTGTGCTTTGTTAATCATCGATGAGTCAAGTTTCGTACCGGACGAAACACGTTTGCCTTCAACATACCGGGTATTGAATCCAGATGTTATAGAACCTCTCAACACATTCGCAAATCCGGATTCTCGTTCTGTGGTAAGAGTTCCTTCAGATGATACCCATAATGTTTGACCAGTAACAGCTTCGGTGATACGTCTCAAATATCCAGGGATGATATCAATGATTGTTTTTCGTGTCATTCCATCAAACACGGCTTTATCGCGATTATATTGATTTTCAATGAATAAACTATAATCTTGATTTGCTCGTCTAGATGTATGATCACCGAATAATTTCTTGAATAGTTTATTGTTCAATAACTTCGTCAAGAAATTATTTTGTGCATTGGCTATCTTGGTATCAATATCCTCTTGGAGTTGTTCGTATGTTTTGCCACCGATTTTGATTTTATCGCCGAACATTCCAGGAATCATACCTGCTAATGAACCAAGCATCTGTGCATTTGATTCTCCACCCATAGAACCCATAGACAGAAAACTTTTGAGCATGGATATGGGCATTGCAATCATCTGTAATTTATCGCTGGCTGTGCTCTTAGCAAAATTAAATACAGATCCAAATGTCAGATTACCACTGGCATCAAATGGTCCATTGTTTCGACTTTGTTGCTTTTTCGATATTGTCGTCAGTTCAATCAACTTATCGAGTTTTGAACCAATGCTTGTCAAAGATGAATTGATATTGCCTAAAGATGCAATAATTTCGGATGAACGAGTATTCATCGTTGAGATGATTTCAGATGCAGTCATTGCAGAAGCTTCAGTCTGTTTTCCAGCAATCTCATACATGGAACTGACTTGACTTTTTGCAATATCTTTCATGGACTCATAATCCAATACTTTCGCTTTTGGCTCATCTTCTTTTTCATCAGCACCAAATTGGAAACCTGCATCAAAATCATCATCGTCATTATCAAATGCAGAATTTTGTCCAAGCTCATCACTACGATGGAACAACGAATCTGTGACTTTCTTGAATTGTGCACTATTGCGAATTTCACGATACTTTTCGACAGCGGTTCTTCCACCAGTCATCAATGTATCTTTGATATTTTCTGCATCTGATTTCAATTCACTGATTGATTGCGGTACCAACGATGATCCGAAACCCTTTGCAAAATCCAATAAAAGATTCGGCATATCATTCATCTCCTTTCATGAGAATTTGAGGTATATAAATTAACATAGAGAATGCGTGGGCCGAGAGCCCACGCATCATCTCTCTGTGTTGTTTTCATTGTGATTAGAAGAATTGGATCAAATCTATTTCATCGAGATGGAATGTATTTGTCCATTTTTCAACCAATGCATTTCGCGCATCTTCAGCTCCAGACCAGTCATCAATACGCAATTGAATTTCTTTGAATGCCGATCCAACATTGTTCATATTCTTCAACGTATTATAGAGAACACGTTTCACATCCAATGTCGCTAACTCCATAAAAGATTCACGACACGAGATAGGAATTGTTTCCAATGATGGATCATGATCACACTTTGCAACGAATTTCACGTATGCTTCTTTTGGGAAATCAAACAGTTGAATCTTGTTGAATCCCAACCACTTTGATGTTTGTGGACGAGATGTCACACCTGCATATTTATTAATAGCAGCTCCTGTTGCATTTGCATTCAAAATATCCTGAGGATAATATGAACCAAATCCAACAAAAGGTGTTCCAACTGTAAATGCATTGATAGCAGCTTCTTCATCTTGGTATTTGGAATTTGCCAAATAGGCATCTGCATATTGCACCGGAGTCCTTGTCAAAGTTTCTGGAAGAATATAAATCCCCATACTCTTTGAGAAGTCATCCGGTGAACGCAGATTTTTTATGGAATCGAAAGCTTCGCGAATCCATGGTTTATATTGAGAGAAGGTGCGAACAGATGTTTGAATAATCTCCTGTAACACGATCTCGGTCGGTTTGTTGAATGGAAGCGCAATGGTTTCCAAACCCAATGACAATTTGATGTCATTGATAACATCCGAAATATTCAATGAATTCACACCTCCTCACAACAATCAATCCTTTGAAGGATCGGCCATAATACTTGCCAATGTTGGCATCGGTGGGTTATTCTCTTGAACGGATTCGATATTACCCGAACCACGTTCTGACAGAGATTTTCCACACCAATCATCAAAAAGACAACCTGTCTCTTTGACGAATGTTGTGCATGCTTCACATGCTTCTTGACTGAAGAGCATTTATCAACCCTTCTTTCAATCTTATTTCTTACGCATTATCAGCGGTAAGCTTGTCCTGATCTGCCTTGATCTGGTCACGGAACTGCGCACGCTTGTCCATGTTCTTCATGCCCTTGTTCTTGGCATAGAACTTTTCCTCGGCAGTATCAACACGCGTGTCAACTTCCTTCCACATCTCATCAGTCTTCTTACGAAGCTCTTCGATGCGAGCAGTCTGCTTGTTGTTTGCTTCAGTGAGATCCTGAAGAATCGACTTTGATAACTGGACCATTGTGTTGAGAACCGAAGAATTACCTGACTTCTTCAGATCATCATAACCTTCTCCTTCGGCCGCAGAATCAGCGTTTTCCTTAAGGCCTGCACACATTTTCTTGATGCGTTCTGCATTCTTGATGGCATTATCAAAAGCAAAAGAAGCCTTTCTGGTATTTGCTTCAAATTCACCGGCCTTAACAAATGATGTCTTCTCAAGAGCCTTGGACATTTTCTTTGCAGGATCATTCATGATACGCATGATTTTTCTGAGAACATCAAGTGATTCCTTTTCACGACCGTTGTTCAGCTTCTCAACGCAATCCTCAACCATTGTTGCATACTGCTCGTATGAATCAACAGCATCGATCAGAGCTTCGAAATCAAACCACGGAATCAGAGCGGTCCAGGTGTCGTCATCGTTACGCTCAACCTTGAAACCGGCCTTCTTGCAAGCTTTGACAACTTCAGAGTTGTTGAATCTATTCAGCTTTGCAATGTTATCCTTGCTGAACTTGGAGAAGAAACCGACAATCTTCTCTTTGATTGCTCTGAAGAATTTGCAGATAGCTGTCCAGATTGTCTGAAGAAGTTTGCCAGGCTTGGAGTTCTTAAACCGCTCACCGAGAGACGGCTTCTTTTCACCTTCGCCGCCATCTGTCAGATCTGCTGCTTCCATAATGGAATATGCAACGTCAGGATCTTCAACAGATTCCTGAATCATCACAGACTTCAGATACACGTCAGCAAGTGAAATAAGCACATTAGCTTCTGATTCAAGCACAACGTCATCAATGGCGTCGATTCTTTCGAGGATACTTTCCTGAATCATTTCATTCATGATGTAACACTCCTTTTATTATTTTGAATATGAATCGATAGCATGCATGACAGGTGTTTTCGTGTCATAGAATGCCATTCGATTTTCGATAGATGCGATCTTTGGATTGGTCTTCGAATTACGAGTTGCCAACCAAAGATACAGAGACATATCGTCGCGATATACTCTTGCCAATTTGTTGTATTGGTTACGAGTCATTGCAACGAGCTGCTGTGATTCAATGTCAGAAAGATTTTCATTGATAGATTCCATGGTATTTTTCAATGCCAGAGATCCTTCCAGAAAAGTCTGATTCACATTCTTCATGTCTTCCAATGTATGTCGGACACGGTATGGAGACTTTTCTGACATATCAGAAAACATTCCGTCATAGTATTTCTTTGTGATTGGGATTACCTTACCGTCGTATTTTGAGGTCTGATCATCCCCGTTACGATAAGAAACATATCCTTCCAGAAATGTATTCATTTCATTCAGGATCTTACCGTAATCAAGTGATGAATACATCACATCGTCTTTCGGTCGGATGTTCGGAACGGTTTTGGCAACGTCTTCGAACATTGTCCGATATTCACAAACGATTTGTCCAATCTCTTTTGCCATAACTTTCATCATCACCCTTCCGGAAGTGTAGCATTGCATCCCAACGGTACCAACGGAATTCTGACTTTCAGTATCTGTGATAACATACGACCGAGTTCCGTTTGTAACTGCACAAGATGTTCACGAGTGTGAGGTACAATATACCGACAATCTTGTGTATCAATACATGTTAAATAGAAATTCACAAGTTCCAATTTGGAACAAGTGTATCCAGCTATCATGGATTGATCGTTGACATCTTGAATGGCTCTGGATTCCATCTCAATATAAGCGATAATATCATCAGGAATCGGTTTAAGACGTTTCGGTTTCTTTGAGAAGAATGCTTCCTCATATGTTTCATCATCACCGTAAGAATGACGATACTCTTCGTGTTCAGTATCGCCATCACCCATATCCATGTATTCATAGTCATCGTCATCAATGACTTCTTCATCATCCAGATCATGAATCTGTTTGAGTTCTTCTTTTGAATCACGGACTTCGGCTTTCAGATCCTTGGGTAATGACTCGTGATCTCTGGCACCGAGATAATGATCAACCAGGTCATCAACTTCCTTGTCGTCTTCTGATTTACAACATTTCAGTTGATCCATGAATTGTTGACCATTCTGGATACCAGTCAAAGATATTTCAATCGTACCATCATCAGACATTCGTCCAATGATCCCTGACAAGATGATTTTCAGATGTTTTGGTCCTTCAATACCATGACGAGTCATTGCATTGATCGGAACATTTGTCATTGTCAAACATTCCGCTTGGCGTTCAACATCATCCGCATCATCGAATATGGTACCTTTTGCAATTGCTTCAGCAACGCTTTCCATCTGAATCTCCGAAACATCTTTCGGATATAACAAATGAATTTCATCGTTGTTAGAATACACACGGACATCTGACCCAGTATAGGTCGATGCAACGACACGTTTATTCTTTGACGGATGTTTGATTTTCGCATATTCAGAAATCGCTTCAACTTTTCCACTCTTCAGAAATGCTTTAACCATATCACGTTCAAAACCATTCGTTAGCACACACTTCACCATCCTTTCTTGTAAATTTAATTTGGAGGTAATTTAAAATGACTATTCAGATCAATAATCCGGCAATATGTATCGTGATCATCACGTTACTCGCATTATCCACAATCGTATGTGGAATCATACTATTTGTAGTATGTCGATCCATGAAACGAATTCGTCGACAATTAGACGAAACAAATCGTTTGTTGTATTTCAATCATATTGGATATCGAAATACATCACAAGCAATCGTTGATACACAATATCAGATGGAACTGATTTATGATCAATTGGAAACATTGTCAACGAATCTTCATATACATATTGAGACCGAAGAGAATAAATCTAATAGAAAGATTTATCCAAGACCTGATATGGTCAAACAAATCACTTCGACAATTCTCGAACAGTTCGATACATTTTGGACATTGTCCAGGAATTTGAAAGCTCCGTCGAATGATTATCTAGATACAATCACATTGAATGTGATGAATACATATCCAGAAATAGAACCTCAATACATTATAAACAAATGCATTGCAATCACGCAACAAAAGCTTGATCAAATCGGATCGGAATGATAAATGATTGATGGCGGGGGATATCCCCCGCCATCATCACTTCAGGCGTTTGTTTGCCGGAGATTATATTAGTCCTTGCTGTAATACTTGTTAGCAGCCCATGCCGGAGCAACACCAGTAACTGCAGTACGCTCACCTTCCTCGGTGTCAGCGACGAAGTAGGTGCTGTACGTGGTTGCCCAGTCAGCCGGCTGAGTCTGGATTGCAGTACCACCGGTTGCAGCGGTGAAGTAGAACTTGGAGGTATCGAACTGAGGAGCAACCGCAGTCACAGCCTCCATTGCAGTGCCACCAGCGTTCAGCTGATAGTAGTTGCCATAGGTGGTTGCCCAGTTATCCGGCTCAGAAGTGGTAACGGTGTAACCCTCAGTCGGATCGACCGGAGTATCACCACCAGCGACCGGACCAGCGTTGGAATCCGGAACCAGAACAGTGTTCTTGCAGATGACGCGACCCTGGATACCCTGGATAGCGATCGTTCTGTACTGGCTGGAAGTGGTGACGATAACTGCTGCGCCGCCAGGATTCTGAGCATCAGCATATGCTGCGTTCTCCGGAGAATTGGTGAGGTGACGAGCGAAGCGGAGGTGCTTGTAGGAGATGTGGAACTTGTCCATCGGATATGCCACGATCTTGAAGAAGTATTCGCGGGACACATCACCCTCCTGATGCTTCTCCTGATATGCCGGAATGGTGATGTATGCATCAACACGGTTGGAGGATACAACACGGATCGGAACATCAGTATCAGTGAGCACACCGAATGCGTGGTTCATCATGACACCGCCGATTTCGGTAGACTTCTGAACAGTCCATGTGGTGAACTTCTGGAGCAGACGAGCTGCCTTCGGGTTCGCATAGATAACGAAGCCGAGGTTGTCCAGCTTGCCCTTGTCGCAGAGCTCGTAGATAACAGAAGCGATTGCGTTGTGAATTGCATTCGTTCTGTACTCCCACGGATCGCCGGCGAAGTTCGGAGAAATCGCAGTCGGATCGAGATCGACATACTCGGTAGCAGTATAGGACTCGAGAGCCCAGATGTCGGTCTCAGTGCCGTCGTACTTTGCGAACTCCTCATCGAGGTACTGGAGAATGTACTCGTCTTCGAACATTTCCTGAGCAGTTACGAGCTCCTGAACGAGACGATTGTAGAGGTTGAAGTTCAGAGAAGAATTCGCTTCAGCAAAGTCCTCAACAGTAAACGGAAGCTGGAAGCGAACGCCGTCTGCGATTGTGAACTTGCGGATTTCCGGATACTCGCGGAAACCGATGGTTCTGAGGTTGGTCTCATTGGAGACGTGACCAGATACATAGATACCGGTAATAGTACCACAGGAAGTAGCGGTAATGGTACCCTTGATGAAGTCGATGACACCAGAGAGACGATCTGCAACGCCGGTAACAGTTTCGCCGGTAGGCTTGTTGTTTGCATCAACAACAGTCAGCTTCATATCAGCTGTGATACCACCGTTCAGGAACACACCACCGGTCTGGATATCAATCTGGATACCACCGTGCGGCAGGCGAACCTTCTTGCCGTCGATCTCAACATACTGAATGCCGAAGTCATAGGACAGACGAGTACGAACGTTCGGAGTGATGGTGGTCGGATCACCATTGTCATCCAGCAGCCAGTTGAAGAGAGAATACTTCTTGTTGGTTGCAGCCTGGATGGTAGAAAGCGGGAGGACAGTGTTCTCATTGAGACGCAGGCCCTTACCAGCATTCCACAGCTTCTTCCACAGCGGCTGACCATCGTCATCCTTCTGGAAGTAGATTGCCGGGGTCTCATACTCCTCACCAGTCTGGTTGTTGACCAGATACTTGATGAAGATTCTCTGCTCAATGTTCACAGAGGAAGCGGTCTGGACCGGAATGATGTCCTTACCGAGGAAACGGATGTACTGCTTGATCAGCGCCGGGAAGTCCAGGGTGGACAGCGGCAGATAGTTAGCAACGTTGTAAGACTCCTGGATCAGGAATGACTGCTTAGAAGCATCCCATGCGTTCTCCAGCTGATCTGCAACCTGCTCGAGGTGAACGCGCATTGCCGGCTCATTGGTCGGATAAGAACGGAGCTCTTCGAGAACCGGCTCGAGCAGAAGGGTCTTATACTCGGTCATGATCTCATCAGAATCCATCATGCGCTTTGCTTCCTTCATAACGTCGACACCCATCTTGGATCTCATTGTGCCGACGACCTGCTCGAAGTGATCATCGAATCCATCGCGAAGACCGCGGAGCTCAGACTCAGAAGCATTGTTGACAAGGCTTTGCTGTTCCTGGAACCAGCTATCGTGGGTACCAGCACCATTACGTCTGAATGCCATAATTGATACAACTCCTTTATTATTATTTGATTTTGGTGTTGAGTAACTCAACAAAAGTTTTGGGCTTGTTATTCAGAATCTTTCTGAAACTTCTTCAAAACCGAATCGATTTCATTCTGCAACAAGGTGTACAGACTATCGAGTTTCTGATAGAAAAGCAGATTCTCGCCGTAGCCCATGTTCACAAATTTATTCAGTGCATATTCCTGACCATTTGTGAGTGCTCGTTTCAATCGATTGATTGATTTGTCGTTCTGAACAACGACATCGTTCGGGAGTACGGGCATAATAGCTTGCAGGTTATTCAAAGTCTCCTCGATTTCAGAGTTTCGTGTCAACAACTGTTGATACAATTGCTGATTCAATACATCATTCACTTTCTTTGTGATATGATGATTGGTCGGATCCTCTTGATCTTGTTGACCTTCATCACCTGTAGCTTCATCCTCACCCCCGGTTTCATCGAAGCTAAGATCTTCCATTTCACCACCTGCATCAGGTGGTAGATCCGTCGCCTCCATGTCTGCCGGTGGTTGTTCACCTGTTGGACCTTGTTGCTGTTCTGGCATATCAGCAGCAGGCTCATCCGGTGGTGTGAATGGTTCCAGCAAATCTCCTTCTGCCTCCATGACAGTATAGAACAAGTTCATTCCCATTTAGAACAATCACCTCTCTTGTTAGTAAACCGTCGACGCCAAAGAGAACTTGCGTCTCTGATTATCCGTTCCCATCTGAACGAGCTTTTGACGCATACGCATCAGCTTGTAAATTTCCTCTTGTGCAGAATCGTCATCACCATAACGACTTTTCGCTTTCAGGTTCTCGATTTTATCATCGATGATCCGAATCTCGGTTGCGATCTCAGCGTCAGCTTCCTTGCGGAGGCGTTCTTTGTCTCCATGTCTCAGCGCTAGATGTGCGCCATATGCAATACCGAGATATGGTGAAATATACGTAAAGATTGCAAGCTTACCAGTTTTCAATGCAATACGTGCGACTTTGTACAATGCGGAACGATAAGAAGGATTCTCGGTGAGCTCTTTCTTGACTTGGTTCTCATCTCTCTTAATGAGAGAATCAATGAACTTTGTCAACCAGTTCTTTGTACGTGATACCGGTTTAGCAATTTCTCTGCCGGTGTTCGTAAGTTTCTGTACACCGCGTTCCAGTTTCTGCTTAGTAGAAACAGTGGATTGATTGTCAGACATCGCGTCTGTCAATACATCATTACCAGCAGCCGATTCGACAAATAGGGGCTCTTCAGATGTAAGAAGTGCGAACACTTCTTGGACAGATTTTCCAGTGGAAAAAGTGTTTTCATCCTTAGAATTTGAAGAAGGTCTGGTATTATCATAATTGTTTGTTGGTGTTATTTTAGCACCACTGTTTGTCCGCTTATTTGTGGACAAATCATTGCTGGTCGATGATACTTGTGAAGTATTGTTCTTAACGTCAGACTTACCAGTTGAATGATCGTCAGTGGTGACATTCGATGTATTGTGGGAATTCGTATAGTTGTTCGTAATATTGTAAACAACCGTTCCCTTTCCACCATTGCTCGAATTATCGATATTACCATTATAACCGGCACCAAGCATATCTCCAAGAGAATCTGCATTCGGATCATTCAGACGAGTATCAATCGAATCTGCGAGATCATCAGGATCGTTCATCGGAACATCCGGAGGAAGTTGTGCATCGGTTACTGTCGGCTTCTTCTTTTTATCACCTTTTGCATTATCCGCTTTGATTCTGTCTTTCAGGTACGCTGGCATATCACCAGTTTCCTGTTCTGTAACAGATTCAACATCTGTATCAGATGTATCATCAGCATCGGCATCGGATAATTCTGAATCAGTAGGAGGATCCATGTCAACACCGTCTTCGGTTTTGAAGGTTGGTGTATCTCCACATTCCTCAACATCGTCGACTTTCTCGGTTTCTTCTTCCGGTTCATCTTCTTCAGTCGAAGGTTTGCCCTCCCAATCATCGAGATGTTCCAGAAGTGTATTTGTATCCGGTTCGAATGGTTTCAAATCAGACATAAAGAGATTATCCATATTGAATGGATTATCAGAAACGAGAATCGTGCCATCCGCCGCATTCAGCCAAAGAACGTTGATTGAATCAGGATCGGAATCATCATATGACTTTCCGTCAGGCATATATTCTGCAAACATCAAGACTTTGTTCTGCATGGAGAACTTACCGACATCCTCGGTATATTTGATACAGGCCAGAATATCGCCCCATCCAAATACATGACCGAGGCATCCACCCTTATCATATCCGATCGAAGTTAGCTTCTTCGGTACAGAATTAATGAACTGGATGAATTCCTTCGGGAGATGTTCTTGCATGTAACGTTCAATCTGAATGATCTTCTTCTTGGAAGATTTTTCCTTCAGTTTTGAAATAACACCTTCCTGAACAAATTCCTCATCATCATCCTTGAACAGATCATGGGATTCGCCGATATATCTGTCAATCAGGATTGGTGATATACCTTTATTATACAATGCATCGCCGAGAGTTGCGATATCATTGTATACAGCGTCTTGCAACTGTTCACAGTACATCAGATCCGAAATTGATACATCCCCGAATTCCTTCAGGGTTTCAATCACAGATTCAGCCACCTGATCAGAGCCCTCGACCGTTTCTTTTACTTCTTTCTTCTTCTGATATGGATTTGATGCACGGGAATTCTTGTTGACTCTTGCACGAATCGCTTTCACGAATTCATCCTCGGAAGAATATTCTTTCGAAATCGGAGAGTCCTGTGAATTCGTGGCCAAACCATACATGAGATCGAAATAAATTCTGGAATCAAAGATATTGAATACAGTGAGAAGTGTGTTGTTCATGATCACAGCATTCTCATCATTGATCAGATTCAGTTTCAAGAAGTCTTCGATAAATTTGATTGTGCCTTCCTTATCCGTCTTGAATGTGGAGAACAAATCGATTCTTTCGAAACGCTTTGCTCCATTATTCTTCGTCGAGATTGATCTGTATGATGCCAGATAATCACTCATTGCTTCTGTACCGAGAACTCGCTTTGGATATTTCTTGGGGTTATCGAATACACGAAGAAGAATGCACGGAATCACATTATTCGCAAGCATGTCGACATTGTAGTCTGCTTTTGAGAATAATTCCATGAGATCATCTGTTGTATCACATTTCCGAAGATCCGAGATGATCTTATTGACAAGGCTTTCGAATTTCTTGGAGATCTTCCATTTGCAAGAACCGTTTTTCGAATGACATTCAAACTGAATTTCATTCGGGGTTCTGTTCTGGAAATAGTTTGCAGTTGCAGCTTCCTGAACAGTTTCATCCACAACAACTTCCGCATCCGGAATATCAGTGAATGTCTGGAATCTCTGCACTTCGGTTTCCTGCTGAAGATCTTCGGGAAGTTTGATCTGATCATTATCGAAAATGCTTCCGATATAATCAGCTGCATCAAACAACTTATACTCTCCAGGGAATTTCTCAATCTGATCAAGCTCCGGAAGCGGGATCGGAGATGTGAAGAGTTGAATTGCATCACGATACTGACTCGGTTTGGTGAACAGCTCGAATGAATAAACACCATTCAGCAGCTGATCAAACTTGTCAAAGTGATCTGCAATGAATTGAAGGACTTTGAATCCAACAAATGCATGGAACATATCCGTTGCAACTTTGTTTTCATCAGAGAAAATCTTGGACCAAGCAGAATCTTGGTTGACTTGTTCAACAGGCTGAATTTCTTCAGCAGCTTCTGTAGTGACTTTCTCTTCACCTTTTTCCTTCGGAGCAGAATCCTTAATCACAAGCATAAATGCACGAGTATCTTCCTCGAACTTATCACAATACTTCTTGATGTTCTCAATTTCTTCTTTTGTGATAAATTTCTGAGTATCGTTATTCACTTCCGGAATCTCGATCGTTTCATTGAGCTCTTTAATAGAATCAATGTACTTATCGTATTCCTGAGTGAAGGCCTCGTACACAGCAGTCTTTGCTGATTTAGATTCCTCGAGGATATCTTTCAATTCACCGATCAGTTTCTTAAACTTTTCGATGTAACCAGTCAGATCCACCTGGTTCCAGAACCAATCATGAGATTTATCAGAATCTTCTGGTTCATCAAAACTCCATGATGATTGAAGTACCGGGCAGTTCTTAATAGTATCAACAGTTCTGGTTATCAGCTTAGCTTTTGTGAACATTCTCTTGTCGAGGTCCTTCACATGCTTTTTCTTGGAAATAGATTTTCCAATACCAGCAACAATTGCTGAACCGGCTCCGATAATAGCACATGTTGCAATCAGTTCAATCAATGTGAATTCCTGAACAACATCTTCGTCTCCACCATCATCAGAATCATCCTCTTCTTTGACAGCTTCGATAGGCTTCTCGACAGCTTCATTTCCTTTGATAAACGCTTTGAGATTCTCCAGAGTCTCAACCGCTTTTTGTGGATTTTCAACCCATTCGGGTTCCACGTTGTTCAACCACGACAATGTCCGAGAAACAATGCGATCCAATTGGAAATCATCATTCACAACCGGAAACGCCTTTGTCTTGAAACTGGATGCAAAGAAATTGTTCATTGCATCAATTGCGACACGGATATTGTCGAAGTATGTCTTTTTAATGACAATCTGCATGTTTATCATCACCATCCTCTTCGTGATTTTAGAATGTCATTAATCGTATTCATACTTGTATCTGATACGAGTATACAATTTTCCAAGTTGATCATAAGTGATGCCTATGATAACTGGAGACATGTCCATGTGATATTCAAGCGTTTCTGTTCCTTCCACACGGATAATCATCGCCTGTTGTCCATCTGCGGTAATATCATGAAAAACTTGAATATCGATTCCGGTATAATTTAACCGATTCAATTGATCCGTTAATTTTGACTTGATTGTCATTGGAATATTTGGATCATCTGAATACTCGTGCAAATACTGTTCAACATCGATCCCCAGTTCGGGGATCGAAGGAAATTGTCCAGGTTTCATTTTCAACAATGTAAGAATCGCGTTAATACACATTTCAAATGTGGACAATACTTTTGGTTTGTACATCTCATCAACATCGAAGGATACATCATACCCGAGGGTCTGGAAACTCCTCGGGTATTTGTATGAAACTTCTGCCAATGTGATGCCACGCGGATCTAACGCCATGATATCACCCCAATGGTAGAATTAGCCAAGAAGGATGTTCAATGCTTCACGACGAACATCACCACGAAGCGGAATCATCATTCTGCATCCATCAGATTGCTCAACAACAATCGATTCATTCTGAATACCCATCAGCTCTTCTGTAGAAATCTGGAAAGATTCACAAACAACCTTCAAGTCTTCAGATTGATCCTTGCAGTATTTTGCAAGCTCTTTCAGGAATACAACACGTCCTTCATCCACTGCAGATTCCTGATGGATAATCGGAGCAATATCTCCGTCCGCATTCTCATGTGACGGGAAATCAACCATGTCGTATGTGATAACTTTCGTTACACGCATATTCGGCTGATTCATTGGTGCATTCGGTATCATGGTTCCCAACAATCTTACCGAGAATGATGGGACCGAACCAAGATCCACAATTTCTTCAGTTGCACCACGTCCACATTCAAATCCCGGATCGGTTGTGATGATTGCTTTGTAACGATCACCCACAAGACGATTTCCGCGAATCATATGTGAAGTACGAGTTTGTTCAGGAATTGTCATTCTGATATCAGAATATCGTTGTCCAGCAATATCCGGATTCGGATGATTCAATTCTCCACGCCATTTATTTTGACGCTTCAGCGTTGTGATACGCTCATCATTGTCGATGACACTACAGAGATTGACGGGATCATATCTACGTCTCATTCTGTTATAGCAGTTGAACGTTTGCAGAGTTGCATCAAATTCAACATACGCATGTCCGTTGACAGAACGGAATAACTTGAAACCGCGCGGATCAACCTTATAGCTTACAAGTTCACAATCCTGAGGAGACTCCTGAACAAAACAAGCAGTTTCGTACTTGTTCGTTTGTGTACTCTTCAAAGGCATATTCAAACACTCTCCTTTCTTAATCATCTCTTACATCATTAATTCGCTGCATGATATATGTTGCGATATAACAAATGTAAGCTTTTACAAGTTTATCTTGTACTTCATATTTTTCACACATTGGAAGAATAATTGGTTTCCCTGCAATTGCGCGATCAATTGCTGTTGGAAATTTGGTAATTCTTCCAATGTATTTTGAGGAGTTAATGTCATCCAATGTATTGCCTTCTTTAACAATGAATACATATAGTATGACATCAATGATGTTTCCAATATCTCTCTTATCAACCCTTTGAGCAAATTCATATAATGCTTCTGGTGGTTTGATTACTTTCAATTCAGCAATCGCTTTGTATGTTTGATTCATACGATGATACAAATCATCTCCACCGGAAATCTTACGAACCAGATTATTCCGAATCTTTGTCAGCTCATTGGTAGTGATATTAGAAGCGTCTTCTGTGTCGGGAGCCATCTCATTACCAGCATCCAAATCGGCATAATATCGATTTGCAATCGTTTGTAAATTTTGACGGAATGTGTTCCAAACACGATTCATGAAATCGACAAACACTTTTGGTGTTAAATCGACTGCGAGTTTTGTTCTGTGGAACGCATAACTCGTTTCCACAGATTCACCAATCCAGTTGATCATGTTTTCATCTTTGACAAGATTCCATGATCGATCCAAATGCTGGTAAGTATATTCCATGATGGATTCTTTTGGATGTGGTGATGGGAAGAACTTATTGAATGCGGATTGATATACCGTCAACCCCATCTGTTGTCGTGCGGAATCACGAATCAGATTTCGTCCATCCTTAACATGTGCAGGATCTGTTACCATGTCAGAATAGATCAATACCATCGCATGTATAACATTTGATGGATAAGAAACAATCGTATTGAAATCAGCTTCACTCACGTGAGTCTTCAAAATCTCTTTGATTGTTTTCTTTAATTCAGGAACGGTAAAACCGAAAATGGATAAGACTTCATCAACATATTTCCGAGGAAACACAACGCGTTTTGTTGGATATTGTTTCGCCAACATTTCTGCGTTTGCATCAATGAAGTCATTACCGGCTTTCAAATATTTTTTCATTCCTGACGGTGTTTTCATTACACGAATTACAGGATCAAGAAGTTTTTCTCGCATCATGACTTTTCCGGGATCATCGAATGATGATTCCTGAATCAGATTCCATGCTTCTTGTTCTGAAAGAATTGGTTGTTCACACATGAAGAACATGTTCAACACCCCAATTCTTATTCAGCATCTGTATTGTTGTAATTCCGATTCTTCTTGTTCTTCTTCTTGTAGTTGCGATATTGCTGCTGGGTTTCTTCTGCAGGCTTTTCTTCCTCAGTCTTCTCCTCAACAACTTCTTCAGTCGTTTCTTCGACAGTGACAACAGGATCCAGCTCAACTGCCGGTTCCACATATGCTTCCTTCGGAACTTCCGGAAGAGGTTCTTCTTTCAGAGCTGTCTCGGTGAAAGCCGATTCAACAAACGGCTTTTCTTCGATTTCAATCGTAACCGGTTTCGGTTGTTCAACGACAGGAGCCGGTGCAGCTGCTTTCTTTTCAGCAGCTTTCTTCTGCTTATCCAGAATCGTCTTCTTTGAAATGAAAACGCCTGTTGCAGCATCGTACACTCTGACATTCTTGAAGTTTGTCAGACGAATGATTTCATCGTCAGACAGTTCAACATTTCTTGCCGGGAGGAGACCGATACCCGGAAATGCTCCTCTACCATCAATATTGACGCGCATAAAATTCCCTCCTATTGGATTCATCGATTGATTTCCTTCATAGAATTATGAAGTTTTTCAATGCTGTAATAAGATTCTGAGATCAGATCTGTTTTAACGCCCATTGCTTTTAAAAACAAATCTGTTTGAAGCAATGTGGGTTTATCATATACACCAGTTTTGATGTCTTCCAGTTTGACAGAACCAGAACGAGAAATCTCATCCAGCATATTGTCATATTCTGTGACATTGTCACCACGTGCACCAGATATCTCAGAAAGAACCGCATCTGCACCAACACCAGCAAGCAACTCGTTTTCAACACCTGTTGTAGTACCACCTTTGGATTCACCTTTGACAGCACCGGTGTTTTCATCACGATTGGTATCACTCAAAGCCAGACCCGTCTTTTTCATGACCATTTGCTGAGGACGTTTGATGTTCAAATATCCAACAAGTACAGGTTCCTTGGTTCTTACGGGTCTGTTCGGGTCTGATGATAGATGAGGCATGTAAACGTACTCGAATAACTTGATTCCGAGCAAGTTTGCAGCTTTTTCCAGATTCTCATATTTCAGTTTTCTGGATTCATCTCCAAACTCTTCAATGTCAACACGAATGTTTGATTTCGGATCTGCCAAGAATTTTGTGATCCAATCATTGAATTGTTGATCGGACATGACTTGAAACATCTTGCGATATTTCTCAGCATTCACTCCAGAAAGATCCATTGTTTTCAAGACATTATCGATGAGCGTTTGGACTTGTTTTCGTTTCTCATTCAATGACTGACACTCCTTTCGGTATAAAAGTTACAAAAGCGTTTGAGACTATAAATAGGAGGAGGGCCGAAGCCCTCCTCTGTTTTGATCATATTACCAACGTCTTGGGCGAGAAATCTTTGATACAAGTTTAGCAGATTCCGTGACGGTAACTCCACCGCCCTTTGCAATCTTCTGGAGATGCTCATCCAGATTTTCAGCTTCCTTTGGATCAAAGAGTTGATCGGAGAATATCTCTTTGACATTGGTCTGTTCCAATGACGAGTAATTTTCGACAATCCACTCACAATATTTCTTGACTGATGGATCGAGTTTCTCTTTACTTTCAAGAAGAGCTTTTGCAATCTTCATTCCTGCATAAGAACGTTCTGTAGCAGATGGGTGTGGATCCATAACCAATGTGCCGAGTTCACGTTCCAATTTTGCAAGACGATTCAAACGTTCTGTATCAACCTGATTTGGTGTTAGTTTTGAGCCCAAACCACCGACGGCGAATGCTTGAGGGAGATTATACATACCTGCAAACAAGTCTGCATAATATTCTTCCTTATTGGTTCTATTGAGATATGCTTCAACCTGTTTTGCATATTCACCACCATCGTTCGCTTTTACTAAAGCGCCTATGCATAATATGAGTCCGATTGGAGCTAATATGCCTGTACATGTCAATACGATTCCAATGATAAACATTGCTTTCGATTTAGAACCTTGACTTCTTGATTTTTCAGAAGCTTTCTTCTTTTCATTCAATTGACTCACATAAGACTGGAGACGTTCCATATATCGATCCAGATGTTCCAGATCTTCAGGACCCGCTTTCTCCACTTCACGCTTTAATTCTTCGATAGCGTTTTCATTGTACTTTGTTGCGGCGATTGACATCAATTGTTTTACGAGTTTGCGTTTCACAAAACGACCAATCTTCTGTTGTCCAGTAGCAGTAATCGCGTTGATTGCATTAGTCAGAACAGCACGACGGGATTTGATATTGTCTGTACTGGATGCAAGCATAACTGCGGAAGCCATGACTGCGATATATCCATCTGTCTCTTTTCTGATGGCCGCGGAGATATTATGCCAAATCTCATGAAGGATAATCGACATGATTGCTTGACCATACATCTCACGGTCATTCTGTGCAGGATTGATTTTAACGATATCACCAGCCAGAATCACATCAATCGGAAGTCCATGCAACTGGAATCCTTTTGCTTTTGAAATGGAAACTGGTTGTGGAACGTCGCTGTATGTCGGTGTGTAACCATCGGTGACTTTCCGACCATTCTTATCTCGGACATCAAAGAATCGAACTGCAAGATGGCAATCAAACTGAGATTCAATCAGTTTAATCGCTGATTGGAATTTCGGTTTTCTGATCAACTCTTTGAAATCAAAATCTTTTGTTTCAATTTCACTTCTCGCTTCATTGATCAACTTGACAGCACGGAAGATATTCTTGTTGTCAAACTTCATGTATCGAAGATCTTCAGCCTTTGCGGCTTTGGGCTGTTTTGCAGCTTCTTGAATCATCGTATGTGTTTTATCCACATAATCAAATCCAAGAGATTGCATTTCTTCATAACCCATGTATGTAGAACCATGATGTTTATCAAACAAATCAACATGGAATGCACACTCATGAATGTTTTCTGAGATATCATGTGCTGCTTTCTCCAGATCAATCTTCGAATCAGATGCTGTTGGAAGATTATTCATGATATCATCTTCATCTGTGAAGTACGACTTCGGTTTCGATGGTTCTGAAACATAATCCGGAATCAACTTTTGTGAACGGAGTTCAGCAACCTTTGCATTTGCTGCAGGTGTATTCTCCATGTCAACAAGACCGGAAGAATATACAATGATTTCATTTCCATCGGAATCAAAATGACGACTGATAACTTCACCCTTCGAAGGATCGGGTGTCTTCTGAGAAGCATTCAATTTATTCTTCTCAATCTGATCTGCCTGATAATTATCAAGCTTTTCATTTACGCGTTGAGAAATGTTATCGAGAACAGCACCAATCGCACAAACAATTGCCTTTGTATTTGCAGACGGATTTGGACGATCCGGTGCAAGGATTGTATCTCCTTGCACCTGAATCGAATTTGCTCGATCATCAACGACAATATTCTCAGCAGGAATCTGATACATCGCAGCAACAGCTTCCAATGCAGTAATCAGCGAATCAGAATTCTTTATCGCCTTTTCTACGGCTTCTTTTGTGATTTCAGATGTCATATAAATTCCTCCTTTCATATTATGTGTTTGATGGATTTTCTGCCGGAGTTTCTGGATTAACTGCCTGATCCGCTGTCGGAGTCCCAGCTTTCTCTGCACCATTTTCTTGAGGATTAACCGTATTCACAGCATTTTCCTTTGCAGCCTTTCCAGATGTTTGTGCCTGGTATGCATCAACAATCTTCTTATACGCTTCATAATACGTATTGAAGAATTCTTTGGTGATGGTGTTGATTGTGTTCATCTGATAATTCGCAGCAACTTCCTGAAGCATATCGAACATCTTTTGAGCATTGGACTTTCCACCCTGAGTATTGGTGTCTTCACCGCCGTTTTGTTGAGCTTTATTGGCAGCAGCTTCATCAGATTTCATCTGTGATTCAACAGCCTTCAATGATGTTTGAAGAGCCTTTGTCATACTGCGAGAAACTTCTTCAATGAGCTTCTGAGAATTCAGCAGATCAGATACGATTGAATTCCAGATGTCTGCAGTCATCGCACCAGTGTAACTTGTTTGCTGTTCATTTGGTTCTGTTGTGCTGAAAAGAATATAATTCTTTATCAGTTTCACAGCATCTTCCTTCTGAGCCTGAGCAATCTTCGTAGCTGTTGCATCATCACCCGGATAAAGATCAGCTTTATAATTCTGAAGCTCTTCATCCGTAATTGGATTATCTTTATTCGCGCCAAGGAATTTCGCGGTCACATTTTGAACATTCGCTTCCTTGGATAACACATCCTTTGCAGGAATCTTGTACATTGGGAAATACTTCAAATTCGGTTTGAAGTTTCCGTTTGCAATCGCCTGACCAATGCTCTTGTTAACTTTGTCATGAGTCTTGATCCAAGCGGTCTTTGCAGCATTCAATGCATTAAACGAATTCGGAACATTCGCAAACTTTGTCTGGATCCATTTACCGAAGCTTCTGATTAATCCAGTCAATTTCGAAAGAACACCATTCTTCGGTGCTGTGTTGACAGGTTGTCCACCGATCTCAACTTGTGGACCGCCATTATTTTCTTTACCTTCATCTGCTTCAGTAAATACGAACTGTTCGCAATATGTGAATCCGGGAATCATTGTATCACACATATTATCATCGTATGTAATGACGGTATGTGTATTATGATACAGCTTCAGAACATTCTTTGTGAAGCATTCACCGAGCACACAGAGAATATCCGTAACAAGTTGACGATTACATGTTAATCCGACAGAATCGATTATGTGATGCATCACACCAGAAATACGAATAATATTATCTGCAATATCCGAATTATCTTTTAATGTGCATCCACAATACATTCTATGAAGCATCTTCATTGTTTCAACAAGAGGATGACGTTCATCATTGCCGACTGCATCCAGACGATAATTGGAATCATAGAATTGGTTACCATAAGAAATCTTATCTAACCAATTCACATCCGTGAAGAATGAACATCTGTCAGCAAGGAATCCACGACCATTGTCATTCAATCCAAAGTCTTCTTCACATTTATGGAAGTATGGGCGGAACATTTCAATGGTAGGTGCACACATTGCATATGTCGGTAATGAATCCATTGTAGAATACTTGACAAGCATTGTGCGAATAGGCGAACGTTCCGACTTCAACATGAAATGAATTGCACTCTTTGTATCCTTGAAATTCGGGGTGCAATCTTGTAATACAACATTTCTCATGTTGCAATCAAACGGCATCCGTGTGCTGAGATTCACATCATTGGTTTTGATAATCGCACATTCCATGACACATTCTTGCCAAGGTTTTGCAACTTTCGTACGTGCAAATGATTTCATTTTCTTGTCGACATCTTCGCCATTGTAATCCTTGGCATTTCCGTCGAATACAAGTTTGCATTGATCCGGTGTCATTTCCGCAGCATCACGCATCTGTTGTGGAGAAGGAACGGCCTTATCAGAAAACGCCTTTCCACACATCTTAATCAGGTCATTCGTAAATGTTGTACAGATCTTCTTGGTATCATCCTTGGAACCAGTTGTATCATCATTGAATGCCTTCTTGATCAATAATCCAATATCGAACTTGGAATTGTCCTTATCATCATAACGACGCAATGCTTCTTGATGGATTGCTTCATGAGCATCTTTCGGAATATAGAATCCGAATACACAGATGTCTTTATCCGCAAGATTGGATGCTTGTAATGATTCACGTTTCATACCCATCTTCTTAGGATGATCCGGATCATCTTGCAATCTTGCTCCATAAGAGAACATCTCCTTCAGACCGGCATCAAATGCAAGAGAGCAATGGGACCATTTTGATTTTGTAATCTTTTGGATCTGATGGCTCAATGGTGCAGTGCCTGACGAAAGAACGATGAACAACGGAGCATACTCTCTTCTGCTGAAAGATTCCTGGGTAATGATTTCTCCACGTCTATCTTTGGAATCAAATGTAGAACGCGGAATTGCATAAGCGATCATCTGTTCCAGAGTACATGTATTCAGAGAGCAAACAAACAGAATGAATGTCTCGATGTATTTCATAACGAGACCGCAGTCACAACAAACGATTCCATCTCTGAGAGAATCCTTCATTGTATCTTTAATAGTATTCGGAAGCGCATTGACAACTGCTTTCATTGCAGCAGGGAAATGCATACCATTAATAGTATCATAATCCTTCTTCATATCTTTTGCACGTTCCGTCAGCTCATACTTTGAATATACAGCTCTGTCAAAGAATGTGTTCTGTGCTTGTACCAGAAGATCGAGCAATGTTTCTGTACGAGGATCCATATAAGAATCGAATCCAAGCAGATTATCTCGACACATCTTCACACCACTGTTATCAACGACAAATTGTTTCGCCAGTTCAACTGATAATTTCTCCAGATCAGGAACATTGCATGCAACCAGTCTTTTTGATATTGCTTTGAAAAGATATGAGATGTAAGATGCAATATCTTTTGGAGTGATGTAGATCATCTGATAACGTGTATTACAGATACCATATGATTCCGTGAACTTTGATCCTTTTACAATGGATTCGAGTTGATCCAATGTATCATCATAGACTTTCAGAGATTCTGAAAAAGCAGTCAAGAAATCCGAACCAAACTCAAGCTTCGGCTTTCCGTCTGTCTTATTCACATCAATGATATCCATTACTTTATCGGACATAAGACAAATCTCCTTTTCATAAAATTTGAAATAACAAAACCCTCTACAAGCAGAGGTTTAACAACTCGTTTTCCACATTATAATACTTCGCTTTTTAAAATGAAAAAAAAAATAAAATTTCGTATATATTTCATTTCCATGAAATGAAATCTCATTTCATATTCATTACAAAACACTGCCAATCAACATTCCAATTATCATTGGGGATATTTTTGAAAAAATCATAATAGAAAATTATCATGCTGATTGGACATTATATATTATCTTTTGACAAAATTTTAATCACTTGAGAAAGGAGGATACTATATATCATGCGTAATACTCGTTGTCCTTTTTGTATCAAAATTTTTAATGACAAACATCAATTCTGTCATCACATAGCCAACGTTCATAATGATCAAACTCCAGAGGACGCTGATCCTCTGGAGTTTGCTTATTCTTTATTGGTTCATAAACCGATTGGAAGAATCTGTGTCATGTGTCGCAATAACAAAGTGAATTTCAATCAACAGAGTTTGAAGTATGACAGAATTTGTTCAGATCCAAAGTGCAAAGAAGCTTATGTCAAAATGATGAAAGCTAGAATGGTGAAAGTCCATGGACAGGAGCATCTTTTAAATGATGCCGATATGCAACGAAAAATGATTTATAATCATCCAAACGCACGGGATTTCGTTTGGGATGAAGATCACAAATTTCGGGTGATCGGTACTTATGAAGAAGATTTCTTGAAGAAATTGAGATCTATTGGATGGAGTCCAAACGATGTAATTGCACCGTCTCCAAATAATTATTGGTACAAATGGAAAGATGGTACATTGCATCTATATATTCCCGATTTCTATATCCCTTCTTTGTCTCTTGAGGTTGAAATCAAAGAATCAGATAATCATCATCCGAGAATGGAACATGCTCGGGAAATTGAACATCTGAAAGATCAACGTTTAAGAGATGAAGAAAAGAAAACCCATATCCATTATATCAAGATCGTTGATAAAAACTATGACGAATTCATGCGGGATTATGTTAAATCCGATGAAAATAAACCGGAGGATTAATTATATGAATGAACTTTTGCAATGCATTGATCAAATCGATCAATCTGTGAATGATGCTGAAATCAATGTTCTCGAAGCTCTTATCGGATCATATGATAAAGCATTAATGATACTTCAAGAATGTGAAGTCTCTGATTATTCCGCCTTCGAAATTTTCCAGGAAGGTGAAAAGTGGGATAAGTTTAAGGAAGATACCAAAGCTCCCATTCTTGGAAATAAGGGTGAGAGTCTCATCAAACGTATTCTTATGATTATACCACGTTTGATCCAAAAGATCGCTGCGCTTATAGCAAAAGCGTTTACAAGAAACAAAGCATCGAAACAAAAAATGGAAAACGATGTTCAAACATTGAAACAAGCGGTACAAACTTCTGAACCGTTTGAAAAATTTGAACCAAATGAGTTTGAACCGAACAAATTTGAAGCTGAACCACAACAACAACCACAACAACAACCACAGCAACAACCACAGATGCAAACAATCGAACCCCCGAAAAGAGATGAATCAGAACCACAAGCTTCTGGGAATGAAGAAACGAATTTAGAAGATGTTATTCTTCATGTCAAAGGTGCGACATTTTTCGGTCAAAAATTATGGGATCTTTCGAAGATTTTTGATAAGGATTCTGATTTAGAATCGCCAGCGATAAAAGTATCATTTTCAATCCCAATGGAGTTATACGGCAAACAGGAAGCGAATGATAAAGTAAGGGAAGCACTTCATCAAGTTGATCAAACTATTAAACGTTTAGAGTATGAATATAAACTTTTAGAACAGGGAAGGAAAGAAAGTCGCGAATTTCGTGTAAGAATCGGTGATGCTGTTGAAGTTTTTGAAAAAATGAAAGCGGTCTTTAATGAGAGACATGACAAAAGAAACCAAACAATCAACACACTCAATAGTATCATTAAAGATCTTGACAAAGCAAATGCTGAATTCAAAAAGAAATACGACGCTAATGCTATGAATTTCCTTCGTGGATTTCAAGCTAGTTCAATGGTCATGTCAGAAGAACAATGGGACGAATATAATCGTAAAGAAAATGCGTGTCTTCAGCTTTGGTTAAATTATACACAAGGAGTGTCCGAAATCGTATCATTGATGTCGAATATAACAGCTACTGAGATGAGAGTGTGGGATAATAACTACAAAGTCGTCATGGATGCTGTCAATGAGATTAAAAATAATAATCAATCGGATTTGGGCAAAACCAAAACCATTAATTTGTCCAAACGTAATACCAACTAAATACTATTTAAAAGGAGCTGAATGATTATGGCAAGACCACGTAAAACGGAAAGACCGGAAACAGTGCTTGATGCAATGGGTCCGGACATGAATGAAGAAACCTCCAACGGCAGAGGTGAAGATGAAGTAGAAGAGGAGGAAACCAAAACATGAGCAACTTCACAAATTCTCCACTCGTGTCATACACACGAATTTCACCGAACAGAAACTCCCCCAGAACAGAGGACAAGATCACAAAGATTATTGTCCATCATATGGCAGGTGTTGGTTCTGTTGAATCATTTGGAGAAATCGTAGCATCAGAAGCAAGACAGATGTCTGCAAACTATGCAATCGGAAATGACGGTCGCATCGGTCTTTATTGTGAAGAGAAAGACCGTTGCTGGTGTTCTTCTTCCAGATGGGCAGACAACCGCGGTATCGCGATCGAAGTATCCAATTCGAAACTCGGTGAACCATGGCCAATTTCTGACAAAGCTTGGAAATCATTGGTCGAACTCTGCGCAGATATCTGCAAGAGAAATGGTATTCCAAAAATGACATATACAGGAGATACCAACGGTGTACTGATGTTTCACCGTTGGTTTGCTCCAACAGGCTGTGTTCCAATTAACACGACTGAAGTATTGACTCGTGAAGGTTGGGTTCCTGTCAGAGATATTCAAATCGGTGAAATCATCGCAACTGTATCTCCAAAGGATTTCTCAATTCATTTTGATCGGGTTGAGAATCTGGTTCCTGTTCATAAGGACACAGTATTCACAACAAATGACATGAGTGTCACAAAAGAACACAGAGTTTTGTTCTCTGACATGACAGGATGTGGATATCGTCTGGATGAATATCAAAAGATTTGTGATCGTTCATTCACGATTCCATCAGCAGGTTCATATGGTGCAAAAGGAATGGATATCACTTCATCTGAAATGATATTCTTACTTGAGATGCAACGTGTCGGTGTGTATGATGAAAATAAGAAGTCTCTTGAATTCACATACATCATGGAATCCAAAGAACAATACTTCTATGGATTACTCCAGAATCTCGGATATGAATTTACGAAACATCAGGATGATTTGGGACCGGTCAGATTTTGTGTCACCGACCCAAGAGCATGGGAGCTTTGTAAATATTATCTTTCCGGAAAAGACTTCAACTGGAAATGGTTGGAAATGAATCCAACACAATTCTCCTATTTCATTTATAAAGCAACATCTCATGTTGATACTGGATGGAGTAGAAAATACACATCGGATTCCATGGTGAATGTCGATATCGTTCAAGCACTGTGCGCACTTAATGAACGTGGAACAAAATTCATCTCTTCTGAGAAGACATTATATATTGATAAAGCTTTCCGTATTATCGAACCTGGTAAGAAAACATCTACAGAAGATGATGTCGATGTTGCATGTGTTACCGTGAAATCCGGATGCTTCCTGATGAGACAAAACAATGTCACAACCATAACTGGAAATTGTCCCGGTGAGTATATCTTCTCACGTGCACAACAGCTCTGTGATGAAGTCAACGCATTACTCCCCGAAGTGGATCCTCCGGTTATTCCGACAGATTTTGTTCCTGGTGCATTGGTGAGCATTGCACCTGACGCAGTGTATTACAATGGTGCGGCGATTCCGGATTGGGTGAAAGCTCAAAGATGGTATATCGATAGTATCTCCGGAGATCGAGCAGTTCTCGGAAAGAATGAAACTGGTAATTCAGATATTCATTCCGCTGTCAGTACAAAGTATCTGACACTGATTCAGAATGCTGCAGCACACGAATCTGTCCGAACCGTGTCATATCTCACAAGACTCCAGAAGGGTGAACCGATTTACTCTATTTCTCAGAACAAAGTAAAACGGATTTCGATTATCACTGTTGGAAGTATTTATACTATTATTGAAGAAAATACAATCGATGGTGTTAAATATGGAAAACTGAAATCTGGCGCAGGTTGGGTCAAACGCGGTGTTGACGAAAAGGTTGTTGATAAAACGATCAATGTCGGTGATACTGTCGTACCAATCACGAACAGATTATATGGTGACGAAGGAACCTTTATAATTCTTGAGAATTCGTATAAGGTACTCCGCGTGGATGGAAACCGTGTTGTGATTTCTTCAGATGGAAAGAATGCCACGGCAGCAGTCAATGCAATGAATCTTAAGAAAATTTAAAAAAAAATAAGGATGGGGGCGAAAAGCCCCCATCTCTTATGATCGATATGTTATCGTCGATGATGACGTGATTACCGTCATCACGCATAAACCATGATCGGATGTATCGAATACTTTCGACCATCCAATCATGATATGATCGAAATCATCGTGGTTTATCAATACACGATGATTCGGAGAATCTGCAAAGACCCAACCTTTTTCTGTCAGAGTCATCTGCTCTTGAATTCTTCCATACTTGATATGGACGATTTTCACGTCCGAGATTGTGAACGCGATCCCATGAATAAACATTGGGATCGTTTCCGATAATTTCTTTTGCATAATTTTTGTCTCCTTTGTTTTTTAATATTTGAATACTTCTATATCTTGTATTCATATTAATTATATACATATGAAATTAAGCTTTTTGCCATATATACATTATTTTTTCGGATGACGGAGAACGATTGGTCAACCAATTTTGTGTCAGGAGGATTTAATAATGGATGATAGAAAAATGAATTCCAGACCACCGAAACCTCTGAAGTATTCGGAGGATACTGTACTATTCGATGTACGATATTCTCGTAGTCCGGAATCTTTTGAGGTTATCACATGGAATCCAATTACAAGACAATTGGAAGTCACTTATGAAGAACCGATTATTGATATCTGGTTTTTGAAGGAAGAATTTCGCACAAACGATTATCAGATATCCCAAGTAGAAATGGATAAATGTTATCCGTTCTATTGTAAACCGTCCCAAGTTTCAAAAGTAATTGCACAAGAGGTTGGTGGGAAATGGGCTGATATATATGAAGAAAATAAAGAGGTAATGAGCAAAAATGATTTATCCAGAAAGATGTGCGAATGTCCATGGGTATTTAAAGCGGATTTTGATCCACCGGTATATTTCAGAATGCGGTGGTTTGAACAATACGGCAGTAAGATTGATATGACGAAAGTCTCTGAGTCATATCTTGATATTGAGGTTGATTCCATTGATAGAATCGTCAATGCCAGAGATATCAATGATTCATCGAATCCAATCAATGCAGTTTCTTTGATTTTACCACACGTCAATATTTGCGCATTGTTAGTATTGGCTCCGCGTCCCAGACATAAACTTGATAAAAAATTCTGGGGATTGTTGGAAAAACAACAAAAAGAATATGACTGGCTTGTTGAGCATCTGGATGAATTCAAAGAGATGATTCGAAATTATGACGAAGACAATATTTATTATCTGAAAGGATTTGATATTCGGATTCACTTATTTGATTTTGATGATGAAATTAAATTGGTGAAGACGGTATTCGATTACATCAACAAATATCGTCCGATGTTTGTAGAATCATGGAATGCTACTTTTGACCATCCGAGACTGTGGCATCGTATCGAATATCTCGGATATGATCCCAAGAGCATTATTATCCCGAAAGAATTCAAAACTGATCAGATATTCTATAAGGAAGATCAGACTGGTAACTTTGCAATGAAGACATCCAGAAACTGGTTCTTTACTTCGACATATTCTATCTATATCTGTCAAATGAGATTGTTTGCTGCGATCAGAAAATCCCAACAAGAGAGACGATCATATTCTCTGTCTTCTGTTGGTAAGGATATGTGTAAGATTGATAAGTTGACAGATACGAAATCTGGTTCATTCCGTTTATTCCCGTACACAGACTTTTTGAAGTTTCTGTTGTACAATGTTCGTGATACCGTTGTACAGTATGCAATCGGATTGAAGACGGGTGACTGTTCTACACTGGTCAACCGTTCATTCAAGTTTGCAACGCCATATCCAAAATGCTTCCAGGAAACTCATATTGTGAGAAATGCGCGTGAGTATTATTATGAGAAATTCTCGAAGAAAGTACAAGCGTGTAGATTGATTGTAGACAACACGCAGGATTCTGCATTCAAAGGAGCATTCGTGGCACCTCCTGAGAAAAATGCTCCTACGGGTTTGGTGCTAAATGGTAAACGTCACAACAACATCATATATGGTGCACTGGATGCTGATGCTGCATCATACTATCCATCTACCAAAATGGGAATGAATATGGATCCAATGTCATTGTTATATAAATGCATTATTCCAAATGATTCATTCCAGAATGGAACCTGTACGAATCGATCTTTGTGTCAAGAATACTTATGGTATGACACAAAGAATCGTGCGCATAATGAAGATTTGTCAGGACCTATCATCAATGCGTATAAGAATAAAAATACGTGTTCGTTGATGAATAACTGGTTTAATCTTCCAACGGTTTCTGAGTATTTTGCGTATCTGGATATGAATATGAAATAACAAAAGGAGGCGTTGATTCATCATGAATCAATACGAATTTACAGACGATATTCCATCTTTGGAATTGGGTGAGACATCAAAACAGTACATGATGTTGTATGGTATCAATATTATTGTACAACGAGCAATCCCAATGTTGGTCGATGGATTGAAACCGGTTCATCGCAGAATCATGTGGGCTATGTATCGTGCGCATAAGAATAACTTTATCAAAGTTGCAGAAATTCAAGGTGATACGTTAAAGTTTTCACCACACTCTGAATTGGGTACACGATTCATTGTTGCTGGATTGGCCCAACCCTTTTCGAATAATGTACCATTCTTAACTCCGAATGGAAACTGTGGTACAGCTACTGCAGGTGATGATTGTGGTGCTGCTCGTTATTGGAGTGCACGTATTTCTGACTTTTCGATGGATGTCTTCTTTTCAGAATTCGACGCAAAGGTAAACATGAAACCGAACTATGATGGAGAATATATGGAACCAATTACATTCCCTGCAAAGTTTCCTACAATTCTTTTGAATGGTTCGAATGGTATCGCATACACAATGTCTTCTGATCTGTTACCGTATAATTTGAATGAGATTGCAGATGCAACAATCAAATTATTGAAAAATCCTGAAGCGAAAGTGAATCTGATTCCAGATTCTCCAACAGGATGTGACATTCTGAAACGAGATGATCAAACATTCGTGATGCAATCATCGTTTGATGTTGATAACTTGAATTATACAATTACATTCAAGAATACACCATATGGAGAATACTTGAATGATATCAATAAACGACTGTGTGCAATTCAAGATGGAGAGCATCCCATCAAAGAGATCTTATCTGCAGAAGATGAATCCGAATTGTCTGAAGGAAAGATTCGGTATGTTGTTCGTTGTAAACCGTGCAACTTGTATCAAATCATCAATCAGTTATTCAAACGAGTTCCTGGATTCCGTGTCACAGTATCGACAAAGAATGCGAAAGTCATTGACACAAAACGCAGGACTCAGCATTACAACGAACGGCAGATTCTTTGCGCATGGATTTCCAATCGTCTGAAAGAAAAGCGTTCATACTATTTGAGAAAGTTGGTTGATAAAACCACTGAACATAATATGATGGAAGCAAAAGTATTCATGTTATCGCCAGAGAATTTGAATAAGACGATTAAGGTATTCCGCAAGTGTGAAGAATCCGATGAAATCGTACAAAGCTTGATGGAAACCTACAAGGGTAAAGTATCATCTTCTCAAGCAAACTACATATCTGATATGAAGATGAATAAATTGACCAATGGCGAATATGTAAGGACGTTAAATAAACTGAAAGAGATTTCTGATGAGATCAAAACTCTGAAAGAAATCGTAAATGATCCGAACCGTATTCGTGATATTATCATTGATGATATCAAAGAGATCAAAGAGAAGTACGGGTGTCCGCGCCGCAGTAAGATTCTGAATCACAATACAAATGCAGCAGTTCATATTGGAATCTGTCAGATATTAACAGATGGATCTGTGTTATTCTCAGAGACAGAGAATCCAGATCATTTCTCATCAGATGTAACACCGATTGATGGAGATGAAGTTTGTCTGATTGATAAGCATGGACGCTTCTTGTGGGTGAATGTAAATAAGATTCCACAGGGTAAACCTATGACATTGACATCGATTGGACGTCAACAGATGGATGCATGTATTGCAGCTGTTTCAAAGTCCGAACGTTCTATTGTGATGCTTTCTAATAAAGGACGAATCAAGTTAATGCCAACAAATCGAATCCCATCTAATCAATCCAGAAAACCATTGATTCCGCTGAACGATGATGAGTATCTCGTATCAATTCTGGAAGTAAATGGTACATCGGATGATTTGTTGATGTACACAACGGATGGATTGGGTAAACGATTCTCTGTGTCTGAATTGAACATGGTGAATTCTCCGGATGCACAAGGACAGTTCATTGTCAAAGAAGATTGTGATGCTGCCGGAATCTTTATCGTGACGAATAAAAAGCCGCTAATTTTCTATGTTACACGGCTTGGAAGAGTCCGATTGAATCAATCCAAATTCCTGGTGTCTGGTAAGAAATTCGGTGGTTTGAAACCCATTATCAAGTTATCATCGCAAGATGATCTGATTGCAGTATTCTGCTGTGACCCCTCTCAAGCAGTTACAATGTATCATGCAGATGGAAGAGTTTCATGTGTAAATGTGAATTCATTGCAACCAGTTACAATGAATACACCTCCTGCGAAACCAAAACATGTTCCTGGTATCAAAGTCATACGAGCAACACTGTCTTGATTCAGAAAGGAGTTAGTTATGAAAATCTTTAAACGTCAGCCACGTGTATCAATCGTGAAGGAAGAACCCGATGGAAAAGAAGTCCTCAGAAAAACTGAGGACTTCAAGTTGTATGTTATTCGGAAAAGCTCTGATGATTCTATACTTGGTACCGTTTTATTGACAACTGCTCAGTTTCACATTCTAAATGAATCCTGTAACGCACAAGGAATCAAATTCACGGAGAGGTGATGTAATATTTTTACCGTTACAATTCGTGCAACATCCGTTATGATCACCCCGGGTTCAGAAGCGCTCATTCCTTTACAACCATTGATCAATCTTCATGAATATGAAGATGAATATCAAGATACAGTGAATGTTCTGGGATATATGTTAGATGAAGAACATGATGTCTTGTATTTCCATAAAGGAATAGATATCAATTATCTGAAAAGATTATTGGTGGATGTTGAGTTCAAATTCGATCCGTATGATCCCTATCAAGAAATGAGATATCAGTTTGAGGAAGTCTATGCTCCGAGAGATGAAGATCAAGAAGATGCTATCGACTTTATATCCGGAGAACATGGACACAAATCAAACATCAATGATTCTCAAATATTCTTGGTACTTGCAACTGGCGCCGGAAAGACGTATTGTGCTGGATACGGTGCTGGTGTATTGGGTTTAAAGACTCTTATCATCATGCATCGAGATAATCTTCGATCTCAATGGAAAAAATCTCTCCATGATTTAAATGGATATACTTCTAAAGAGGTATATGAATTGACATCATCCGAAGAATTGGAAATGATTGCAAATGGTGAATTGGAATATGATTATGATATCTATCTAATGACACATGCGACATTCCGAGCAGGATGTAATCGTATTCGAGATTGTGAAAAGATTCGTAATATCACAAAGAATCTACATATCGGACTGAAGATCATTGATGAAGCACATCTTGAATTCCGCGATACATTAATCATGGATTTCCTGTTTAATGTAAAACGGAATTTATATCTAACTGCTACTGATGGTAGATCATCTAAAGATGAGAATGCTATCTTCAAACATGTATTTGCAAATACAACATTCTATCGTCGTGCAGAGCATTCTTCAAAGAATCATCCTGATAAATGGGTTGAATACATCACCGTTGATATCAACACACATGTTCCAATCAGTATTTATAAATACCGCGTCAATGGTGGTAGAGGAATGTCTGCAATTACCTATGGAAAATGGGTAATCCAGTATGACAAAAAGAAAACACATTTCAAAGTGTGTAAAGAAATCTTAAAAGAGATTTTTACAAATGAATCGACTGCGAAAGTAATTGTGTTTATGCCGTTGATAGATCTATGTACGGACTGTGCAGAATACCTGTCAAAAGAATTGAATGATGATGACGCATTTGATTTTTATCTTGAAATCAGAACTGTGAATTCCCATAATTCAAAATCCGAAAATGAATATAATAAAAAAGCGGATGTAATCGTGACTACGATTCAATCACTTGGAACTGGTTCTGATATTAAAGGTATCACCGATATTATCAATTGCTCACCGATTGTATCAAAGATTGTTGTAAAGCAGGTGCTTGGTAGAATTCGTTATATTGCGAAGCCATGTCATTACTACGACATCGTAGATCAATCTGTACAAGCAGATGTATATTGGTGGAAGTCTAGATCTCGTACATTAAAAGCATTGACGACGAAGTATACACATCTTACGTGGTTAGAAGATAAAGGAGATGAACAAAATGACTCCGATTAAATTCATAGAAGAAATCATGCATAAAAAGAATCGATTGATTGCGATTTCGTTAGTTCTGAATATCGGTGCATATATCATCACCCGTTTAATTATGAATCGTGCATCATTATCGGAACGAACAGAAACATTGATCACAGGTGGCGTTCTCATTATCAGTACAGCATTCGTATTGATTTCCAATAAGAAAGCTGATAATAAGATAAGAGAATCATCATATGATCGAATTGAAATGGAGAATTATGAATTCGCAAAAGCTGTATATGAACATAAGCTATATGAGGATTCACAAATCATCCCCGTGATTAAGGCAACGCAAACAGTCATGAAAAGTAAATCAAAAGACATTCGTATTGGAGGGGCCTGAGCCCCTCCAATCATTTCTTTTTTATTTATCAGCTTCCTCTTCCGAGGACGGAGGATGTGTTTTAAAATCATGATCCTTCGGATCATAATAAAACTCCTCATCAAAGACGTTCGGAGGATCCGGGAGATCTGGGAATTCGATATCAGGATCTAACTCATGTAATCTTTTTTCAAGCCAGGAACGATAACGATGATCATCACCAACGATCCAATTCATCAACGAAGAAAGCTTGTTATTCAAAACATCAACTTTCTTAATCAGTTTTGAATTCTCTTCTCGAAGTTCAGCAACCTGCTTCTTGGTTTCTTCGTTCAACTTCTTGGTTTCCTCGTTGACATCTTTCATTGTCTTGGTCACATATTCCATGAGATTCTTCTCATTTATGATCTGCTGTTCTTTCGCTTCCGCACGATATTTTCGATATGAGAATATTGTTGTAAGAATTGCAGACAATCCCGCGCCACCGCCGATTGCGCCAACTACGACAGCGATTGATGTTGCTCCATCCATAATAATACCACCTTTAAAATTTTATAGGACAACTTGTTGTCGTTCCTTAATCTTGAGTTTGATTTCCATATTTTCCGAAACATCAAATTAGGTGTTTTCACCAAATACATATGTGGAGGCGATTCTTTCAAATGAAAAAGGGTTTAAAACTAATCAAAGTCGAAATTGATTCGGATGGAAAAATGAAGTGTTTCACAATCTCAAAATCCGGAGAAGTTGCATCATTGACGTTGACACGCACGCAACGTCATTTGTTCCGCCGTTATACAGATCATGATTTCATTGATCAGATTGAATCGGAATTCGGTCCAAACATGTTGGATGATACATTTGTAATTACGATGAACGGCGAAACTGTGTTTTCTTTGGAATAAGATTGAGTATGATGAAATCATGCGGGCTTTTGCCCGCATGATTCATTCATCTTTTGATTCTCCGTCTTCTGTCTTGGTTTCTTCAACCGGTTTAGAAGTAATGATGAGTTCATCCTTATCTTTTGTCAGTTGTTTGTAAACCTGATGATATCCGGTTCCACATCCACCAGCTGCCAATCCGATAAAGATTGCTTCAACGATGTTATTCCCCATATTAACGCTCGGAATAAAATATCCCCAGACTCCAAGGACAATTCCGAAGATCAGTGAAAGAATGGGAACATAACGATCGATCTTCAAATCAAAGCATGATGCAATTCGTTTTGCAGCATCATCCAGAATCATGACAAATGCCGAAATCGTTACAATTGAAAACTCCATATTTTTATCAACTCCTACATATATATGATTACATCGAATATCGCAGAGCCTGTATGCGATATTACTAAAACGTGGAGGTATGTTTATATGTGCAAGAATCCAGTTGATCTCATTATCAAACATAATAAGGTGATTTTGAAACCGAATGAAGTGAATGGTATGGATCCACGGATGCTCATTGACACTGATGAGAACAATGACACAAAAATCAAAAAGGAGGAAAAGAAAAATGGAAAATGAAAAGTTTATCGACGTAACTGAAGAAGCTGATGTGTCTGATGCAATTCTTGAGCATGAGGCAAATCCAGAACCTGCTAAGAATCTTGATACCGTGTTGTCATCTGCGTTAATGGATAACAATGACAACACGATCAAGATCCATTCTATATCAGCGAACACGTATCTGATGGATCGTGCTACAGTTGACTGGGAGCAAACAAGTCTCCCTGAAAATCTCCAGAAGATTTATAACAACAAAGATTACATTTATCGAGTATTGCGAGATCTTATGTTTACTCGAAATGTCGATGCTGAAGATATGAAGAAATTCGCAACTGATCAGGCTATGAATTTCGTAAAGCCTTTTGTAGAAGAATTCGGAATCCGTCCGAATTATAAAATGACATATCCCGATGCAGCTGAAATCGACGTTGCAATGTGTTATTGTTTTGATGCGATCATCATTCTGATGACCATCTTGACAGAAATCGCCGTATATCGCGCAACTCATCCGGTAACAGCATCTGAAGTAGATGTTGAAAATATTGAAACCCACGAGGAGGAACAATCATGAATATCACGTTCAAAAAAATCCCAACCGCACAGATTCCCGATAATGTCATACAAATCACCGACATATTGAAGTTGGTAGAACTCCCTTCCGCTGATGCCGATGGAAAGGTTTCGTTGTCTCTGTTCTTTACAACAGAGAACAATCCGGAGACATATCTTTTTGAAGTAATTCCGGATACACAGACAGGAGCTCTCTCAGATGTCGTGAATGATATTCTGAAGAATCTGTTTGAGAAGAATATCGAAGGTATCGATGACAATGAGCTGGGTCCGATCATTCGCGCTGTCAATATTGTCGCAGGGGATATTGCGAAGAATGAGTCATTCGATCCAACTGATAAAATCGTCTATCACATGCTCAATGGTATGACGATCTTTTCCAATATGCGTGCACTCAATTGGGAAGATCTTATTAACCATCTGGGTGATATGGAGATGACTGCAAACAATGTCCGTGTTCTGCTTCGTCTTCTGTTGACCGAACGTGTATTCACTCCTCCGAAGACTGATGACAATCCGGAACCGAAAGAAGTACCGGTTGAGGAATTCGTTGCAGATGAAATCAGGAAGTTCCGGGAAAACAACAAATATGACATTGATTACAGCATGTTCGACAATGACATTATTCCGACACGTGGTGTTCTGATCGCCGAGGTCATTGATATGCTGGAGATCTATAATGAATTCATCACTGTCACCAACATGATGAAAGTACAGCGTGATATCCTGAAAGCAACACAACCGGAGATTCCGGAGAATGAGACATCCACAGAAGAAATCCCGACCACTGAAGCAGAAATTGTCAGTGAGGGGTGAGTAAAATTGAAACGGATCATCATTGGTTCTGTTGCAATTGTTTCGGTTTCTTTCATGCTCGGTTGTATTTACCGAGCATGGGAGAATCATCAGAATAAATTAAGACGTATACAGCGTGAGAATGAAAACGCTGCAAAATGTCCATACTATATTGAAGGGAGAAATGGTCATGTTCGTTGTGCACCATAACGACGATGACGGAAGATGTGCTGCGGCAATTGTACAACGCGAATTCACATCATTTGAAACTGTTGATGAACACAATTACATCGAATATGGACACAGTGGTGAAATCGCACATGATTTCATCGAAGAACTGCGTCCGATGGGTGATAGTGTTTATATCGTTGATCTTGCTCTGGATGATGTGATTATTCAATTGATCAGAGATATTTTAGCACAAAAGCCGAATACAAAAATTATTCATATCGATCATCATGAAACGACATTCAAACGCATGGAGAATTTATCTGACGAAGATAAAGTCATTATGTCAAATGAGAATATCACGAAATTCTATCGGAAAGATGCTTGTGGTGCTCTGTTGACATATATCTATTCATGCATGACAGAAGATGAGAGAGCTCATATCGATGAAATGTATTATGACTTTACAGAGGAAGGTAGTCATTTTGCATTCTTCCTGGATACTCCTCAGCAGAGAATCTATCGTATTCCGATGATGTTGCGATACATCAACGATTGGGATACATGGACACACGCTTTCAAAGAAACCAAGTATTTCAATCTTGGATTCGGATGTGTTGGGGATAAGCATCCAATGAATCCTGTATGGGATATCCTGTACGGAAATGATATCACCATTATCGACAAATATCTCAAAGACGGAATGGCGATCTATTCGTACAAGGAATCTGAAAACAGACACAAGATGAAGTTTGCTCATGAATACAACATCTCATGGGTTACAAGAGATGGGGAATTCAAGCAGACAACAATGTTGTGTCTGAATTCGAACGGCAATTCCACTGTATTCGGTGATAAGATCAATGAATACGATGTCGTGTGTTTGTACATGTATCATGGAGATACACAAAAATGGTATTACTCGATATATTCAACACGTGGCATCGACGTCTCTGAAATCGCTGAATATTATGGTGGTGGCGGACATCCGGGTGCATCTGGATTCCAGATCGATGATTTAATTTTCCTTCGATAAAAGCATTTAGATATATGGGGGCAGTAGCCCCCATATATCCATGCGTTCCTTTGATATTGATTGCCCGCGACATTGTCTTTAAACAATATCGATGCGTGCTCGGAGAAACCAATATCTGTATATATACAATCACACTGATGAAAACAAAACCCATCCAAAGTTCCGATTCACTTAATACAAGAGGTGGTAAGAATCAAGTGAATGATGCGCATCACAGATTCATCTCGATCATTGGTCAACGCCGCATGAACTTATTTTTTTTTATACACATAATCTGTGTGAGATGGTTCTTAAGCAATATCGTAAATCCCGAGATTCCATTGAATGAGAATTGTCGCTCTTTTCACCAATATGATTGGATCACGCCTTCACGACCTTTTCTAACGGTGTAACAGTAGGTTCTATTCCATTTAATGTTTGAGATAAGCCGACATTGATTGCTGTTGAGATATCTTGGAATAATAATCCTTGAAGGATACCTGCCCGTTGTACAGCTTCACGGAATGCAACCTTCGTATATGACAATGGATTCACATCCGGATGTTTTCCGTATACATATGCAAACGGTTTTCCGGAATGCTGACATACACGACGTGCCATGATCTCATATGTAATTGAAGGACCTGTCAGATCGATACGATTGATTTCCAAACAACGGAACATCATTTCGACCATGATGTTATATGGGATCTGTGGTGTTTTACTATACAAGAATACTTGGTTGATGAAGAATTCCACATTTGCAACATTCTGTCGAATTGCAACGGAACATACACGTGATCCAGTGTCATATGGAATGATATAATATTCTGGGTCTTCTTGAATATCGTCATAAATTTTGAAATCAACGGATCCAGGAATTGTTAATCTGTCGGAGTGTAATTCTTTTCCTGCATTGTCATAGAACTTGACAGGGACTACACCGAATGCGGATGCGGACGTTGCTTCAATGGAGAATCCCTTAAAGTCTTCGAATACGCGTGGGATAAATACCTTCATTGGAACTTTGTTGACAATGAATCCTTCTTCCACATCATAATATTTGCTATTGACTTCAAACAGATGTTTCTTATCGATGATAGCCGCCTTCATCGTCAAGTCATGTTTTGATTTCAATTTCAAGTTCAGAAGTTTCTGTGTGATGGAGGTTGTCAACAATCCGACTTGTGTAACTCCGAGATTATGGAAAACTCTTCCTGCACATTTTCCACAGATTGCATCATGTGTGCAACATTGTGGTGAATACATTTGAACCGTTTTTCCAACAAAGTTTCCAATGTTGTCATTTGTCGTCATCACAGTTTTTCCATTCCAATTAATGTTTCGATATAACATGTATTGTTTATTGGAATCAGTAATTGTAATTGGTATCGTAACAGATGTACCACAATCAGAGTTTGGATCCGGGTCAATATGTTCTGATTGCAATAATGCAAGGATGATCTTTGCCATGTAGCCGGCATCAGCGGTACCAACTGCAGACGGATATGCACCGGCAACAACTGAATTTGAGAATGCTGGGATGTCTTGTTTTTTGATACCATCCATAAGAGATGATTCAACGACATCAAATTTTCCGGTAATATTATTGTAAACCGGACCTCTCATAACATTAATGGTTTTATAGTTATTATCCAAATTACCATCACCAGATGCATACAGATCATAACCATAGTCACCTTTCAGATTCTTACGAACCATTCCCATGAGTTCTTTCTCAATTGCACCAGATGCAAGTAACTGTTTCGTCGGGTCATTCGATTTCAAATCCGCTTCATGTTCTTTTAACAATTCCATCTTCCGTTGTTTTACATCATTCATAGGACGAACCAATGTTGCTGAGATGGACGATGATAAGAATGAGGCTGCCTGGAATCCCAGTGTATCACGTTTATCAACAAATTTACCAAGCGTCTTTGTATCAATTTTATCCGTGATAACGAGATTGTTTACAATTGTATTCATCTTACCGAGATTCTTGGAATTTAATTCATTATTCCAATACCCCATAAATTGAATCAATCCCGTTGATTCCAACAGAAAACGATTCATGAATAACAACCCCAGAGTTGTTTCAAGTTCTTCTTTGACATATTCATATTCGGAATGGGATAATTTAATTGTATCAGTCGCATTGAATGGTGGTTGTACCATCTTATGTGCAGTACGATCATAATATCCAGCAAATAAACTTTCCAAGAAATCTTTATTGAATTCGGATATATCTGCAGAGAGAATCCGTTGTTTTCCGACATTCGCATTATTTTCAGCCATAACAAAACCCTCCTTATGATTATGGACCAGATTACTGTTCGGTTTTATTTTTTATTTACCATATGTATATTATTATAAATGAATACGGGTGCAATCTACCGTATTTACATGACATTTCGAGATAGAATATGTGTAATCGTACGGATTCTCATAAGATATCCGAAATGATCAAATTTATTTTAAAGGAGGCACACGCCATGATTGTCAACAACATGATCCTAATCAGGGTCGCACAAGCGAATATGCAACAGCTGTTCGCATCAACCCAAATCACCGTTTCTGTGAAAGAAGTAGGTGATGATCCATCATTTCGACTTCTAACCATCACATTAGATGGAAAGAAAAAAGACCAAGCAGAGGTCCAGTTGGAAATGAGGGATGGGAAGGTCATCGGTATTCAATTGAATGCAAATCAGGTTACCGATGTAACGATTGATCTTGTGAGAACCGCGAAAGCGATATCCAAGAAACTCGAAGAACTCAGAAATATAAAAACGGTTTATTATTATGATGATAACTATTTGATCTCGGATTTTAGAGAGATCGGTATCGATTCTGATGATGGAAGAAGAGATTTATTAATCAATAATAACAAAATCTATTCATTGGTCAAGTGTCGAAAGAATCGAGTAATCACAGAGCCACTGACGGAAGCACAACTGATCAATCTGATTCATATTGTGGCTAACTCGAAACATAGCGAACTGGATGTTCGCGATGCAATTGTTCATACCTTCGTCGATTATGACGAGTATGAGTGGGAGGAAGAATGAGAGGATGGATGGAGGTGGGGGCGTTTGCCCCCACTCATCCGATTTTTTTTTGTTATCGTAATCCGTGATAGAGTAATGTGTAACGTGGTTTATCTTCATCGAAGAATTTCCAACGAATGAAATCATCCAATACAATTGCAACACCTGAAAGGAAGAACCAATAGATGGAATTCCGTAAACAGATCTGTCCATACAGATTGAAACATCTGTCGGAATAATCCCACACATTCCATCCAAGTTTGATGTTCACAATGTATCCGGAAATGAGTTCCATCGCAGTAATCACAAAACAACCAATCCCCATTTGCAACAGGAATGGTGTTTTCCATGTATACCATTCGTTGAGTAATCCGATTATGACAAAACATAATCCACCAACGATGAACATAGACCAATGTGTGAAACCACGTCCAATAATTTCCATCAACGCATAAATGATTCCACCGATAACGAATAAAATGAATTCACATATCAAGAATTTCTTGATGGATTCTTTCATTATTCCTCACCTGACGATTCGTTTGAAGTGCGGACACTGTCGTACACAGCAGCCATCAGATTCATGATGTATGTACGATGTTGCGGTGTATCGATGTTGCTGTAATTTTCCTGGATAACACCGCTGGAATTGATTGTCATGGTTGCAACACGCGGAGAACCACCAATGAGAGTCCGATTGATACCGATTGTTACGATGCCATCAAAGAGAGACTCATCCAGCATTGCAATGATTTCCCATTCATCTGTCTGAAGGATATATCTTGTGGAAGATTCAGGAGTCATCGATTCAGTGGTCTCGGTTTCGATCGCTTTGATAACATTATCGAAGATGGTGTTCTGCGTACGAATCTCTGTGATTCGTTGGTCCATACGTTCTTGGATATCGGTTTTCATTTAGAAAACCTCCTTTCATTTTAATTAATTTTCTGTCAAACAGTGATAATGCTCTTTTCAGGATGAAGAATTCTATCATAGTCATAGGGGTCTTCAATTTTATCGGTATAAACAACACCCGTTGTCGAAGTGATTGCTTCCATCTGTTCTTGAAGATCCGGTGACAATTCATCACCGTATTGGAATACACATATCTGTTCAAATGATGAAAGTGTTTTGATATATGCTTTCGCAAAGTTATTGTATGTCGTATGATATGTAACCCAGTTCACGGATAATTGCGCAATTGTCAGAATTTCTTCCGGTGTGTATTGACGACACAATTGTCCATCCGCATGATAGAATATTGGTATCTGTGGAAATGACATCGCTTGTGTTGCCAATTTTGATAAATTGATCTGGTCGGTTTCTGTTAATGAATAATGATCATCACCATACTGGATACCGGATTCGATTACCGATCGACATGTTTTTGACAAAAAGGATATCTTCTCCTGTTTTGCTTCATTTGCATGTTTGTAATCGGTATCCTGCTTTCTGACGAATTGGCCGTTTATATATTTATATGAGAATATGTCTGACATGATATCATATGGGATATTTTCCACATAAATATTTTCCGGATTATCCGGATCACCTCCAACCGTCATCAATCGAGTAATTTCATAGTTTTCATTGATGTTGATAAACACATTATCACCTCCTTAATACAGACCATATATTGTCCACAGACCACGTCCACCAATCGTATCTATTCCGCTATTATAATAGCCGATTGTGAATTTATTGTCATTCACATATATCAGCTTCATATAATTTCTACCTGTTGGGTTATTCTCGACTGTGAATGGGAGTGGTATATGCATTTCTCCAGAGGTTCCTAATGATTTTAAATATTCCAATGGAATGATTGCTTGGAAGCTGGAGCATTCATCACCACCACCATAGATCAGACGTGTACATTGTGCCAAAAGAACTTTCCAGTTTGTGAATAAACCCGTGACTTCAATTGGCATTGGAAGCACCGATAAGTTATCCGTTGATTCAAAGATTTTTGGTTGACCACATGCTCCGTTCATGATCATTCGCCATACTGGATAGTATGATGATCCATTACAAGTGTAGAATGCTATTGTGCTTGGTGGAAATTTCGTATATCCAGATGTCGCAGTAAAGTTTGGAGCCGGGTTTGATATGATTTTTAATGTAAACGCACCGGCATTGTATGAAGTGGCCACACCAATATATTCAATACGAACACCGGCAAGATCCATTTCATAATTGATACCATTGACAGCCAATCGCAAAATGTCATTATCCGAATAACTCCATGTTGTTTGCAATACAACATGCTCATATATTCCGGAGTGAATATACTTTTTTGTCGTCATCAGCCAATTCATCAAGGTTTGCAATGTAATCTTTTGTCGTTTTGACGAACCTGTTTGAATTGCAAATGGTGTAATCAGTTTTCGACCATTACACCCGATCAAACCTGTCGAAGGTTGTGCATATAGATTTGCAGAAGCGTATACTTGCTGTGTGACAGTTGTTGTTAAATCAGATGGTGTTGTCGAATTATTATAACCCAACATCAACGCTCGAAAGTCTGTTGTTGATGAAATTGATTGTGTAACATAGGTGTTTGTATTTGTGTTATAATCCGAATGTGTCCAACGTGCGTCTGTTGTTGCTGTTCCACTAACTTTGATTGCGCCTGCTTCAAAGTATGTCAATATGATTGTTGATCCTGCCGGATAATGTGTTGTCAATCGGGTTGTGCCATTCCAGTAACAATTGATCGCACCAGTTGTTGCACCTGTAGACAATGTCAGATTCAATGTAACATTCGTGGAAGCCGCGGATGCATATGGTAAATAATATGCAATCGTCAAACCGTTATGCAGTTTCGATGCAGGAATCGTGCCGGTCCATGCTGCTGTTGATGCGGTTTGTGTACCGATAACATAGTAGAAACCAGTTCCAGGTGCAGTGATATCTCTCGGAATATCTAAACTTGAAACAACTGTCAATGAATCATCAACAACTGCACCATTTCCCCATGTGATATTATATGTTCCTCTAACTGTGATATCCGGATCTAACCACGTGCAATATACTGTCATACCATTATTATTCGTTGTATTATAATAGAAATCAACATATAATGTGTTTCCGTCAGAAGATTTTGTCATTCTTATTTTTGGGATATATTGTGTAGCTGCGGAATTCGATTTTGAATATAATATTTCAAAACCTTCTGTAGCATTATACAGTCCTATCATACGTACGGAAAACACTTCCGGTTGTCCATTATTATAATTACGGATACATGTCAATTCAATTGTTCGAACTATTCTACCGGATGCTGATGCAGAACATGGGAATGATAAGACGCGGTGCCATCCAACAGTATTCCACCCAGAAAACACATGTGCCATGTTTAATCCAATATTGTGTTGAAGTTTATTCTGGATATACGAATACAATGCAGACACAGGTCTTCTGTGATATGTCGTTGTTGACGTTCCTCCATTTGCGTATTGTGAAATATAATAATCAGCATCGGAAGGAACGGAAGAACCCGTGGTGAGTAAATTGATTGCAGCATTCACACCAGCATTTGTATTCGGGACGTAATCCAAAGCAGGAATATCACCTTTGGCTACGGATGCTGTGGCGGACACATGTCCCGCTGCATCAACTGTGATCTTATATAATCCAGAAGTTTTTGATGTATATGCTTTATGTGAGATCTTCACACCAGAATTGTATGTGAATGCTGCAGTACCACTGCCGACTGTCGTTGTTGTTGCAGCAACGCTCAGATACGAATCGGTTGTAACAGATGACGCTGTAAGAATGCCATTCCACGTAGACCAATTGGATGAATTTGTACCACCAGTATCGTTCTGCCGATACATTAAACTTCCGCCACCATTCGGCATAAGTTGGAATTTATCATTACCAGCGTCGGCTTGAATTCCTACCCAGTCATTTATATTACCTAACAGATTAACTCCTTTGAAGAAGAAGCAACCAGCTGTGTTGTTGACTGTGGTTGCATCAACACTTTTGCACGTCAATGTTTCATGTGTATGACCTTCCAATGAGACATTAGTGCCATCTAATTTTAATATCCCTTTTCCGATATACAAACCAACATCAGTTCCCCATGGAGCGTTATTATGATGATATGGTCTCAGAATGATAGCACCCTTATCAGTGGAATCTCCACCCGTATTATGGAATGTGATACCTGGTTTGTAAGTTGTTGATGTAGCACCATTAACATTCCATTCAACAAGAGTAACTGCATTCGAATCACTTCTGAGATTTTGTTGTATCATCGTGTGTTGTGCAGACAGTTCATCAGTTATAGCCCCAGGTGTTAACAATGTACCATCCGTTTGGAACTTCCAAACTCTGTGATTGTTGTTGTTGTATGTTGCGATACTTCCTGCATTCGAAATAATCTGAACTTCGGTATCGGCACCAAGATACAGCTTTTCAGTTTCTGTCGTAACGATATTGTCGTATCCAACCTGTGTTGTATTTGATGAATTTTTTCGTGCATATGCGTTAGTAGCAAACTCACCGCCACCAATCACCATATTTCCGTCACATGAGAAAAGTGCAGTCATTCCTGATGTCGCCAACGGATACATGACGATTCCAGGTGCAGTATGTGCTTTGCCCGATTTTGTTGTTTGGAAACTGAGTCTAGCATAATCTTGGAATTTTATGTTAAAAATGGTATAGGTTCCATTATACGCGTAAGCAGATACCGTATTCGTGGTGGTATAGTCTAAAATGTACTTTGGTGTCGTAGCATTACTAGCGTGGAAAAAACCCACTTGTTTACCAGCATACAACATCCCATATGGGTCTATTATGGCTTTTGAATAAATCATATCACCCCACAACATATATCCTGGTTGACTGGTCAATGATGAATTCAAAAGGTATCCAGATTCTTTATAACCCTCTGGATAGTCATTGTTACTTTCGATTATCCATCCACTTTTATTTTCTGCGAAAGTATTATGATTACCAGAATCATCACACACAACGATGTCTCTAATACGAATTTCAGGAGTATATAATGGAATAGCAGCTCGTGGTACCACAATTTGTATTTGTGCTTTAGAATTTAAAACACCAAATGAAACAGTAAAAGGATAGCAATTTGATAATGCTGTTACGGCAAACCATCCTAGAGTTGAATTGCTATTACCGATTACTCCAGCAATTGTGAGTGTGTCGCTAGTATATAGGGCTGCGGAGTAACCCCACATGTCAACTTTGAATCCTACCTTGAAATAGTCGTCTGCTGATGTAATTGTAGATGTATCAATCGGCAGTGTTATTGTGATACAGCTAATTGGTACACTCTGGTCAAATCCGGAAAACGTACCGTCTTCCGGATATGAGACGAAACCATCTTTACCAACAGCATTACCAACAACTTCGGTTGAATGAACGGCTTTCCATTTGAAATTTGATGCTCCGATCTGACCCTTATTGTCAACAGATGGCCGGAAACGACCATCTGAATCAAACAATGCAGTCTTCACATTGGTCCAGTCTGTATGATTTGTTGTATTCAGACCATTGGCTCCTGATACAAAATAGATGGAACCATCTGATGTGATACACATCTGTTCGAGACCATAACTCCAAGCAGTTGTTCCATAAGGATTCTTGTCTGTTGACATAACAGCTGTGGTGAAGTTACTCGGTGATTCACCCGCTCCAATACAACAATAACCACCACCAGTGTGGTTAAACACCACACCAATACCATTGACATCATAAGGGAGCATCGCGATAATGTTTCCATAACCACGAGTCGACGTTGAATATCTAAGGTATGCACCTTTATCATTTGCATCGTTGAAATCAAGTAATGCCTGTGTTGTTGAACTGCTTTTAAGTCTAATGCGTGGTGCAATGAAGTATGTTCCGTCCTGATTACCAATTAATGTCAATGATGCCGGTGAACAATAAGTATCATAATCATCCCAGATCAATTCTGCATTTTGTGAACTATCTGCATTTGTGAATCTGATTTTTGGATTGACACAACCATATTCTTTAGTAGCAGTAGTCCCACCATGCAACTCTAAGAATGAAGTGGATTTGGTATTGATTTTCAAACCTTCACTCATTGCGACCAATCCGGTTGAATTGTTAATGCTGAATGGTCTCAGTGTACTCCAACTACCAGATTCTGCTTCACCGGAATTTGTTAATAAAATCCATGTGTTTGTACCATCGTTTCTGAACAATGCACCATAATTTCCGTTGTAAACACGTAACTGTGTTGGAACTTTTATTTCTGCAGGGAATATCGCATTTTTGTCAACATCCCATGAATAAAGATGGTCATAACCCATCATTGAATTTGCTGCAGCAAAAAGGCCATTTTTTCCAAATGCTTGAATATCGTGAATTTCAGAAGGTTTGTTGATATATGTTGCACTTGTATTCACAGCTGTTGTTCTGAATGTCAGACGAATCTTTGACACAGTTGTTTTCAATCGTAAGTTTGAAATGTTGACAACATTTCCACCACTCCAACCGTCGATTAGCGCATTTTCTTTATCCATTATAAATGTGGATGGATCTGATGCATTCGCATATTCAATATCAAGTCTTGTCTGATGACCTTTTGTATTAAACCAGATGTACAATTTACAAATAAATGCATCACGATCCGTAAATGTTAATGTGATTCGTGTCTGCATCTGAGTTGTCCGATTGTCTGATGTATTTGGTCCGACTTTAATCGCGCCGGCTTGCCTCATTATAAAAAGAGAAGCTTTATCTGCTGCAGTATAACCTCCGTCATTCCATGTTGTACCACCATCTGTCGTATATTCAATTTGAATATTATCACTTGTCATGAAAGCAAATTTATCCGCACGGTATGTATTGATGAACGGGGCTGAGATGATAGGTATACCTTCAGAAGTTCTGAAGGTGTCGTCTTTATTCATTAACACATCACCTTCATAATGTGTATGACTGGGTAGATCTGATGAAGTTGCCGCAGATGAACCTGTGATGTGACCTTGAGCATCATATGCGAATTTCAATAATGATTCTGTAGTAACTGCAGTAACAGAATTTGAATGATTAAATGTCAAGCCGGACAATACCAATCCGGTTCCCGCGGTATATGCTGTATTAGTTGGAATAGCCCATGTTCCATCACCGCGAAGAAATGAAGTTTGTTTTCCAGCAGCCGGCGCCGGTACAAGACCTATTGAACCGGCGGTACTAGAAGTTGCAGCACCCATTGTTGTATTCGGAATGGTGACTGTTTTTGTATTTAATGTTGTGACATGACCATTTGCATCACGCGACACAGAATCAACAGCAGTAAACGTTCCACCAAAAGCTGGAGAAGCTGTGGAAGTTGTATCTGTTGTAACAGGAATAACTGGGTGTTGTGTCAGAAATGTACTACCCAAAGTCAATGTCAATTTATTCGCATTAGCACCAGTGCCGTATGACGCTGATGTGACTGCATTTCCAGATCCAGTGACTTCAACTGTTGGAGCAGTCCATGCACTCCATGCATATAAATCATACCATTTGGCAATCTTACCAACAATGGTAGCTATGTTATCCAAGTTTGTTAATTCAGCTTTTGATGAGGCTTTTGTAAAAGCAACATCGAGTTGTACATCCGAAAACTCATATACCATGGATGTGTCACTCCTTTCAAAAGATTACCGAGTCGTTTTCCACATATGTAATTAAGTAATATAGGGAGGGGCAATGCCCCTCCCACAATTATTACGATGGTAAAACAGAAGGATTTTGTGTACAATGGAGAATCAGAATATCACTTGACTGGATGCCTGTGTCCAGATCTCCAACAAGTTCGTAGTTGGTTCCGTCATATATGAATTCGTATACACGCCCAGAAGCCAATACTCCTGGGTCAGGCAGATTAGCACCGCGATATTTAATTGGAGCGCCACCCGTTGCGTTGACATTCAATTGCAGAGATGCAACCGCGCCGGTATTTGTTGCGGAGAATTTCACAATGATTCTGGAACCAGCAACTTTTGTAAAGCTGGTACATGCAACTTCTTTTACGGGTGTTGCTGCAGCTGTTGAACATGTTCCGAAGTGAGTGATCGCTGCAGAACCATCAAATGTTACACCATCAATTGCACGACCGGTTGTCAATGCTGCAGCAGATGCGACAGATTTACTTGCATCAGCTGTGTTATCAACATTACCAAGACCCACATCGGCTTTTGTTACGTTATGCGGGTTTCCGGATGTAACCAATGAGTGTTGATATGCTGCTTCACCATAGTCACCATAGTATGCATTCGAATGAGATGTTCCTAATGCGAGATCACCTTTGATCTGTGTGTATTGTGTTCCAGACCAACGATATGTTGTATCGGAATCTTTGTCAACATAGATCTTTCCTTCTTCAGGAGTGACTGCTGTTGCGGATATGTATTGTGAATTATCCGCATCCCATACATATGCAACATATGGTGATGTGGTTTTATCAAGATACAATGTATCTGCCGCAGGAGTAATCTCTGTTGTATGTTCAGAATCCTCATAGAACTTTCCGGATGTGGAATCATAGTAACCTTCAACTTTATTGGATTCTGTATAGAATGATGTATTGTTCTTATAACCTTCAATGACATCATCTACATATGACGGAAGTTGCGATGATGGAACTTTTCCGGTAGCATCCAATACAGCAACATTGTGGATATTGATTGTTTGCCAAGCCCCACCATCTTCTTGGACTTGGAATGCACCAGCAGTAGAACCTTCACGGAATGCATATGTGGATCCACCACTACCTCCACCAATCAACTCGGAGAATCCGTTTGTAGAATCCCAACGATAAATGATGTCGGTCGTCGTATCGACATAGATCTTTCCGGTTGCTCCGGGAATTTCTGTTGTCTTAGTGGAATCCGTATAGAACTTACCTGTGTTTTCATCATAATAACCTTCAGTGACGTTATCAAATGATGCAGGAATTGCATCTGGATTAATTTTAAATGTATGCGGTGTAACGGATGTATCGTATATGATACATTGTTGATACCAAGAATAAATCTTGGCAAGTTCAACAGCCATATTCGTTTTTCCGGATGGATCCAGATTCGATAATAAATCGACTGCATTACCATCAAGATCAACTCGTTTGGTTGCGTCGTTCAAAACATTCAAGAACGCGAAGAATACTTGAATGTCATTCAATACCGAAGCAGGCATTTATAGTCCCTCCTTTAAATTTAAGACGATGGATTTTGTGTACAATGTAATTCCAATTGGTTTAATGATAACACACCTTGTTGTGTAATATTCAAACCATTACCAACAATGACACCACCAATTGCTTGGGTGGTTGCTGGAGTCACATTAATCGTTTTTGTCGTTGGTCCAGTTCCGGTGATGTATTGCATTTCATCAAATTTTGATAATGTAACAACATCGCCGTATCCGTATTGTGTATTATTAATACGAACCGTAATATCCAATGATGATTTTCCGGCCGGCATTGTGTATTCATAATCGCAATCAGTATCCCAATCATTCGGATCTGAACTCTGTCCAAAATGCAATCCACCAGTTGTTGCAGTATCATTTTCATATCCATATAGATACCAATATATCGTATCATTTGGATCTGCTGGTGTGAGTTTTATTTTGAACTGTGTGCCTGGTTCAATGTGCAAGTATCTGAGTTTGAATGTTCTGGAATCAGATGTCGGTGAACGCCGACCATCATACATGTCAGCATAATTTCCCCAGTTAGCACTAGAAAGATCTGTGACTATTTGACCACCGGTGACAATTGATATACCATCACCTGCGAGATACTCTTTCGATTCACCACCAGAAGCAGAAATAACACCGTTTTCATCAATACTGATACCATCGCCAATGATAACACCACCGAGATCATTTGCAGATGCGATTGGAAGTGTGTATTCTTGAGGGAGTGTTATTGTTGTATCGCCGGATTCTTTCGACACAACTAGATTTCCAGATGCATTTTTTGTTACATCCAAAACACCGGTGTTCACAATGTATTTGGAAGTATCATCCGAATATATGTAATTCAGAATTGCAGCGACAGTATCGGTCGCGGAAGTTTCCTCGGATTCGAAATATGGAACAACCTCGTTGACATCACCAACAGGATCGATATCGCCCAGTGATATCATGTAACCATTACCATACCACGTGGTTCCATCAATTGTGACGGAGACCGCATCAGCTGTTGATGATCTTCCGCTGAAATGATCACTATCTAAGAAATTACACAATGTATCATTGATATTCTTGGATATGACATAAACCGTATACCAGTAATAGGGCAACCCGCTAGTATTTTTCACTCTGGATATTACAACATATGCAGGATTGGTTGTTGTTCTCGTGTAAGTTCTACGTCGTCCAGGACAATCCAAAATCGCCGAGGTTTGTGTATCACTGTAATATGGATGAGTTGTATCATATATCGATGGATCTCCACTAGAAGCTGTTTCTATTGAAATACCTGCTCCGGCCTTATATACAATACTTCCATCAGCAGATAATATACCATCTTGATCGATGGATAGTCCATCACCAACTTTGATACCTCCTAATGTGGATGCTGATGCTGTTGGTAATGAATAAGGTGTAACAGAAATCGTACCATCGGCAGCAACAGTTACACCATTACCAATGATAACACCACCAAGTGTCAATGTTGTCGCAGGTGGTAGTTGATAACTGGAAGGAACTGTTTTCCAAGTTCCATCAGCGGCGAGATACTTTCCATCATCTGTTGTCTCTGGAGCTGGAACCAAACCATGTGTTCCAGCAGTAGATCCATCTGTACCAACAAAATCCGAATAATTTTGCAATCCAGCAAGCTTTGTTTGTTCCTCAATTGTATATGAAGCAGTGGTATTGTCCAGGACGGATTTGTTGGAATGTGTATGAGCCGATGCTTGTAATGCCGTGATATCTTGTTTTACAGATGTATCATCATATGGTGTGACAGAGATTGTTCCATCTTGTGTAACATTGACACCAGAACCAATCTTAACTCCACCAAGCGTATCCTCAGTCGCAGGTTCAATACCTCCAGCTGCAACAGATTTCCAAGTACCATCAGAAGACAAATATTTATTCGCATCTGTAGACTGAGGTGCAGGAACCAAACCATGTGTACCATCCTCAGTACCGTCAGTACCAACGAAATCAGAATAGTTTTCTAATTCTGCTAACTTGGTTTTTTCTTCTCTAGTAAACGCTGCGGTTGTGTCATCGAGGATCTCTTTATTGACATGCACATGTGCTTTTTCTTCCAAACTGGAAACACGGCGTTGAATGGGTGCATCATCATAATTATGAAGCGTTGTTAATTTAGACTTCTCTTCTAATGTATAAGATGCTGTCGTATTATCCAGAACAGTTTTATTTTTATGCGTATGCGCTTGAGCCTCTAACCGATCCAATCTTGGATTGACTTCACTTTTCTTTGCATAACCAGACAAATCAACCTCGGTCCAACCACCACCGACAAGAACCCATTTCTTACCATTCCAGATATATTCGATCGGGTCTTCCAGACCTTGGTTTGGATTCTTGACAAATCGCAAATCTCCTAAACGATTTCCTGTTTTTGGTAATGTATTTCTACTCTCATAAACAGTCGTCGAAGCGATCGACATATAATTCAGATTGGCAATGATATGATCGACTTCTTGTTTTGTATAATAATTGGATAATTCTGCATCTCCATCTATGTATGGAAGTTGGTGATAGTATTTATCACCTTCACCAACTTTCAATCGGGTATGATTCTTTGGTGTTATTTCAACACAAAGAACCCCTCTTGGGATTGGATAATTCGCGATTGCAGAATCATCCCATTCTCGAGATGTTCGAACGATATGATCATTGCTTGCAAAGAAATTATCAGTTTGATTAAATGCCAATTCAAGTTCCTCCTTTCTACAGGATTTAATGAAGCGTTTTTATGATATGCGGGGGATATCCCCCGCATATCTCTATCGTCATTCTTCTGGATCGGAGTCTTGTAACAGGAAAAATCCGTCTGTATAATAGTCGATTCCATTCAGAGTTGCGATGCCATCAAATCCCGCCAATTGTGAGAATGGCATCCAGTAAAAACCGACAGTTGTATTTATGCCACTGGTGCCTTTGTTTGTTGGAAGCGGTACGAATGTGGTGTAATCTTTGTCGAATTTCGTGATACTCAGATCCATCTCATTCAAGGGTGCTTCTACATCACCATATGCGACAGTTATAAAGTTTCTCCACTTCATATTAGTTCCTGATGTATTTCCGTTATTTCTGCATGAGATTGCGGTTTCTCCATTTTTTGCCTTTGAGAATATCATATACTGTCTCTGCAACTTCTGGACAAATGGCGAATTTGATGACGTCAGTTCCAATATGACACCATATTTACAAATGTATGCGCCATATATCCAGTGCGCTATATAACCAAGTGATGAAGAACCGCCACCAAACGACCAATACTCTGTTGGACTTCTATACAGATAAACCGTCAGAAATGAACTTGAATCAGTGTTACCCTCGAACTTAACCAATGGCTTATCACCGTTATAAATCGTCATAATACCATTGTTAGGATTTTGAGTCGAACTCTCTAATTCAATTCTGTCAAATACATCGATCAATCCATTTTGAATGTATTCGTTAAGTTTGTCCGCAGCAGGTTTGTATCCGGTTGCCGCAGCGACCGAAAATTTTTCGTAATACATAAATTAACTCCTTTCGATTGTTGTGACAACAGTACCAGGAACGGCGGTGATTTTCGGTTTTGCAAAACCATACCATTTCGTATCTGTTGATGGAGAAGGACCCGGCCCAGGACCGGGTCCTGGTTTCTTTTCAGGGAAGTAATCGTAATAGGTTCTACCATTCACGATTTTTCCTGTGTAGCTGTCGGTGATGAAATATTTCGGGATCTGGATTAATTTGCGGGTTTGATCACTATCAGCTTCATATCCAATTACAGGATTCGGTAAATTCACGATAGCAATATTGACTGGATTGTCAGGAGAAACACTGCGATCAACAATGTTGATCGCGATTTTATCTGCCATGAAAATTCACCTCCATTTCATAAAAATTTTATAATGCAACCATCTTCGCATAGACTTCCTTGCCGTTTCCGACTGTAATCGGATTTGTTTCTGCTCTGAGGTCTGCAATTGTTGCATACCATGTAAGCGAGGTTGTAGATTCGTCCGGAATTGTAGCTGGGAGTGCTGCTCCGTCTGCAAATGTATCGTAATAGGCATATGTGTAAGTGCTGGGCGATGGGTAGTTGCTTGCTGAGAGATACGCATAGGATTTAACAAGGATTGCGCAGTCTGTAGGAAGACTTGTGAATGCGTTAGAATTTTGAATGGTCGGTGGAGTTGCTTTCTCAAATTTCACACTACCGAGTGAAGCGCAGTTACCAAAAGCCAGGTTCCCAATCGATGTAACGCTGTCTGAAATTGTAACACTCCCGAGTGACCTGCAGTATTGAAAAGCATACGTCGAAATTGATGTAACACTGTCTGGAATGGTAATGTTACTGAGTGAAAGGCAATTGTAAAAAGCATACATCGAAATTGATGTAACACTGTCTGGAATGGTAACGCTATCGAGTGAATAGCAGTACATAAAAGCATACGCCGAAATTGATGTAACACTGTCTGGAATGGTAACGCTATCGAGTGAATAGCAGTATTGAAAAGCATACATCGAAATTGATGTAAGACTGTCTGGAATGGTAACGCTGTTGAGTGAATAGCAGTAATAAAAAGCATACTTCCCAATTGATGTAACGTTGTCTGGAATAGTGATGCTGCTGAGTGAATAGCAGCTGTCAAAAGCATTCGACTGAATTGATGTAACGTTGTCTGGAATAGTAATGCTGCTGAGTGAATAGCAGGATATAAAAGCAAGCGACTGAATTGATGTAAAGCTGTCGCCAATAAACATCCTCTTTATAGCATTTATATAGTTTCGCGATTCATTAGCATCGAATCCGTCTTTCATCAACAATCCACATGAATTGTTTTTTTCTAAGAAATTCGCCGTACCAGTAACCGTCAGCGTAATCACATACTCTCCACCGCTAGGATAGGTATGCGGCTGAGTGCTGACATAAGTTGACACATTCGTTCCAGTCAGCGTCGTATGCGCAGAACCATCGCCCCAGTCGATATCAACAGAACCATTCACGCCAAGTCCGAGAACAGGCTCTCTCCGGTATTCGTCAAGCTCGATAAAGATTCGCGTCTTACCGTCAGTCACTTTGTATTTCTGACCGATATCGAGCTTTCCATACTTCGCTACATACGCCTTTGCTTTTGCGAATGTTGACCACATCCACCCCTGCGCGGTCAGTCCGTCATGAGATGGATTTGTAGGCCAGTCTGTCAGCTCCGCAAACTCTGCTGCTGTGTAACTATGGACGATTGTTCCATCATAGTCGATAAAGTTCACGGCTTTCTTTTCAGCTCCGCCGCCGCCACCTGATGGGACATTGACAGTGAGACTGCTAATCAATGTGGTATCGACATCCCCATTCTCAGTCACAGTATCACTACCCTGTGCGACTAAAGCGCCGTTAGAAACGACTTTACCTTCATCACCCGCTGCGTATGTATTTGGTACATTGATTTCAATGCTATTGATTAGGGTTGTATCGACAGTTCCATTAGATGTAGCAGAACTGGAAGACTGTGAAACAAGTTCTCCACCAGATACGACTTTGCCCTCATCTTGTGCGGTATAGCTATTCGAAACAGAAACGCTGACAGAACTGTATCCATCAGCGTTATCATCTTTTGCTTTATATGCTCCATTTTCATTAATGGATTTGCTGATCAGTGTACTACCACCGCCACCTCCTCCTCCACCGGAAGGATCCTTGTCTGGAAAGTATTTATAGATACTTTCGCCGTTCACAACCTTTCCTGTTGCAGACTCGGTAATACGATACTGTGGAAAGTTGATCAGATATGCCAGTTGGTCGTATGTTGCAGCAAAACCAGAAACGGGATTTGGTTGATTAATGATTGCAATGTTGATCGCACGCATCGCCGGAACGGAGATATCGACAACATCAATCACCAACGTCTCAGCCATAATTATTCACCACCATCCTCATTGGTTTCGTCGATTGGTTGTGTGGATGAAAGTTGAACAAGCTTTCCGATAGCGACATCTGCTTCAAAAGCTTCATCAACAGTAACGGATTCATCATCCGTTGAAGTATATGTCGCAGAAACTTGATATACATAACCGATCTCATTGTATACGAGATCACCCTTTGTATATTCCGTGTTCTTTGCGTATTCTTTGACACGCGGTTTCATCGTGATGATCTGATTTTCCAATGCAGCAACACGTGCTTGGAGATCAGATACGGCAGTTGTCAGAATCGTAACATCGCGTGCAAGTTCTTCGATCAAATGCTCAGTCGGATGATACAATGAATTGTATACATCAAATGTATTTCCTGTCGCGATTGTATTCGCCATATAAGCAGTGAAGTTCATCTTCAGACGAGTTGTCAGATTCAGTTGAACTGCAAATCTCTGATTGATGTTGACTGCTGCAATGAGAATGCGATTATCCGCAATATCAATAGCATCATGCTGAACACTGATGTGGGTGTTATTATTCATCCAGATATAATACGGATTCAGATCATCCACAACATGTGTGAGTGTATCAAGAATGTCAACATACGCTTCCATCTTATCAATGAAAATAGTATAGATACCATTATAATCAACCTGTGGAAGATTGGTCACAATGACATTCTTGAATGATGTAATAAAGAAATCATTGACATCGGTATAGTGGAACAAATGGTCTTTGACAATACTTTCGACTGTATTCTCATATACCACACCACCTTGTGCATCTTCCAGATGGAAATACAGTTTGAAGATCACACTAGAATGCTGGATCGGAAGATAGTTCTCCAGTGTTTCAAATTCATTTGAAATCACCTGATTCAGGAATCCATTCCATACAGCATTTGTGACAATGTCTCCACCGGTCATATCCAGACTTGCAGTCAGATTAATACAAGACGGATCGGAACGTTTGCTGATTCTGGTGTAAACATTTTCAGACACACTCAGTTTTGTACCATATTTGGTAGTCGTATTATCGACCAGATATGGAATATTGTTCACGACCATGAATGCGTTTTCTTGCATACTTCCAGATGCAGGATACTTTGCTGTATTCGGTTGGTACATCTGCTGACAGCAATCACACTGGAATGATGCACCTCGTACATATGGATATGACACAAGCACCGGTTGAGAACCATGTCCACAACCACCGCAGTTGAATCCGCTTTGATTCATAAGAAACCCTCCTTATTTGATTTTCAATGTTTGCTTGATAATGTATATGATCAACGGTGTCCAAAGAAATACTTCTTTTGACATAGAATTATCGAACAATTGGTCTCCGGTGTATAATGACAAATCCCGGATACTCCGTAAACGTCCGTGGATATAATCATGAATCAGAGAAATGTAATCATACCGCTGCAGCTTGTAACGACGGATACATTTATCTGCACATTTACAACACTTACAATCACACAGTTTACATTGTCTCGGATCACATTCAGCTTCCAGAATATTATACACTTCCATCGGGAAATACAGATCTTCACCTGGATTCAAACACCATGCATCACCAGGAATCATGACATCAACATCTGCACCATAATGTGCGAATGATGAATCAACGTATTCCGAAGCTTTTACTGTACGATATTTGAACGTTGATAGATATCGTAATGGTGCTTCTCGTTCAATCCATTGATATGGTGAACGTTGATAATGGAATTCCAATTCACGATCCTTCAACTTGTTTTGAATCAACACGATATTTCCATGTGCATTATCACGAATCATGATTCCTGTTTTTGCCATGAAATAATTGCCACATACATCAAACAGCGTTCTACCATTCAGATGTAATAAGAAACAATTGTGTGCCGGATCATAATAATTGGCTTTGTAATTATCAACCATGTCATCGATCATTTTGATCAAACGAGACCGAAGTTCATAATCCTCTTCACCGATAACAGGCGTCAAATCCTCACCACCAACGGTTTGAAGATCCATGACATACCGACCAACGACTTGTTTGTTAATTTGATCAACATCTGAAATTTGAGTCGAGTACAGACTGTATGAAATTCGATAAGAACCGTCTGTATTCAATCCATCCTGCGTTACTTCTGTGACACGGATTAAATGTGTCATTCGAATATGATTTACAATGAAGAAATCATTTTCTTTTGGCATTATAGTTCCCGGTATAATGAATGCTTCTCCATTCAAATTATAATCACGAACCGTTGTAGATCCAGCATTTCCATTTTCTGGAGATAAAGGTGACAATGCCAACAGAACCATATTCTCGATTCTCCGATAACGCAATGGGGAATCTCTTCCAATGATCTGATACACATCATTGAATCCAAGAGAATCAGTCGTTTGTTGTTCGTCGATATTAAAGTATGTCACAAGTGTTCTACCACTTCCAGTATACTTATTGATTCTGGAATGGAGGAATTTATCATACTTAAATATTTGCTCATCGACCAATGATCGTTCATCATATATTAAACCAGACACATATTTCACCACACTTTCTATCAATCTTGAAAGATACTATAAATATATCTCCCAGAGTTACGAAACTGTTTTACAGCATATATTTGCGTGAAATTATTTTTTCACAAGATAAATATATCATTATTTTGCATACGGAAATCAAAATTCATTTTTCCGTATAGAAAGGAAGGAATTTATATGGTAAGAATCAAATTAGCTTCAAGATCGGAATCAGATGTAACGAAGATGAAAGCAAAAGGATGGGTGATTAATGTTTTCAGAGAACGAAATGAACGGGATGATTTTGTCATCGCAGAAAGGGATGCAATCAATACACGATTCACATTGCAATTGGCGAAAGTGCCTCATACAGTTGAAGTGAAGAAATTCGTCAATGGTGAATTCATTGATTCGAAATTGTTCCATGATCCTGGTTGTGGATTGTCAGGGACATTATGCATCTCCGAAGGAAAGACGGTCACAACAACATATGCATTCTTCAGAAATGAAATGCTGATGGAACTCATGGAACGATACGGATTGAAACGAATTGAATTCGCGAAAACGGATGCGGCAAAATTCGATAAGTTCGTATACGAAAACGATTTGAGTATGTATGGGAAAGGAGAAGGTAAACCAACATTGCCTCCATTCCATACGGATGGAACATACGAGGAAACAACACCGCAGCAACCGAATATGCGGAAGTTCCTTGTATCTGGAGCAACGTATGTATATGAATACAAGACATGTACATTGACAATTCCACAACAATACGACATTTGGAAACTGGACGAGTTATTGAAACATGTAACCGATTGAGGTGATCATCAGTGGGAATAGAATATAATTATCCACTAGAGCAATTGGACAAACTGGTTGTGATGGTGTATCAAGAAGGAAGGACACCATTATTGCCAGACGCACTCAAACAGGAAGTTGCATTAAGGTATCAAGAATTACAACACATGGATGATGACGAAGACGAGGATGAAGATTATCGCACTGCGGTTCAACAACACGAAGATGCAATGCGGAAGATTGAAGAAGAACGAAGAAAATCTCATTCTCGTAATGTTATAATTCTTGAATTGACAGAAGAGGAAAAACGGGAACTCCATGAAGGAATGTCCGCTTCATATGTAAGAAGCGATCCAAATTCCGAATATAATATGTCTGATGATGATATGAATGCGGATGCAGAACGAAAAGCAATTTATAAAAGCTTGCGGTCTATTGGCAAGATTTATTATCATCAGGAAGATTATCGGAATGCAATCAATATTATTCATCGAGCGATTGAATATTCTTTGCGCAATGATTATCCGTGGCTAACATTTGAAGAAGCATGTGAAGAATTCAAAGAGGGAAGAATCAAATATACATTCGCACAACTTCCGTTGTTGTATATTGATTATAATACTCAAATTACAGATCCGAAAGTATTGGCGGGAATCGTGTCTGGTGAGATTCATCTGATTGATAAGGATCAAGAACCTGTCAAGAAGAAGAAAGTCAAATCGAAACCAGTCGATGCAGATTATACAATCATCGGACCGGAAGAACATGCGGAATATGTCAAGATTCACAATGCTGGATACAATACTCCGATTTCCACCATTCTCAAATCTTGTTCCACAATTTACAACCGGTATGTCATTCCATCATCATTACAATTCGGATCCAGCCAACAGAAAGAGCTTCCTACAGTGGACTGGACACAACCCGGTGCAGGTCAAGCATATTTCGATGCGTTGCATAATATCCAACATAATACAGTATCCGATGTTGTATCATTCCTTAATGAGCAAAATGATAAGAAACTGAATCATGTCATCGGAAATGGAATGAGAGAATTCACACATGCTTGGGGACCAAAACAAGAAACATCGTTCAAAACATTGTCGACATCTTTGGAGCATCATGATAAAGCGGTTGAAATTGAGAATAGGATTCTCGAGATGATGCGACAGACTAATCCGCAATTATAATCACGGAATGATAATATGTGGCATCTGTGTCCGGTGTCACATATGTGAATTTCTTCATTCCTTTCAAATGGATTATGGTGGGGCTTTCGCCCCACCACTTTCCTTTTTTTTTATTTGATTTGAATAGGAGGTGTATTCGGAATCGTGGATATCAACCATTTGTTTTCAAATGAATCATCAATCCGAATTCGAATACCAGAACGGAGGAATGGGAATATTTTCAGAGTGTTTGCAGTATCATCGATTGCAGAATTCTGATAATTCGAGATATACAATGTGAAACAGTAATCTGTGATTCCGGATGTATAAATCTCGAAACCTTCGCCTTCTTCCAGTTTCCTCACATGTAATCTCTGTACCTGTCTGTCTTTAATGTCATAATCACTGAGATGTGATAATTTGATACTACCATTCAGACGTTCCCGTTTCCATACCAAATCGTACTGCTCCAACAATTTCCGGTTGGAATATTCCATAAATCCCATTGATGTCGAAGTCAGATGGTAAATCGGAACACCATTGATTGTTGGAATATGATGAAGTTGATTATATGATACAGGATCATCACCAGTATCAGCGTTGATATTATCCAGAATATCCGGTTCCACATCAACATTGTTTGAACGTCTGATATCATCTGTCAGATATTCATCAATACCATATTTTGTATTCAAGTTGAAAATATACTGAACAGATTCATCCATGACGTTTGCATGACGTTTCAGAATTTCATAGTATGATCCATATACATTTCCATCCAGGTCAATATACATATTACCCTTTGGGAATAATTTGGAATCCACCACATCATCAACCAATTCGACGATATCAAGATTCCGCAATGATGTCAGGTTTCTTAATTGCAAGGAAGTTGGTGATAGAATAATGATATCATCCGGATCAGAAATGAATCGACCATTCACCCAGAATTCATAACGATCACGAGACAACGGTGTTGCAATGTATCCTGTTAAGTCAATGATTCCATCTTCTGGAATTGATTGAGAAGCATATCGACAGATGCCAATATAATTCGTACGAATCGTATTCACATCTTGATTCAGAGCCAGATCAATCGTCAAACGTTCTCTGAATGTATTCTTGAAGATATTTCCAACAGGATATCTCAGTTCCTTTTCTTTGTCATAATACACGGTAAACAAATCATTGTCACCGAGATTATATGGAGATACATCATGATCTGTATCGAGTTGATAATGATTCTGGAGATAAACCTCCATTGTTTGTAAATCAACATCCGGATCTTTCGGAACGAGAATCACTTCATCTGGTATCAAACGATGTTTGATATTCGAAAAACCTTTCCAATCTTCAAATTCTTCAAGTTTAACCCAATCCGCATAATGTGTTAATGGAATTGACGCATGTGACATATGAACCGTAATGACTCCTCCAGACATTGGATGAGAAGGATCCGGCTTGATGTAACATACAAAATCTGCATCAACATATTCGTCAGCGGTTGTCTCAAGTACACGAATACTCGGAGATCCTTCGGTTCCTGTGATCAATGCAGTGAACATAACAGACGAAGCAATCCCGTTGAATTCCGCATTCGCATTGTTATTCACACATGCTAATGTAACATATGTGTCAGAAGCAAATCCATCGAACATACGGATGATTGATGTATTGAATTTCGGAATCTGAATATCGGGATCGGTTGTGATGTTTGATATCGGATGTTTGACATAGATATCGAAATCATCATAATCAAATGTCGTTTGATCATTCTTCGCCATCATATCACAGAATCGAATCGGTGAACCTGTGGTGAATAATCCACTGCGAGATGGACGTTTGAACATGATCGCTGATTCAATTCCAGAAGCTTCCAAGAAATCCTCCGGAACATCTTCCAATTCAGCAGGATAATAGATTTCGTTTTCGTCATAATGTTTTCTCAAACGAATTTTGTCATATGGATTATGTGATTCTGTCTGTTGTTTATCCAATGCTAACACCGGTCTGAATCGCACTTTACAATTCATTCCACTCATTGTGATATCATCAAAGATATCTGAATGATCATACACATAATAGATCAAGATCTTTTTCGATGTATAACTTTGATCGGTGAATTCAATGATCAATTGTGTCAAAACATTCATTGTCCAGTCATATGTTGGATCATCATCGAAGTGTGCATGATTTGCACCAGATTCAACAACGGAACGCACACTGTATTCTGATGGATCCAACCAACGTTTGTGTTCCCAGTCATACAATCTGACTTCGACTTGATCTGTATATGGTAGATCCTGAATATGTGGACGGAATGTATGGTCTAATTTTGCACGACCATTTGAGATATACACCATTGCAGCATCGTATGTGATTACATTATACCATGTAGAAGGTGTTTCCAAATAAGCCATATACAAAGTCAAACGGTCTTGGAATTCTACCTGATACTGATACTTCAATGTCAGATCGGATATTTGTGTTTCAATTTTACGTTTTTCGGCAACTGTCTTGGCTTGTGACATTTGATATGATAAACTACGAATTCTACCTTGCATGTCATGAATCGTTTTGATTGTCTCATTGAATAAAGATGTATACTTTTTCTTTTCCTGATCATAAATCAGACTCTTCCGTTCTCTATCCCATATATTATGATCATTCGGTTCATGACGCAATAACGGGTATAATTCCGGATTTGTCAATGGATTGAAATCATGACGGATTGTATTGATAATCATGATATGACCAAGTTGTGAAGTTTGCATCAGATCTCCAGAACCGATGTAAACAAAATGATGTTTTGGATCAATTGTTTCATCCAAACGATTCGGAATCTCATCATGAAACATCCAATTCAAACGGGTGTACACATAATCGGAATTTGTTTCGACGAAGATAGGATCACCCGGTAATGAATAACAATCAATGAAATCATCTGCGGGAACATGTGCCGCTGTTGATAATGGTGGGATTGGATAGAATTCACCATCCCATTCGGAAAATTCATCCAAGAAATTCCGAATGTTATCATTCACGATTGTACATGTCACATCCGTCGTGAGGTATTTCTCCATCACAACAGGATCGGTTGTGTGGAACCATCGTGCATGATGTTCATCCACCTTCAGTTCCAATATTCCGTGGTTCTGCGAATGATTGATCGATGTAATTGTCATTGGGAATAAACTCAAACCATCATCTGTGTAGGCATATACAGTTTGTCCAACAAAATACTTTCCACCCAATGAAGGTAATGTCACACCAACAACCTCGTTATGATATACATGACACGGTTTGAAGAACATTTCTTTCGTTGGTCTGTTAGATTGATCAACAACAGACAATGTATTCATTCTTGCACAAGACAAATACAATTTATCCCAAGGACCTTGTAAATTTGCTTCACGTGGAGGATTACAATATTCCGAAAGATGTGTCAATGGAATGAAATGATTTCCACATAATAATTCATAATGTAATTCTGCATGACGAACATTGACAACGTCATCATGATCGTTTACATCGAATCTTTCATGAACATTCATGACTTCCATTGGAATACATTGTAAACCGGAATACCGTTCAAATGTCTTCAGTATATCGGAAGAGATTGACACTTTCGTGAATGTGAAATTGTATGTGTATGTATTTATGGCATTTCCATTCTTGTCATAATATTTTACGCTCTTTTGCCATTGTGCATACAGGTTTCCATTTACAAATGCATTTTCACATGTTGGTACAAGTCGCAATACACGATAACCGGTTCCGGCAATGTGCTCGTAATCAACATGAAGTGTGACTGTATAATGTCCTTGTTGATCATTCTGAACATCTGGGAATTGTACAAGAGGACTTGTTTTCTCGATCAGAAGTTCTGCATAAGCTGGAGGTGCACCCAATATACTTGGTTGTGGTCGTGTTGTCAAATCGACAGCATCCATCACATAGAAATCGAAGATGTAATTCTTCATGACGTCATTACAATAATCGACCAACAGTTGGAGGAATTGATTTGCTTGTGATGAAGAATCATAGAATGAATCGATCACTTCTTTTGTTACATCAAACTGATTCACACCATCCGGTTCACCGAGTAATTGTGTAGTTACCATCAGATTCAAATGAGCTGCCCAGAATTCCAATTTGTGTTTTGTCGCATCATCAACGACATTTGGATTATCGTCATAATACATTGACATTTGTATCAGCATCATTCGATCCAATGTTTCTGCCCATTGTCTGTATTCATGCAGACTCATCGGTTGATTCATCTTCTTCAGTTGTAAATACAATCGTCTGATTCTACGAACCGCTACACTCTTGAATCCAGTACATTCGTATACTTTCCTCATGCACATCAATACCTGGTTTACAAGATATTGAATCGTGTATGGATCATAACCAATCTGAGACAATCTTGTCAATTGTTCAATTTGAATCTGTAACGTGTTTACAACATTCAACATTGGATTCAACAGCGAACCAAGCAAGAAGTAGTTTGCAACCATCAATGTGCTTGGATGATGTGCTTGTAATGAACCACCCTGCGAATCAACATAGGCTTTCATCTTCTTGCAAGTTCTGTCAATGACTTTTCGATATGAATCGATTCTGGTTTGTGTGTTCCATATCGATTTATAATCCGTCGTAAAATCATTGATCACATCATAGATTTCCGCCAGGAAAATAGAAACGATATTTGCAACACGTGCATCATCATAATACGATAATACTTCAGAATCGTATGAACCGAATTGGATGTAATGATCATGATCCAATTCATCTTGCATGACATAATTGTATTTTGTGTCATTTTCGTATACATTGAATACGAATGGATATCTTACACCAACATCCTGAGGAGATTCAAACATATCATGATTTGCATCCAATGGATATTGCATTCCAGCATATGTTGTTACACCCTCGACGTCAGGGAATACACACAATTCTTTGTCATCAGAAGATAATGCAGATGGAGGTAAATGAATCACGGAATAATTGATTTTTTCTTTGGGAAGATCCATATTGATTTCGGATAACTTCAAATCCGCATAACGTGGATAGAACTTTTTCCGAGTTACCATATACATCAAATAATGCGCGAGTTTATCTTCATTGCCTTGCATCATGGACAATGTATAGAATAAGAAATTCAATGCAAATGGGGCACGATATGATTCTTCGGTATAATCAACAACATTATCCGTCATTGCATTCGAGAACTCATAGTTCATCTCAGATGGATATTCCAAGAAAATATCACCATCTATTTTTTGTTTCATGATTTTAGACAGAATGGATATTTCCGTGTTCATATCATGTTTCTGATAATAAATCTTGGAGAGTTTCATCAGCTGATTCTCGACATACCAATATTTGACATAACCGATATGACGATCAACTTCTTTTGTGAATGCATCGAAATCTCTGAATTCAATATCTGTCAGATTATCAGTCTTCAATTCAACCGGATTCTCCGTGTCTGTATACAAGAAGAAAAACTTAAAGAGCTCATCACCACGAAGATTATCATTAACATAGAAGACATTTTCGATTCCTTTGAAATGTTTGATATCAGGTACATCGAATATCCAACACGGAATATCATCATCATGATTATATTTCAATGCGATGAAGCACTGTTCGGCCACAGGACGATTGATTCTGTAATCATCTTTATCCGATGATGTGAAATAGTTCGGATACATGATATCATATGTACCGAGTGTTGAGAAAGGTGGTCTGTATAATGGTGCTAAAACGGCTTTCAAGAAGATGTCATAATTATCACCATATAACATGTCAATGTCAACACGCTGGACACCATTCCAACTTGGATCTGCATGTGTCAACTCATCCAGATCCAATAAGAACTTTTCAAATTCTCTCAGATATTCCATATTGATCAATGATGTAATGATCGCACCATTGTAATATGTCTCATAACATTTCCTCAGTAATTTCAGCAGATACTTTGCAGGATTGATGACATGCTTCGTATAGTATTGACGTGCATCTGTATCAGTATATTTGATATTGCGTTCATGACCGAGATCCAGTACATCATTCTTGTACGATTTCATTGTATCAATCAATGCATAACATTGACGAAGTGTGTGGAATGAAGCAATATTCTTTCCAACACGATTCAATGAAATTGGCGGTGTACAAATTGGAAGATGCTCATCCACATATGTATTTTGTGAATGGATTCTACCACCATATTCGTTTGTCACATGATTGTATTGATCATCATAAACATACTGTGTTCCCATCATATCCAGATAGTTTACTGCAGGGAATACTCCGGACACTTCATGGAAATGTTTGATCATATAGATACGGACATGAGCTTTCTCCGATTTATACCGTTCGAAGTCAACGGTTGTTTTTTCTTGCATGTTTGTAATAGCACAACCATTTCCTGTCATACTACCAAAGTTCGGAGAAATCATAATCTCTTTACTGACGATTGAGTCAGAGATCTGAACAATACATCTGCATCCATTGAACTGTGATCCAACACCCTGGATTCCCATATCACTATAACGAATCACAGGATTGGCTACGTTCAATTTGGTAATCGGTATTTCAAAATCCAGAACCTTTGATCCATCCAGTTTGTAGATTGTGAATGTAACGTCGGCAGCATATCTCCATCCGATTTTAAAACGGAAGCCCTTTTCATCAATACCGACATACCAGTCATCGGACATATAACCATTCGTACAACAAATGACTGTGAATTTCAGAATCGAAGACATTTCGTCCGATAAGAATCGTGCTGCTGGAATATATTGGCGATTCTCTGTTTCATAAAATGCATGAAGTTTCTGACGAACAAATTCATCACGTTCTCCAAAATGCATTTGATCGAAAGGTACATCTACGATGTAATAGTGATTGAATTTATCTCGACAAACATGTTTCTTGTCTGTCTGAGGATATTGGGCAATGACAGCATGTGTATTTACGAGCATCTTACTCATTGCATTCTGCAATGATTTACGATACGTTTCTGCGAGAGATTTATCCAGATCTTCGAAGGTATAATTTGATCGCTCCATCAAATCAACCAACATCTGGAATCCCATATTATTTCCGACAACGTTATATGGTTGCTCGGTTAATAACATGGATGATGGTTCCATTTCTATCAGTTTCTGATATCGCTGATAAATGTTCTTCCATTTGGTATCATTGTATGTCTCATGACCTTTTCGTATGCCGGTCATGTACTGATGGAAATGATGAAACCAATCATGGTAATTCATGATAGCCATAAAGATAGACTCCTTTCATTGAAAGTTACAGAACCGTTTTGTGGGGCCTAAGCCCCACGTCACGAAACCTGTTTTTCATATATATATAATTAATATGAATAGAAGAAATCCATGGTGGATCGAAAGGAGGTGATAGATATGACAAATGTCGTAATCATCACCGTTCCTGTAGACACTGAAATCATTTGTGAGTAATGATTAAGAGTGACGAGCCCCCAAATTTATTTGGAACGTCAGAAACCATGGATTTCTAATATTCATTAAAGAAAGAGTCTTTAAGACTCAATAAATATTTTAAACTCCGCAAGGAGAGAAAGTGAAGGTATTAAAATGAAAAACATGAATTCTAAAATCAACGAGAACCTCGATACTCTTAAGTCTCTGGCGTTCGATGCCAGAAATGCTCTCATGGAAATGAGAGCAACATTTGTCGCATGGAATGAGGAAGCATTCCGTGCGATCGTCATGGAAGACGCTGAACTCACAGAGGGGCTTATCAATGAGCTCCGCGAATGCGGGTTCGAAACAGAATCCATTGATGACGGTCGCAAGATCGTCAGCGAGCTCATCGAAAATCTGGGCGAAACTGCCCGGGAAATGAATGAAGCTCAACGTGAACTGACTCTGCAGAATCTCGTCGGTGGCTCAACAAGAACCTGCTCGGAGTGTCATGCCCCGATAAACGACACCGACGAATATTGTCCGATTTGCGGTTCCAAGGAGGGTGCACTGAAGCCCTATGTAGAGCCGCGGAGAATTGAGTGTGTCACATGTAAATGCGGACGCACTTATGATCAAGAATATCGCTTCTGCCCGAGCTGTGGTAAAGCGAATTCTAAGCACAGCTTGAACAAAGAACCTGATGCATTCGACATATTCAAATGATTGTGCCGAATGCTACATAATTCGGAGTCCCGCACAGTAGGAGGTTCAGCTCCAGAGATTCCTGTGCGGGATGAAAAGATTGAAAAGGAGATGAAATGAGGGGCGCATCACGCGCCCCTCTATCATTATTTTTTTTTAGCCATTCCAGATTTTGCCAATATGCCGTTTTAATTCCACCAAGATTTTGTTAGCTGATGCGGTAACAATCATACTTGGAATCATACGTTTCATGATACTGCCAGCGGATACAAACATGGAGATTTCAGTTTCCGGATCATCTTCCGTAAATGGTTCCTGTCCTTCTGGAATGACTTCGGAAATAACTTGCTTGGATGCTGCATAAACAACACACTTATCTCCGATTGACACATCATCACCATGTTCAATATAAATCTCGATCATGACGTCACAATGTTGTCCTTTAATTGATTGACCATTGATCGGTTCTGTCGGTAATGAATACAGTGTATCCAACTTATACACGGAATTCGATTTATCATGTTTATCCAGAATTTTACGTTTCTGGATATTCTCTTTGAAATGTGCATCAAGCAATTCAAACAGAGAAGGAGATAACTTATCCATTCCCTTTGTTGTATACATTCGAATCTCTTTGACAGTTCCGGCATGTTTGGATTTGATAATACGTTTCGCAGTATCAAGTGAATTGGAGTCACTCTGGAATGCTTTCAGGAATGCATCAACTGCTTTATCACCAGTATCTCCAAGACCGAATACAATCAACGGATCTCCGATTTCAACCTCGTCACCAACTTTGACAATGGACTCCACATCATCGGTTGCATTTAACTTTGATGCCTGACGCATTGTGACATGTGTTCCAAGTCGTTTTGACATCTTCTCTGTGATCATACCAGCATCCTCATATGTTGCATATGTTCCACAGAAAGCAACCTTTGCAAGCGGACCAACATTCATTCTCACCATTCCAGAAGAATCCTTGGAGAAGAACTTTTCATGATATGCCAAAATATCATTCTGTTCAAATGTATCTCCGGGTTCGAAATTGGATTTCAGTTTGTTATCCACAAAGAATCCGGATCCGGGGTTGAATGAATATCTGTCGGATACTGGTATCGCTTGTTTCTTTTTTGATGCGTATTCGACGATCATGTATCCATCGCTGATCTCCAACACTTTACCATTCTCTTGTGCAGTAACGGCAAATTCATCAGAAACATATGCAGCAACCAACTCATCGACACCATTCGAAACAAGAACCGGTTCCGCTTCATCAGTAGGAAGAATATGTCCTGTTTGAGATGTTGCGATTGCCGTACGAATTGCGTCATCACGAGAAACAGTTCCTGGAGTTAATAACTCGGAAAATGATGCGAGTTGCAGATCATTGTAATCTGCATCGATACCTTTTGTGGAAGTATAACCACGAACAGATTCCAATTTTGGATCAACCGTCAATTGTCGATTGATACCAACGTTATTGGAGTTTGGCGTTGAGATGGCAATCTTACCAACCATGGAATCATCAAATGAACGTTTTGCTTCAGAGTATGCTTTATCTTCATTGACTCCACCGAATCCCTTCTTAGAAACATTTTCAGTTTCATGAAGTTCAATCATAGGATTCAATGCAGAAGAAGTCGCAATCGTTTGTACATTCATCAACATTGTCATGATTTCATTCGGATTAAATTTCAATTTAGATTCTTTGAATTTTGATCCTGGAGCATTGTTATACTTTGATATTGCAACAGCCAATGCGTGATGAATCATTGCGGGTATAATTTCGGAAGAACGAATACGATACAATGAAGCATTACTCTCGGATGTGAAATTATTATCCGCCAACAGATTTGATGCATAAACCAGCATGTCACACAAATTATCCGGTAACTTATAATGATGACACACATCTTCTGTGATGGCATCTACAAAGAAATGATAATTTGTAATGAATGTTGTTTTCTGTGAAAACTGTTTGAAGAAGATCTGATTGAACATATCCACATAGATTGAATTATCATCCATGATCGTAGATTCAAATTCGGTTGTTGTATATTGTCTCGTATTGATTCGATAGAATCCATTGAACAACAACTGATTCTGAATGGTGTTCTGAACAGCCAATGTTTTATCCTTGAACGGAATCTTCATGAATCCTTCTGCGTTTTCCTTGGGTCCAATATAACGATATTGTGCACCAGATCTCTTCAGCAATGAAGACAGACCCTCCCATGCAGCAATCGATACACCGACAGGCAACATGATACCCATCAGCTTCATTTCTGCATACATGGATAATTTTGCTGGTTTGCCCTTATTATACGCTTTCAATATTTCTTCAGGAAGTGTCGGGAGAATATTGTCCGTAATGGTTCTGTTATGACGATCCAAGCCCGTTTCTGTATTGATAACAAGTGGAACTTGATCGATCATTCCACAACAGAATTCATTTTCATTCACAGTAACAAAATTGAATTCACGCAAACATTGTTCGCGGTTGAATATGATTCTGCATTTCCGTTCTTTATTTTCATAAGAGAACCATTTCTTTGCAAACTCGTCGTATTCAATCGTAGAAACAAATCGGGAATTCGTCACAGAAGAAGAACCGTATTTGACATATGGATTCTTACCATTGGCGTCATTTTTCTGTGCTACGGCCTTCATCAACAGGGTCAAATCAACCAACGATTTTGTGTCATATCGTTGAACAGAAATCTTGTTGTAGTTAGATGTCAACATGACAAGTTTCTTATTGATCTTTAGAATTGGAATCGGGAATTCCTGTTTTCCGATCGTATACCAAGATCCATTATACAAGAACTTTCCATTCACCATCTTCGGTATGCGGATGTTGATGTGTGATTGTGTACCAGTCTTCTTATTCTTCAAAGATACTTTCCAATTATGCATCAATGAAGTGGAATCGGAAATATCCGTGACTTCAACATTCGTAACAACAAATCCTTCTGGAAGTTTTTGTAATGTCATAAATGTTGCGACGATATCCTGATCCATCATTTTTTCTTCATATTCTTTTGATATCATTGGGAATGAAGACCCATGCAATGCTCCATGATTTGTGGTTGTTAATTTCAACGGTTTAATCGGAGGAGGGAGTGGTACATCTGTTACGGAAGAAACAGCACCAGTGTTCAATTCCTTTAAACGAATTTGACCGATGTTTGAACGCAATCTCATCTCACGTGCTGATGTGACTGTATTCATTGTACTTTGATCATTTGAAACCTCACGAGATCCTGCCAATTGGGAAGAAGCTTGATTGATTAATTGATTCTCTACAGGATGATCTCCACCTTGTTCCAGATCTTGAGAGATTCGTTTATAATCCGATACAGGTGCATTATTCGGAGAAATACGATGAATCAACGATGCATTGATTTCAAATGTCTTTGCATTGTATAATTCATCTTTCTCTGTTTCTGTAGAATCAATACCGAATCGATCTTTGATATTCTTCAAAGATTGTTTGAGATTCCCTGAACCACCATCTGTATTGGTGGCATTTTCTCCCTGATCTGATTCCGATGTATCTGCATTGATTTCATCCATCAAATCGTCAATGCTGGAATCACTCATAGATGCGGGCTTTGATGATACTCCTTTAAAAGGAACACCGATTGTTGAACAAATGTTCTGCAAAGCTTCGGAATCACTCGGCATGATAGAACGCAAATCCAGTTTATAATCTGCTCCGGTAGAACGAAGGATCACTGTTGTATCTTGTGTGGATTTTGTTTGACCAGCAATACAAGCTCCCAACAGACCATTGATCAAATCCGCGTTCATGGAATCTTTACTGCTTCCATCATAAATTTTCACACGGTCTGTATTCACAACCCATATTCTTCGTTTTGCCCCAGAGAACATTTGGGCAATTGTATTCATCATCCCAATAACATGATTACCCATATATTCGGGAGACAATTCTCGAATGATACGGTTCAGTTGATAACATACATCCGAAATCGGGACATACACATTTGTATTTGCCGTTCTTTTAATCGGATATGGTTCTACCGTTAATTGCGGAACCATCTTCTGTTTCATCAAGTATTCGACACGTTTTTTATATTCCTGCTGAGATAGTTGATACTTGAAATTCATTGGACCTATCTTACTTGCGACGGAATACGGAATAATAATATTTTTGTAATTGGTACGAGGTGGTGGCATTTTCTTGATCAATTCCAGATCATATTCATAAGAACCTGCCATCAAAAATACAACAACATTATCCTTCTGATCCGGAAGCGCATATGGTGTTGATACCGGTTGCAAATTTCTTCCAGTGGAAAGATCTGTTGCTTCTTGAATAAAGCTCATATATTTCACTCCTAACGAAAAAAAAAAATGGAGGTGTTTGTGTGTTTCATTTAAAACAAAACACAACTTATTATCACACATGTCCGCTGTGTGGAGCGAATCTTGATCCAGGTGAATCGTGTGATTGCCAAAAGGAGCAATCAACTGCTCCAAAGGTTACCGAAAAGTCCGATAACAATATGAATGAAAGGGGTGTAATGAAAAATGAATAGTAATAATATCCCAAAAGCAGCGTTGTATTTTATCACATTGGAAGACATCACGGGAAATTGTCATGATGAAAATGATATCGTATACAATTTTGCGTTACCGCTTGAAAAAAGAATGGAACAATTTCTTGATGTGATGGAGAAGAAATTCGATCATATATTCTCGCCGGATGAAATTGAAATATTATCTTCATATGGACAACATCAAGCACATGATTTCATAAATAAAGTCCGTGAATATATTTATCCTTGGATGCAACCATGAGTGTAATTCCCAAACACTGTGGTCTTTTCCTTTCTATTCTATTTTTTTTATTCTATCGCCGGGTTACCCATTCCCGACGATACTCCTTTCTTTTTTGAGAACGATTTCTGCCATAGGCATAATTATCATCCTTCGTGATAATCAACACCACAGATATCCGTTTGTTTGGGAAGAAAAAATGTACGGCGGGCAATTGCCCGCCGTGCGACTTATAATTTGTCTCTGTCGAGAAATTCTGCTTTCAAGATTGCATTTTCCATATTCACCAATCTCTGAATCGTTGAAATGGATACAATCATTTTCTGTCTGTCTTCCGGGGAAGATTTGTAATACTTTGAAACCAACTGTGACACATTATTTACAATCGTCGGTTTCAATGTTGCAGTCATCTTTTGACGAATCTCCGCAGGTGTAATATTCCAGTATGTCAAAACATCATGGAACATATGTAAGAAGTTTACCGGTTCATCATAGAATCCCCATGACATAATAAACTTCATATCCAAATCCGCGGATATCATTGTGACTTCACATAAAATACCTGGTTGTACCTTATGGATACTTTCCAGTATTTCTGTCAGTTTCGATTGCGATATTGTATTTGTGTCTGAATTCAATAACTTCACAAGTCGATCATTTAACGCAGCCGGTTTAATAACACCTTCACCAACAGCTTTGCATAATGCTGTCATCAGGATGTCGTTATTGACTTTATGCGAGAAATCAATATCCGGCTTCACCTCAACAACTTCATGAAGTTTGTTCATCGCTTCTTGCGACATCATCGATTTCGCTTCGTCCAATGTCATGATATTCATTCCTTTCATTTTTATTATGTTTCAAGTCGATATGCTCGACTTGTTCAGATAAATAATATAATTATACAAAAATAAAAAATAAATAGAATGGTGGGGCCGAAGCCCCACCACACTCTGTTTATTATTTGAACTTTTCGAAGAAAGATTCCTGGATAGGTTTTCTGGTATCCCATCTGCGAAGAGAATTCATCGTGATATCCTGCTTGAACAGATAATCCATCTGCGAAATACAGTATTCAACGATTGCTGCATTGAGACCGGTCTCGTACGGAATCTGAATGCCATGCATTGCACCTTCGGTTACAATACGTCCGCAAATACGAAGAATCGTAGACTCATTGGTCTGCTCATCAGAAATCTGATTATCTTCGTTCTTCTTTTCGATCTTGTTATCAAGATCGAATACAACCGTACCACTTGCATTTTTGACAGTGTTAGCCACATCTTCAACAACCTTGTTGGCTACGGTTTCTTTCAGACGTTCCCGCAATTCATCATAGCTCTCAATGTTCTTCAGTTCTTCCTTCATATCTTCAGCATCTGCCGTGAAAGCATCATCCTGACGATCAACAACCTTAGATTGAACCTTCAGCGTCTTCTCGTCAATCTCCTGGACGATTCCACTGAGAATCGGGGAGTTGAGTTTATCACGGGATTTGCAAAGATAATCATAACAGCCACAACCGTAATTATCACGAATGTGTGTCATGATGGACTGATCAATCATTCCATCGAGATCTTTTGTCTCATCGTGCATCATTGCACAGATGATATCTTTGAGAACGTATAATGACAGCTTTTCACGAAACTTTCCAGCATCAAATGTTTCAGGGGTTTTCACACCCATGTTTTGATGCATTGTGGTATTCATATCATTCGGGAACTTATTGTTCGCACCATCAATGATAGAATCCAGAATAGACTTGATATCAGCCGGCATTAGTTATTCACTCCTTTCATTATAAATAATTTCCAGCCTGGCTAACATCTTTGAATTTCATATTATTACCAAAGATGATAGCTAGACCATGTTCATTATCGAAATCCCAATCACAATCAATCATGGTATCCCATTTTGATGAGCGGTCATTCGCATAAACGTATGCCGGTCTTAGATGCTTCTCCGGATGTTCCCAATCAGCAGACTTTAGTTCGGATTCCGACATCTCAGATTTCCAGCTCTCCATGTAATCACGAATCTGTTTTCGAACAGAATCATTGAGGAGTTTCTCGCTATTCTTTACGATATCGAGAGCTTTGTAAGTGCTTTCAAGAGATATTCCTCGTGGAATTCTGACCTTGTATTCCTTGCCGAAGAAATTCATGTTTGTAGTATCATATTTCGAATCACTTTCTTTGATAGTATACAAAAGCTTTTCGAATTCATCCCAACTTTTGGCAATCTGCTTAAGACCGTTTTTTGCATCATGTACATAAGTGAATATTCTGGTATCGGTCTTGGACTTATTGCCCATCAGGATTTCGTCACCACGTCCATTATTCGCGAGAGGAATAAATTCGGCACCAGGATGACCAGCATAATCATATTTGCCGCGATCACGCAAAGATGATTCAATGAGCCCCCATTCACATCCTTGGAACCATCCGTCAGCACCTTTGATTCCGATATCTTCAATACCGGACTCGAGTAATCGTTTGTATCCATCTGGAAGAGATCTTCCGATAATAGATTCGCACTTAGTGATATGTGATTTGAAACGGTCTAAATCTTTTGGTGGATAGTAAGCTTCCTGAACAAAACTCGGTGCTTCTTTCTGAACCTTATCAATGAACTTTTGACCGATGGATTCAATGCCCTTGACATTGTTTGCTTTGCTTCTCTGTGCATGGAATCCATCATTCAGCATCTTGATATATGCTTCAAAATCTTCTGCGTCCGGTTGTTCCTTTGTATCAAAGACATAAACCTTTCCGTTATAGTACAGAAGTTCGTCATCACACTGAATGACACCGAACGGGACTGTTCCTTGTGGATGTAAGAATTCAGCATCCTCTCCAACAAGTTCATCTGTCCACATCCACATGAGAATGTATGTGTTATCGACAACCCAGTATTCGGTATCATATCCTTTTTCATCAGGAATGTTAATAGATTCATTTAATATTTCCTGATAAGCTTTCGACTTATAAACCTTCTTGAAACCTTCAGGAAGTTTATAACCACAACCCGCTTCGATATAGTCTGTATCTGTTGGATCAGGGTTCTTAAATGAATCAAGCAATCCCTTCATGGAATCAGAAAGTTTCTTGATCTGGTTTTCACCAGACATGTCATAGACTCCATATACCTTATCCTTTACAGAATAACCGACCAGTTCATCATTGAAGCATGAGAACAGTGGAATGAATACACTGAGCTTTCTTGCTCGTTGGATTTCTTCCGGGTAATAGACTCTACAAATGATATGGTATTTAGAACCATCTTTGACCATCATCATGTATTGTCCATGATGATCTTGACGCCATTTTACAATGCCTTTCTCCGTGGAAAGATATCGTTTCAAATCCTCCGGAAGAGGACCTGACTGGGCTTCTATCTTTTGAAGACGTTTGTCAGAACTCTTCTTCCGGAGACCGTCAAAAAAACCTTCTTGGACGGGTTCACCATCATCTGCAGGCTTTTCACGAGTCTCAAGCATCTTCAGAACACCGGTTGCTTCAGAAACAAAAGCTTGAATCATTCTCTTTACAGTCATGATTTCACTTTGTTTCACATCAGCACGCATCATCGCCATAAGATCAGATAAGCAATGATTCAACCGCAGGAGCTGTTTGATTTCGGCTTCATTGAATACTTTCTTCATCTTTGAAGCCTTATGAACGACACGATTGCATTGTCTGCCTTCCTTGCGGAATGCATCACAAAGCTCTTCGATTTCCATCTCATTGTCGTTCAATATACCAAGAGCTTTTCTGAGGTGAATATCAAGCTCCTTACCGATATTACCTCGCGTCAGAAAAAAAGCTTCTTGTGCAACATCAGGTGCGGTTCCTTCAGGAGATTGCAAGAAGTCTTTCAGCTGTTGAAGCGTCATACCCTTCAGTCTTTCAGTACCCTGTGCAAGCAGCTCATCCATCGTCATATTATCAAAATCGATATCAGAAACTTCTGATGGAGTATCTGTCATTTCAGAAGAAGTATCAGTGCCGAGTTCAGCATTCAGATCATCTTCGGTCGGTTCATCTGTTGCACCCAAATCATCAGATACATCGGACGAATTGGTTGCATCCAGATTCACATCATCTGTATTGATGTCTGCATCAGCATTGGTATCATCCGAAATCTTTTCTGCAATTTCGTTCGAAACATCGTTAACCGTAACGAGTTCCTTTTGACCATCCGCTGCAGTACCATCATCAACAGCCGGTGTATCTGTCGGCGCAGTTGCATCTGCATCTGTTGAAGGTGCGTCACCACTGATTTCGGGTGCAGAGTTGTCACCACCATCAATGGAAACAGAAGCTGCATTTGGATCTGCATCCGGAGCAGTATCAGGATTACCGAAATCAATTTCTTCCTGGAAGAATCTGGAATGTTTCGGCTTCTGATACATTGCTTCTTCCATACGAACAACATCCATCTTCGACATTGCGTTAGAAGTAACAGCACCGAGTTCCTTTGAGCTGACACGATTCAAATCGTCTGCAGCAATAGCATTCTTCTTCTTTCCAGAATTGACAGGAATCATGAGGGCAAGATAATCTCTCTTGGTTTCACCATCAATTTCGAATTCGAATGCTGCATGGTATTTATCAACAGGATCAACAAGAATCAGAATACGTGTTGGTGTGACGAACTTCCAGATCTTATCGATGTCAGTGCAGTTTACCTTTTCACCCCAGATTTTGAATGCTGCATCACGAATCATAACGCCGAGGCCATCGGCATCACGAATAATGTATGCAGTCTCAAGTTGCTTTCTGGTGATACGATTCTTCTTGTCCAGTTCAAACAGGACAGGAAGCTTGACATAATAGTCTTTGCCGTCACATTCACCGAAATTGATTGTAACACGGGAAGGAACGCGTTCGTCATTGATATGAATCATATCACCACCGAACAAACCTTCTTGATACAATTTTTCAGTATATTCTTTATACATTTTATCCGCAGTCGCATAGACACGTTTGTCATATTGATGACCGGTTTCACGTGCGAACTGTGATAATGTTGCATATGCTTCCTGAACAAAATCATCTCTTGTCTTGAATTTGGAATAATCCGTGAATTCAGATTCTTGAACAGTCGCATCACCAGGAATATTGGTAACACGTCCATCCAACATGTTCAGTTCGAGCGAAGTGATCTCGATGTCATCTTCCAGAGGAATGCTCATTCGGTTAAACGCTCTTTGAGGTTTACCGTTCATACTGAGGTCATCCATCTCTTGGAACAGATGGGCACATTCGAGAATTGCTTCATCCATTTGTGCTTCCTGGACGGCTTCTTCATCTCGTCCAGTTTTTGCTTGAAGCTGCTTACGAATATACTCAAGCATATTCTTCTCTCCTTTACATTTTTTTTTTGAAATGGGACATATATCGTTCTTAGGTACTGGAGACATTGTGTATACTATTTATAGTATCACACCAAACACTTCGAGAAAAATCTCTGAAACCATGTCTGGGGTCAACTCCGATATACCAATGTCTTCCAATTCCAAATCACCCTCTAACGTTGTACCGTTGATGGTTGGTTTGTTCTCAAGATCATTGTAATCCATATGATTCACCTCACATAGAAAGGATCGTGATTTTATGAATCCATATCAAGAGTATTTGGATCGTGTTGCAACAATGTACATGCAAATGAATCCGGATAAAAATCCGGATATCATTCGTCAACATGTACAAGAAATGACTGATCGATATTTCAAGAATATCCCATGTCAGTTGCATAATAACATCACACACGAAATGATCAATACTTCTGTATGTGATACATTCGACTGGATTGAACAACGTTCACCGATCATATCCGGAAATGGGACATTCTTCAAACAACACGACGAATATCTCGCTCCTGTTGTTGTCATGTTGGAAACATTACAAGCTGAACGTAAAGCCGTTAAGAAAGAAATGTATAAACATGACAAGAAGTCGGTAGAATACGCATTGCTCAATACAGAGCAAGGTTCGATCAAGGTCATTATGAACGCAGACTACGGTGGGTCTGGAACAACGTTGTCTCCGTTCTATAGTTGTTATATCCCGCCAGCGACGACGGGATCAGCTAAGGTCATGACCACGACCTTAATCTGTTGTCTGGAGATGCTTTCTGGCAATAAAGATAAGTGGGCTATGATGCAAAACATCAATGGCTTATATGATTTCATCAATATCGTATTGACCGATGAAGAAGAAAGAGAAATCATTGATGTGAAATATGATGTGCAAGAAGTAGCCGGTGCGTTATTGTCATTTGTACAAAATTATTCGGTTTCTGATTGTATGTATTTGAAGAGGTATCTTGCGACATTGACAGATCAACAGAGAACAAAATTGAGACATGCATTCCAAGTCAAATATGTTCTGACAACATATCTCGCTGATGAGATTCATATGTGTATGGATTATCTGAAAGCACATCAGATTGATTGGAATAATATCACAAAAGAATCTTTACAGGTGTCTGGATTTGGTACAGATATTCCTGAAGAGATTAAAACATATGTCGAAAGAATCAATAAAGTGATTCTGGATAATTGTTGTTATCCATTCATATTGAATGACAATGAAGTCCGTGCTGCAGAAATGAGGAATCGTTTAATCGTATGCGTCACAGATACAGATTCATTGATGGTTCACTTTGCATCCTATGTCGATGAATTCCAATCAAGAGTGTCAAACTTCCGCGACAGTTGTATCCTTGCATCAGCACTTGGAATGCGTTTATTTGTTGAAGCAATCATTCCAAAGATGGTGAAGTATCTGACGATTGGTTGTAATATTAAAGATGAATACTATCGAAAGAAGTTCGTCTTTAAAAATGAATTTGGATTCTTGGCAATGGCGCTGATTGCAAAGAAGATGTATGCATCATCCATGTTTGTTCAAGAAGGAACACCGCGTGACATTCATGATATTGCTGTATCCGGTTTGTCATTTAAGAAAAGAGACGCTGCAGAATTCTTGGAAGAGATCATGGTTCATCTGTATGATAAATACATCCTGACTGCTGATCATGTTTCTGTCGAAGGTATCTTAAATGATTATCAAAATCTGAGAGAAAAGCTTCGTTCGGAATTGGATCATAATCCCAAGTATTATCAGGTGCTTGGATTGAAGGATGTATCAGCATACGATCCAAACAAGATTCTTCCAGAACAAATGCGTGGCGCTATTATATGGAATCATCTCATGCCGGATGAGCAGTTACTTCCGATGGATCGTGTTATCGTAATTCGATTGTCATTTGATAAAATGAGAGAACATGCAAGTGATGATCCAAAGATTGCCGAAGTATTACGTTTAACATTGATCAATAATGAGAAGATGAAAGATACACCATTTATTTGTTTACCGGAACAATATCGGGAGATTCCGGAATGGATCAGACCAATTATAGATAAGGAGGGATGTATCGATAAACTCCTGACACCATTCAAACAGTTGTTGAGTTTGTTTGATGTCATGGTCGCAGATACGAAAGCTGGTTCTGTTTCCAGCCGAATGATCTGTCTATAATTGAAGAAAGGAGGTATGATGTATGTTTGAAGAAATCTATATCTGGTTGGAATCTTACTCCGGAACATCATATGATTTCGATGAATCCATTCAAGAAATTTCTTCTGATGATGCATTCAATCAACCGTTCGACTGGAGTGTCGGAATTGATCTCATCTTAAAACAGTTGGATGATGCTTGCGATGTCATTGATCAGTATTGGAGAGCGATCCCTACAGATCTTCCTGACAAAAACACGATGAAGAAACTGTTATCTCGAAAGACATTGGAAGGATTGGTTGCAAACATCCGTTCAGTATGTGGGAAGTTAAACATTGATGCTATCCGAATCGATAGTATTGACCAGTTGAAATTCATTGTCGTTACACTGTCTGAATTGATCGATATGTTGATCAACCATGATCCGGAAGAAATCATGGCAAAAGGATTATTCGATCAACATGAGGAAGATAACAATGAATCTTTCTATAGACTTCTCAACGTCATGAAAGAAGACGTACCACAGCTTTCGTTCAATGTTCGTGCAATCAGAGATTCCTATCTTGATTCATTGAACAATGAAGAAGATTTGTTTTAATTTCGAAATAATAATATTGTTCCGAAATTTAACATTTACTTACATCATTATATTCGTTAGGAGGATATTACTATGGCTTTCCAACAAAACTTCAACGGAGGAAACTCCAACCAGACTGGTGATAAGAAGAAGACAAACTTCCCTGTCGGAAGATTGTTTGGTTCCGATGCTGTTATGAACATCAGCGTCTGGAATTCTGATTCTGCAGTCTACACAATCCTCTCCATCAAACAAGCAGTCGGAAAGGATCCTTCCACTGGTGCAAATGTTTACGAACAGAAAGCACCGAATGAACTCCCGCGTGTCTTCCTGAATCCTGAAAATCTCCGTGCATTCATAGAACGTGCAAAGGACATTGATCAGAACAACATCAACTTCACACTTCCCCTGAAGAATGGTTCCAAGGCAACAGTTGTAGGTTCCGCAACTGGACAGATCAAGATTACACTTGAAACCGAAAAACAGGGAAGTCGCACAGTCACATTCGAAGCGATTCCGGTTGGTTCCACAAGCATCAATGCTTCTTGGAAGAATATGATCGCACTCCTCGATGTTGCAATGAAGAAGGCTCTGTATGCAAAACTCGATCCGGAAGAGTTTGCAACGGCTCTTGGTGCTTCTTCATCTGAAGAGGAGCTTCCGATCTGATGATTGACTTTTCATACATTGGACAGGATGCATTTGTCATTCAATACGAAGATCTCATTTCTTTGATCGGAGTAAATGCTGTGAAACTTCTGAACTCCATGGAGGATAAAGAAGAAATCACACAAATGACATTGGATTATTTCAATCGAACGAAGTATGATATCCCGACATTCATTCAAGAGAAAACCGGAAAGTTTATATCGATGGAAGATCTATATAAATCCGGAATCGCTTGTCAATTCAATTTGGCATATGCATTCAAAATGATGCAAGCTGCCGCACAGAATGGTTTGTCGAAATTATATGTTCATTCGAATATGTATTCTCCAATCATTGAAAAGCTCATCGGATTTCTGGAAATACCAACAAATTATGTGCACGGGGATATACTCCCCGTGTTACATAATTTACCCAATTGCACATATACAACCTCCAATCCAGAAAACATCCGAAGATGCATGGAAGCAGATGTTCCATTCGCATTGACCATTGTGGATGATTTTCAATATCTCGCTCCAATCGTAATGGATGATAAATTTATCAACAAATTACGTGATAAGAATATTTATGTCCAATTCACCGGTGTGATATCAGCCGGGTTCATTTGATATCAATCGCATTACAAGGGAGGCCAAACAGCGTGAAGGAACCAGTCAACAAGACCCTGTTATATTTATACGATCCGAATGCAGAGTATACGTATAACGCAAACCACGGTACGGAATATCCGTATAACGGATTCCCTACAGGACAATATGGCAGAAAATATAAAAAGACCCGATTCATTAATTGGGAACCGATTCCAGAAGACATTATCATCCGTCATGCAGGTTCACAAATCTTTGTGAATTTCTCTGCGCTGTTTCCGGATGATGTTACGGATCCGGCTATCCAATTATTCCAAATGCGAACTCGTAGATTGGATTTACAGAATCTGATTTGCGAACAAATCAATTTCTTCACGGCATTATATGATGAAGATAACGATCTGATTACATCAATGCTGATTGCGAAGTTTATGACTGATTCACAAACATATACAATCGTCACGTTTGATGAATATCAGAAACAGTTATTCGACATCTTATTCCCAGAAAGAACAATTGAGAAGATCAAGAAGATGGTAGAAGAGAATGATGTTGGTGATGATGTTACAGGCTTATTCCCAGAGGATATGCCACGCGATATTTTCATCGTGTCATTCATGATCAAGGTGATGCATATTTTCATTGAACATTTCATCATTTCTACAGGAAATTCTCCAAAGGATTTGTATGAACTGTTTGCTGTTGCATTTACCAATGTCATGAATCATATCAATCCAAACATCTACGTGTTGTTGTATGATTATGTCTACAACAGCGTCGTACAATCCTGCTCATCCAATGCGAACATTTATGACATGCAGGCAATCGATGGTGTCACAATCCCGACAACCACACAGTTTGTGATGCGGAAATCATTACTTTGTGATGGTTTGATCAAGCTGACATTTGCTTCTGCATGGGATAAAATCAACAAACGTCCGACATACTCCTGTGTTGGATTGATCAAAGCGATTATCACACAAGCATCTTTCGTAACCAGAAAGGTTCAGTTGAGATATTCATTGGTCAATGTGGATGATGTTTCTCAATTACTGTCAGATCAGATATCAAATAACTCTCCGATTTCAATGGTTCGTTCATTCAATCCTGGAGAGTATTCTTGTATGTATAAAGATTTGACAATCATCATCGCACATATTGCATTGGAAGTCGATTTGTCTCCGGTTGATTTCTATCTGAATCATCTGACTCAAATGAACGATCTTTCCAAGATTCTCATCGAATCTGTCTTATATAATAAATTCCATTCTTCTATTTCGATCAATACATTGTCTATGAAACAGAAGTACATTCTTCTGTTGTATGTCAGAAGTTTGATTATGAAAATATATAATCTTTCTGAAGAAGACACAAAATGCAATGAATTGATCAATATGTTGACAGCTCGAACAGTAACACATACAACAAAAACATTGACGACGAAGGATTTGAATTCCATCAAGAAATATGTCAAACTGAATAACTTGAAAGAGTTCCTGCTTTCAGAAAAGAATGTCAATATCTTTGTTGAATCCATCATGCATTCTGTGTTGTCATCATACACAGTGGTGAATCATAATGATCCGAATCTGTTAGATACACCGTTACAGTATGATGCCAATACAATGACATTGAATCTGCTGGATATGTGTGTATCTCTGTTTGATTACATTGCGCATTAATATATAAATAGAAAGGAATTAAGAGATGAAAGCCGAACGTATTAATCTGGAAACGGAATTCCTTACAGATATGACAACACACAATGGATTCCGTATCGAGAAAGAAGACCATTATGCACCGACAAACGTCGATGCATTAGTGGATTCTTCTAAGTTCACGGATTGTGAATACAGATGTGATTGTGGTGCATTCATTGGCCAAGATCTGATTGGTCAGGTTTGTCCCAGATGTAAATCGGAAATCTCTCTGCATTCACTAAACTTTGCATATACTGGATGGATTGATTTGAAAGGACACAAGGTCATTTCTCCGGTATACTATATTATTCTGAAACGTGTTCTCGGAACGAATGTACTTCGTATGATTCTGGGTGATTATAAATGCAAACAGAACATCAAGTACAATGAGAACGATAAAGGAATTGAAGAAGAAAAGAAACAGAAACGTGCAGGAAGAGTTTCGCAGGATGATATCCGTTATATTCTGAAGAAGGTTCCGAAAACTAAACACTGTTACCAGGGCATTGGTCACGATCAATTCTATGAGAGATTTGAAGAGATCATTGCTGCATGTGCTCCAAAGAATAATCCGGAAGTTGATATTCTTTTGAAGAATAAAGAAGCTGTATTCACTTCATATATTCCCTTATATTCAACAGCATTCCGCCCTGTATCCAAAACATCAGAAACCAAGTTCTATCCAAAAATCAATAAATGGTTTGCAATGATGGTTTCTGTTGCATGCAGAATGGAAAACATGGTTCTGGATATTGAAAAGATTCAGGCATTGAATTACATTCAGAAATGCTGGTTAGATGCTGTTGAACATGTCATCAAGAATGAAATGTCTAAGAAAGAAGGATTCGTTCGTTCAGAGATTGTTGGTGGTTCTTTCACATTCTCTGGACGTGCTGTTATTACTTTGGATATTTCATTGGATGTTGATGAGGTTGATTTACCATACTCCATGGTCATCACCGCATATCAATATCGTCTGACATATATGCTTGCGACTCGTTATAATATGACATTGGAGCAGGCATATCTGTTTGTCAATACATATGAAAAGAATGACATCATCATTTCATTGTTGGATGAAATCATGGCAGAAGGGCAATGGGTAATGTATTTACGTGAGCCGACAAACAATCTTGCGTCGATTGTATTGGCAAAAATCCGTCGATATAAGATCGGTGATGACACAATGTCTGTACCTCTCGAAGTTTTGCAAGCATTGAACGCAGACTTCGATGGTGATGCATTAGACATTCTCTTCTTGATGGACAAGAATCTCGTAGAACGATTTGGTGCATTCCATTATTCATGTCTGTCAGACCGTGTCAATGAAACCGTTAAATTGGATTTGTTAGCATGGTCTGCAGTTGCAATGGGACGTATGACAGAATGATTAGAATATGGCGGGGCAATGCCCCGCCATTCTATTCTTTTTTCAATATGAAGAGCCGCGGGAAGACTTTTTACAAGGAGGCCTACGGCACAGTGAAACACTCAAGTTTAGGAGGCATGAGTAATATTGGTCACTTCGAATCGGGGGAGCTAATCCCGATCTATTCACAACGGCAAGAAACCGCGGCTCTTCATATTACTAATTTTGTGTACATATATAATTTATTCGAAAGGAGTGATTCTTATGTTGGAAAATGCAGAAAATGCCCAACAAGTTTTACACGGTCCCTTCGATCCGGAGGTACACAAAAAGACTTTCATGGACTATCTGGAAGTCATTATCAAAAATGATGGAACCATCGAATATGCTGTCCCATCTCATCAGGAAAAACTGATCGCATTGATGGATATGCCGAGAGAAGAGGTATATCAAATGTACGGTCAAAATTTTCTTGGATTCACGCCAATACAATGGCTGTGTTTCAAAACAAAAGCGATATCTGTATGGGATACATATTATGAAGGTGAAGCCAATGAGCTTCAGAAAGAAGCATTGAGAATGCTAAAAACAGAAGGATTATATAAAGGAGCGATTGATCATGAAGGTATTCATTTCACAACCGATGGCGGGATTGACGGATGCACAGATTATGCAACGTCGTACTGAACTGATTTCTTTGATAAAGAATTGGTTTAAAGATGAGGACATTGAAGTCATTGACTCATTTACAAAATCAGAAGAAATCAAGGGCCGTGGTAGAATTGCGATGTTAGGAGATTCCATTGCATTGATGCGGGATGCGGAAATGGTAATCTTTGCAAAAGGATGGGAGAAATCCCCGGGATGTAATGTAGAGCATGAGGTATGCGTCCAATACAAAATTCGTAGAATGTACGAAACTGTGATGGAGAATGAGAACAAACCTCCAAAAATGAAAAATGAGGATACTTCTGAGAAACATATTTTCTGGAGGTAAGTATCATGTATGCATTCATTGGAGATTTGCACATCGGTGTCAAATTACCAAAAATCGACTTTATCAAATCAATGACAGATTTTCTCGGAATCATCCGGAATCACAAAGAGGAATGTCACGCAATTTTTGTATGCGGCGACTTCTTTGACAGACGTTTATCGACAGAAGAATTGAAATTTGCGTCAGAGATGATGTTGTGTCTGGTTTGTAATGAATGTGGTAGAAATGGAAGAACACATGTTCCGGTATATTTCATTCATGGAACTTACACACATGATCAGGGGCAATATGATATCTTCTTACCAATGTTGCAGAAGCTTGATAATGTGGAAATATTCTATATCGAAAATGCTTGTGAATTAACATTGGTTGATGGTAGGAGAGCTTTGTTCTTACCACAGGAATATGGAGATATATCATACGATAAATTCTTCAAAGATAAACATTACGACATTATCGTCGGGCACGGTCCTATTGCATCCAATACAAAGAATCCATGTAAGTCTGCAAAGTATGAGATCGTTCATTCAGCAGAGTTATTAGGAGACATTTCTGAGATATGTGTGTTCGGTCATTATCACGGATATACGGATTTCGGAAATAATGTATTCTATACTGGACCGTGGTTACAATGGAAATATGGTGAAGATACACCGAAAGTATTCTTCTTTTGTGATGACGAGTTCAAAGTATTCACAAAGCCAAATCAGAATGCAATGGAATTTAAAACCGTTGAAATTCAAAATCCGGAGCAGCTGCGTGAGTACATGTCACAAGAAATCGAGACACCTCATCGATTTGTAATTAATTCATTGCCGGAGAACATGGATGTTTATCGAGGCATCATTAATGCAAATAAATCTTCCTTGGTGAAATTCCAATTGGAAGAGATCGTTGATGAAGATGATTTGCAATTAACGGTCGATGAAGTGCTGGATGCACAAGTCGAGGCATCGCAGCCAATTCCCGCATTGGTTACATACATCAAAGACAAGTACGGTGTTGACGCAGAGGAACAGTTACATGATTATGAGACGCAAATTAATAAGGAGGTAAATTAATATGAAAACCGAGATGGTATTTTTCGATGAGAAACGTATGGCACATGTTGTATTCGATCATGTTGCATTTGCAATTTTAAATTCTTTTAAACAATATACCGGTGAGTATATGAATATGGCATTGATCTTCAATAATGTAGATCATATCGATCCGAGAGAGTTTGACTATGAGGACTACAGCATGGTCGAGTTTGTTCAGTTGAATGGCTATGTCAGAAAAGAAACCGATAAACATGTCAGACAACAGCAATTCTGTGGTATTGCTCTTTTAGAGCATGATACAGATGAGAAGTGTAAGATCGTTGTCGAAATCCCGGGGAACAATATCAGATATACAATCAATATTGAACGGAGACATGGCGACGATGATATTCATGATACTTTAGTAGCATCTATGGCAGCTGATCGAATCTTCATAACAAATATTGAAGAACTTTTGGAAGAAGAACCCATTAAGTATTATGGACAAATCATTTCAGATGCTGTTGCTGAAATTGTGGAACATCAGTCTCTTGCAAGAATTATCGATGAAGACGGACGTCAGATGTTTGAGTATCGTCTTTGATAAAACGATGAGTAATAAGGTGGGCATATGCCCACCTTATACATATTTATTTTGAGGAGGTTTTTTTATGAAAACTTATTTCCAATCGTTGAATGTCGCACGCAATCAAACATATCAGGAGATTATTCACGCGTGTTACAACGCGATCAAACAGTCCATTGATGATAAGACTGAGATTCGTATGGAGTTTGCTGAAATCGAAAATGATATGAACGGTAAATCAGAAGTTTGTCTTCTTTCCACAGAAACAAAGGGAAAGCATGTTTCTGATGCGAAGCCGCATTTCACGATTTATAATATGATCGAGCATGATGTCGTGCGTGTCATGATGCAATGCTGTGAAACAATCGATGGTCCTGCTATCGTAGATTTCATTGTACGACATGATGAAGAAACCGGTTCTATCAATTATGAATTTGCACCAATTGTTCAACCAATCATTGAAAAAGATCCAACATTGATGATGCCGTTCAATTATATACTCGGCTACATCGGTGGGGCACTCAAAGCATTTTCAGAATTTTCAATTCCTGAAAAGATTGATCCCACTGAAAATGGTGATGATGGAACTGAAAGCGAGGTTTAATCATATGGAAAATAAACTGATACTCGGATTTGTAACGATGGAGTCACTTGCAAGATTCATCTTTTCAAAAGTGTCATTTGCTTTGATCAATCGTTACAGTGATTTACGAACCGGACTCAATGTCGTGAAAGCGATCGGCTATGGTCAATCAACACAAGCTGATGACTATGATAAACATCCATGGTACATCGAAGATGCTATGTCAATTTATACTGGACCTGGACCCGCAGAACAAGATGAACTCAATGCACTTGTTGCGCTAAAACATAACTCAGAAATATTGAACACAGATTCACGAATGATACAGAAAACCGCAGTGTATCATATCACAACAGTGTTATCAGATGCACATACACATGTCATTATCATAGTTCGATATCCAAAACAGATTGACGGGTTGACCGGACTTGATGAAGTCATTACAGATAAAGGTTTTGATGTCACGATGGATGTTGTTGATGAACATGGGGATCATATCGAACCAGACAATGTTCCGAAAGAACTTCATGACGATGTGATTTGTATTGCTGAAGTCGCACATGAAATCAGATCAACACTTAGGAATGCTGTAGAAAAGGATTTGAACGATGGATCAAAAAGCAATTGATGAAGCGTATGCAAATGTGGTAGAAAAGGAACTGATTCCTGGTGTCAAAGTAAAAATGACACATGCCAAGATGACATTTGCCCCATATGGTTTTCCACGGGAAATCATCTTATGCGGGAGATTGATTGATGTTTTGCATGCCGCAAAGATGAGTGTCGAAGAACGTTCAAAATACATGGAAATATCATATGGATGTAATCTAGAATGGTGGTGTGGCGTCTCGCAGGATTACATCATGGCATTGCCAAAACCGAGAGGAAGTAGCGAAAATGAAAGGAGATAAACAACATGATTGAGGTTGATGGATTCCGTCTGAATGGTGGTTGTGATTTCAATAATACAACAAAACGAGATACCCCGTTTCCAAACTCGTCATCAACACCGGTTTCAATTAAAAAACTCTGTGATGATCCAAACGATCCAAACTATTGGAAAGAAAACATCACAACAAATGAAGACCGCGGCATCAAAGTCCCGATTACTCAACCAGGAATTCCATTGTCGGAATTTGCTGAACGGTTGATCGCTCTTGAACAAGAGAATGTTGTACTTCGGGAAGGAATTGAACAGCTTGAAGCCGAAGTCGCGAAACTCAAGATTCTTGTACAACTTGCAATAGGATTGGGTGGCAGCGCAATGTTTGTTTTACACAATGATTCCGAACGTTGGAACGGATTGTGCAAATATATGGCACATATGGGTCTCGACAATAATACTGCATTCGAGATCAATGGTGACGGTGTTATCGTTCGCCGTGACGGAAAGGAGATTCCTGAATGTTCGTTAAAGAATACAGACGAGCCTTCTCCCACGAATGGAGTATCATGATTAATCGTCAACTAGATATTCCCAGGAAGGTGCATGAGATATTCGTTTTAGGACCCAAGACGCCTCATGAAATATGGGGTGCTACCAGTGAGGATGCTCGTAAAGATCTTCATGAACAAGATAGTCTTGTGACTGATGTTGAAATGAAATTTCTGATGGATGTGCAGTATTCACGCCTTGAATACTGTATCAGGGTTACTGTTAACGCATCATTCATGCCGGAATCAACTGATGAGATCTGTCAGAAATATTTTGAAGACCGCTGGAATCATATTCGGAAGGTATTTGGTAATGTCACTGATGACGAAGCTCTGGAGATCGCTCATCACATCGAGAAAGAATATCTCGGAATGCCTGGTGACAGCTGGCATCTATAAAGGAGGAATATTGTATGCCGATTAATTATGAATCAGCATGGAAACATCTGAAAACGTTTGTTTCGGATATGGAGTTTTATTCAAAGCCATATAAAGGCAATGGATTCCGAGCTGTCTTGCTTAAGATGGAAGAACTGGAAAAGGCTTTGAAAACAGACGAGCCGAAAGACGAATCATCAACGACGATATCCAGCATTCTCCGTAAGTATAATTTGTTAACAGATGATACCACATTGCCGGACATCAAGATTGGTGACTTTACACTCGAACGTTCAAAACTCCCGAAATTTACCGCGGAAGATTTCAAGGTTGCAAAAGATGCTTTCAATTCAAGCATCCACGTTTATGGGATTGCTCATGAACTTGAAAGTCAATTGATTGAAACTGCAAATGCTGCAGCACGAGAAGTCGATAAATGGATTCTGGATATATTCAAAACACTTTACGGTTGTAAAAGCTTTGACGATGTATATCTCAAAATGACTCATCAGCAATATCTCACAGAATTCAAACACGCCATTGAACGCGTCAATGAACGATTGGAATATATTGACAATTCACAAGACAAATGGGAACGTGACGGAAATACGATAACATATTATCCGTTGCATGGATATCGATTGAGTGTTCCAAAAGAACCTGTCAAACCTTCTGAGGAACTGTATCAGAATCTTAAATCATTATGGGAGGAAGTCTACAATGAAAATTGAACTTTGGTGCTTCAATCAGTCATCGACAGGAATGCTCGATAATCCTGTTAGAACGGAAGTCTCATTTGTAACAAATGACGACGTCGACCGCGACACACTTCTCGAGCATATTAAACTTTATGACGGATCGACAGCAACACCGATTGATCTGGATTTGTATCGGCGCATGAAGAAATTTGCCGAAGAAGATGAGAAACTTCATGATTTCTATCGCGGAAGAAGCCCGGAACAGATTAAGGAAATCTGTGACGGAATATATGAGAAAATTCATAAACGTGTTGAACGCAATGTCAGATCGCCACAAGTCAATTGGGAATACCGTAAACTCTCAGTCGGCATTGAGATTTTGCGTTCTTACAATATCTGGTGGACACCACAGACAGATGAGAAATAATAGGGGACAAGTGAAATATGGAAAATCATGCAAAAGATTCATTCACGTTGATTTCCGGTTTCTATTGGAAAGAGATGTTCAGACCGTCATTTATTGGACGACTCCAGAAGGCTACCGCAAAAATCTTTAGTGATAGTGATCGAAAAAAGAAATACAGTACCACAAAGTTCAACCTCATCATCGAACCTGTTGAAAAACCGAAACCTGTTAAGCAGACAGAAGAGTTTGTTATTACCGAGAAAAGCACACTCAGAGAAATCGCAGAACATAACCCTGAGATGTTTGAACGGCTGATGTATGCGGTATTTGGTCCCGGATGGAAGGAATATTTCCACTGGAAAGCAACTGCAATAAAGGAGGCTGAAGAACATGACAGTGAGTCGGTTGAAGGAAATTCTTGAAGAACTTGAAACAACAGGTGCTGGTAATTATAAAATCAGATTCTGTTGTGAATCAAAAAGTGAAGCAAGTGCGGATGGGACGGGAGCCGTTGTGCTCCCGTTTCGTGTATTTGACTTCTCCGACAGAGTGTATGAATTCAAGTTCAATAGTTATCTGACCAACAACGGCATGTATCCGTGCAAAACAACAATTTGCACGGACAACATTGATGTGAATCCAGCAGATGAAACTGTCACATTCCATCAATCCTGAAAGGAGAAACGTATGTCAATAGCATTTGCATCATTCCTTGAAAGGGTTTCCCCCTCTCGAGTAAAACTTCGAGTGGTGATGTGGCATGATACGTTCGAATTATATGTTGACAAAAACTACACACAGAAAATCAATTTTAAATACTATAGCATGGAGGAATGGGAAAACATTGACTTTGAGTCTTTAAATGAACGCTTGTGCTGGATTGATTGTTTTAAAGGACAAGATACAGCTTTTGTATTTGGAATGCCAAGAGAAGAAATTGTCAACGATATCATGTCGCGTTATATAAAGGAAAATTATCCGGGAGCTAGCGAATTCAACTCAATATTTATGGAGCGTGAACTTTCCGGTGCATGGTTACGGATTTGCAAACAATACGATCCAAATCTGGAAAAGGTTCTTACCGAGGCGACTGCTAAGAAAATCGGTATCAATATTCCGAAAACCGATGCGATGATCGAAAAGATTAATACGCTGATCGATTCATTTGTTGATGACAGCTGGGTTGCAGAACATTTGAAAGGTGAGATCAGCAATATCCTGAATGGAGGTAAAGTGGATGAACGCGCGGCAGAAGAAGAAACTCAAGAAACGTGATGGCCATTTCCATTACAAAGATTATCGCTGGTGGCAACGTGTATGGGAACTCGCAGAAGCGAAACATGGTGTTGAGTACGTGAAAGCTTGGAGGCTGGAGACAGCCAACATGAAAAGTTTTCAGCGAAATATGATTTACATCGTGACATCACCTTTCACGACAAACCGCTTTAAATCGTGGCCGGTGGATGTAACACTTTTGCGAGGTGTATATCCTGGAACGCAAGTGGAACCACCACCAACAGACAAGCCTGAAATTGAGATTCCTTTTACGGAATTATCGGAATCAACTCCAGAGTTTGCATCTAAGGTTGAGCGGTATCTCAACGAATGGCATGCATGTATGAATAACCGTAAGAAGGCGGCATCATCTGCATGTGAAGCAATGGGAATGGAGGCAGATTGAATGCATTGGAGAAAACGTAAAAGATTGCGTCGTATTGCTCAGCATTATGGATACACCCATTACTGGGAATACAAACGTAATCTGAAGTTTTGTATTCATTATACCGCATTCGAGTATGCACTCAACAACGGTTCGATTCATTGGTCGGAGATTCTTCCCAGAATGAATCAAATGTTTTGCAAAGCCGGACTTCCTGAGTATTGTATGACTCAGGAAGAATGGTATGAAAAAGTTATGGGAAGAGTCAATGAACTTGAACAACAGGACGGGATGATCGTTCAATTTACAAATGATGAATCCGTGTCTCAATCAATCAAAATCGACAAACCAACAAATATTATTGTCAAACACAATTTTGATTGATACTCTTGGAGGGGTTATAATGAACTGGAGAAAACGGAAGAAGCTTCGTAAGATTGCGCATGCACATGGAAAATCCCATTATTATGAATGGAGAAGCATAATTAAAGGACTATGTCATCTCGACCTATATATGACATATTGCAGAGAGAAACGAAGCGAAGCTTGGCGAGTATTAGTCGGTAAATAGGAGGAAAACTATGAGTGGTGAATATGTGACTAGCTATGTTACAAGAATCCACAGAGATGAGTGTGCATGCTGTGGATGTCGCGGTCAAGTTGGACCGGGAATTCCTTATAACGGAACTCTTCTGTTCTGTGGTATACCGCTTTGTTTCAGATGTGCATCTGGAATCAAAGATCGATATAATGAATATTCTCAGAAATTCGGATGGAAAATTCGTCCGAGTATTTATGAAACTTTGATGAAGGATAACGGTTCGGCTGAGGAAGAGGAAGCTTCTTTTGCTAAACATTGCAGTCTTCTGAAAAACTATGACATCTACGACAAGACAAAATATGAACTCAAGGCAATACGATTGAGAGTTGATCTGAATACATGTGATGGTAACCGGGAAGCATTCATTAATTTCATTAAAAGCTCTTCAACTTTCAGAGATAAATTGAATAATGGGGAAATCCATATCATTCGTAGATCTTCCATACAGAATCCGACATCATTTTATGAATCGGATAAATGGCTGGCGACTGTCGATAATGTTGTCTATGCATCTTACAACGATTATCTTTATCTCGAAATTACGCCGATTGATGACGATGTTGATTTCAAAGAATTCGTCATTTATCCGTTTCCGGTTCACTACCCATGGTGCAAAGCGAAAACGATCCAGGATTGTCTCGGATTCTATGCTGTACCGAAGGAGGATGATGATAGTGTTTAAGGAAGTACATACATTGGAAGATCTCAAATATGTACACTTTGTTGTGTTGATATTTCGAGATGCTGATCAATGTATAAAGTATCACATTGACTTCGAAAGAATGAAACTCTCTCCAAACAAACAATACTGGGCATTAGTCACCGATGTCAAAAAGGCGGATGATATTCATACAAAAGATGGATTCTATGTTTCTTTTAAAAGAGACGATAATTATATGAATGATATATGGATCCCATGTGATTTGTGTGAGAACGGTATCACCGCATATATCTTCAGAACCCCAGATGAAGAAACGGCATTATTAGATTATAAAGCAGCCAAAATCGCTGACATCTTGGAACGGACTGTGTTAAAATACGATGAACATCCGAGACGTTCTGAAGATGAAAGTCTCCAGACGATTCTTGAAAGAAACGCAGATGAAAAGTATATCAAAGAACTCTGTCAAGAAGTGGGGTTATATGATCCCAATAACCATGACAGACTTGATATCCAATGGTTGCATTGGGGACCCAGACATCATTACAGAGTTTCTTATAGTCAGAACGGAAACGGAAATGGCATCTCATTTGATGTTAACATTGGCGCACAGATTATTTGACAAATATGAAAGGAGGTAAACAAAATGCTGTGTCTTGAATTTCCGAACAAAGCTTTTGATGAGTGTCAATTCGATTTTCCGGATGATATGCGAAAACTCATTGATCTTCTTGAGCGAGATGGTATCAAGATCAATTGCGATCTGAAGACGGTTGAGAAACTCTGGTATGCTTTCTCTGAAACATGGGACGCCCATTTTCTGAACGTCTCTGACACGGATGAAAATGATACCTATCCCAGATTCCTTGAATGGGTTAAGGATATTGACATCGAGACAGCAGACCATATGAATTACTATGGGACGGTAACCAATGAGGTATATCGTCCCTGGGATGAAGAGGAGAATGACGAATGAATCGTCTGTATTTTTGTGCGTTGTATAAGTATCTCTACGAAAAGAGGTATAATGCATCGTATGTTCATGTCGAACCCGACCACTACTGGGATCCATACACGTTGATTAGATTCCGGAGACTCGACCCGAAACCTGCAGATCCGGACAATCCTGACATACAGTTTCTGTTTGTGTATCTATCATACAATCAGGGTCTATGCATCATTGACCCGAAAGCAATGGAAATGCTTATGCTCCATGAACGGTTGTATTATCTGAGCTATGCTGAACCGGATTGGATCGAACTTCGGACGGGCGGATTCAAGAAATCAGCGATGCTCAAAGAGATTGAAGAAGATAAACCGTTCCACAGATATTTCGATATCAAATCTAATATCGAATTCGAGCTTGGACGGAATGATTACAACTGCTCGAAAGAAGAGCAAAGAAATAAGCTGGTCACCGACTATGTCAAAGACATTGAGAAAGACATGAGTATCTGGCCACCATATCTCATCGGTGAAATGATGGATGATTCCGGTGAACGAATGAAGAAGGAAGCAATGTTAAATGGCCGGTATTTGTTTTCAATTGGTCTGATTCAGGTTCTCAGTGTTATGGCTGCGGAACTTGACAAACGTTATCTTCCGACTGTTATTGGTCAAACTGATGGAATCAAATCATGTTTCAATACATTCTCCAAAGATGAGTTCGAAGTATACTGGGGAAGGATGTGGGCGTGTAGTGGAACATATATCCCAGCTGCTATGTGGTTGACATGTTTCGATAATGGTCTGATTCGTATCGATATACCACACACGAATCAACAGACGGATATTCTTCAACTTGATCCGAGAACTTTTGTACGTTTACCGTATCCGATGATATACAACACGGACGACTGTAAATATCTTCCGACTGACAGGTGGTATGATGTACTGAAGTTGAAGATCAATGAGTACCTGATGATGGCGAACATCAATAACCACTACAACAGAAAGGACGAAAAATGAATACAAATATTGAACGTGTACCGTGCCATCCCAACATGCCAATTTGTCTCATGTTAACATGGACGATTTATACACTGGATGGATGTTCAGGCGGTGGTCTCGCACATGCCGTTGTTGATGAAGAAAACCTGGACATTGCATGCATCAATGCGACGCTTGCGGATTGCAATAAACCGGAAAACAAGGATCGTCCTGAACGTCATCTTGTTGGAGCTCTGATGGAGTATATGCAGAAAATGACGTTAAAGCAAAGATATCTGATGTATCGATTTGCAGAAGATAATACTGACTTCATGAACGATTTTGAGGAAGCAAAGTATTTTGAGTCAAAATACAATGATTGGTATGATCTGCGTGAGAACTACATCAATTCGACTCTGCTCCCGAAGTTGAAAGAGTTCTGTGTACGGAGGGGGTGCTTGAATGAACTGGAGGAAACGTAAGAAACTTAACAAACTTGCGAAGAAGCATGGTCTCATCCATGGCTACGAATACAAAAACTTCATTCGCAAGAAAGTTATCAGATATAAGAACCGGAATGGGCGCAGATATTCTCCGGAATTTTTGTCAGCTGCCATTACTGACTTCAAACAGCGTCATGATCAATTGATCAAAGAAGGAAAATGGCGAGGTGAAATTGACCATCCTTCCGACAGACTGCCTGGTGGCGAGAATTGGGGATATCCCGTACAGGCACATGTTGATCTTGCGCAACATCCCGATGTAACAACCGAAGCCAGAATCGGCATATCACCAAAAGGAGATGTAAAATTTTATGGATTCGACATCTGCAAAACATGATGACACAACCGATGATGATACATTTCGCAAGAAGCTCCAAGAGGAAATTCAAAAGATAATGGATAGCACATCAATTATACAACCGCCTATAGAACTATCACACTTGCCATATCCATTACCACCGTTCAAACCGGACAGTGTTCCTTTTGAAAAATTAGAGTGGATCATTCCACCAATACCAGTTAAATCTGAGGAGGAATAAAATGAGTGTATATTATCAGCGCGGTGATGTTTTCCGCATTCGGTTTCTTGATAATGAAACACTGCAGACAATCAAGAAGGCTGATAACATTTCTGAAGATGAGTTGACACTCGGTGGAAGATATACAGCGGTCTTCGAAGGTTATCATGCTGATCAGGAATTGATGGATTTTGCAATCCTTGGCAACAAGTATCTGCTCATCCAGGTTCGAATCAAGAAATCCGAAATTGATGATAAACGCATTTCAGCGAAATGCGTTTGGAAGTGTACCAAAATTTATACATCTACAGCGGGAGGAAATGAAAATGGATAAGAAAATTGTTTTGGGAAAGAATACGGGTGATACGAATGAAAGATCGATCGACATTTCATATCACGATGTCGCAACGTTGCATCATTCGTTCATCGGTCTGATGGAACGGATGTGGAAAGCGCTCAAGAATCGCGATAAAGCTCCGTTCAAAGACATGGATCTCCCCGAAATCGATTTAACCAATTTCAAGATGAAGATTCTTGAAAATGAGGAAACATGGAATGCCAACAATGGTGACATTACCATCGTTCGGTTCTATGTTAGAAATGTCTTTGATGATAGCAATCGAAAATGGTTTGCATTCAGAGACATGACACTCAGAACATTTCTGCCATATGACAGCGATGTGAAGACCGGTCGGTATGACTTCGATTCCATGTGGGGATGGTTCCGCAAAATGAAAGTACAGGACACAGAGAAATATGCACCGCTCTATGATGAGGCGCAATCTCTCACATGGTACCTCAATCGTTGTGTGAGCAAATTCTTGTACAATAATATTCACGCAGATTAATATCTAAATTCAAATATAAGGAGGACAAATCAAATGAAAATCATTAAGCAAGAAGCACATCTGCTGGACACTACAGGTATGTCCCAGTATCAGGTGATCGAGAAAGTCGGTCGCACCTGTTACAAGTCCGAAGACAAAATCACGGATGAATCTGCGGCAAAGTTCGTAGCTTCTCTCGCGAAGTCTGGTCATCATGCGATGATTGAGTTCGGTTACATTTTCTTGAAAATTACTGATATCGATTTTTGTGAATGGTTCATTTACAATAAACCGGATTTCATCAGACTGATGAGTGGATATGTTGTCGGTAATATGAGAGCATTTTACGATTGGTACAATGCGTATCTTACCGGAAAAATCATGTTCCGAAGTGATGATCCTATTGAGGAATTTACCGATCTGCTTCACATGTTGAGTCTCAAGTATCCTGAAGTTTATGGGAATCTGTATGCGGAATTCCATGAAGCATTTGAGAAATCGTTCAATGATTCTGATGCACCGAATCCAGATGATGTTACATATCCATTTATCTTGATGGATCAGGAAGAATTTTATCAAGACTTCAACAGCGGACGTGGTAACATCAATGGAAATTTAAAGTACATCAAATTTCACATTGTGATGTTCACAACGAATCGCGGAGTTTCGCATGAAATGGTTCGTCATCGTCCGTGTTCGTTTGCACAGGAATCTACTCGGTACTGTGATTACAACAAATCAAAGTTAGGTGGTGAACTCACTGTTATCGAACCGCTGTTCGAGAAGTATACACCAAATTACGCCACATGGCATTTGCTTACCGGCGCGAGCGAACTGGCATATCATTCGCTTATTGCAAATGGCGCAAGACCACAGGAAGCCCGCGGTGTGTTGACAAATGATCTGAAGACAGATATCTGGGTCGGTGCATTCGAGGATGAATGGCAACATATGATCAATCTGCGATATCATGGTACAACCGGTGCACCACATCCGCAGATCAAAGAGCTGATGGGTATTGCATATCCACAGATTGTGGCTGCGTCTGAGGGAAGACTGAAATAAAATGATAAAACATATGGGGCGGGAAACCGCCCCATATACAATTTTTTGAAAGGATGTGTTCATTATGAACGACAATAAAGACATTAAATTTACAGGTGATCCGGTAGAGATGATTCAGATGAAAACCTCAATCGGCATTGTCGTTAAGATCCTTCATGATCGACGCAAAAAATATAAGAAAGAATTGTTCAACACACCTTCCGATTCTCCGGAATTTACGGAGAAAAAGAATGATATTGACGAAATGAAGAAGATCATTAATGGACTTTCACAACTCTCCAACGAACTGAATATTCCGGTTGTTACTGCACAACAGACTTCATATACCCGTGAAGAAGTTGAAGCAATCAAGAAAAAAGCTGCTGATAAAGCGATCGAAGATTTCCTGAGAGACAGAAGTCCTGAAAATGTTGATCGCATTATTAAGGAAATCGGTTCAGGAGTTATCGTTGACAGACTCGAAACAAATCCTATGAGTGTAAGCCGGCTCTTCAGCAAACGGTTTGTTGACCTCTTAAGCACCCCGGAAGGAAAAGAACGTGCCAGATGGTTTTATGACCCGGATGATTTGTTCAAGGATCTGATTGATCGCGTTGAAAATAAACGTGGGTTTGGTAGAGATTATCGAGACTATCTTCCATTACTTATCAAACTCAATCGCGCGTTCGAAGAATATCTTCAGGAGAAAAATCATGAATAAAATGATGCATGGTGACCAAATTGTTTCGGGAGTAAAAAACCGAATGCATGTGACAAATCATTTCCGATCCAAACGATGGACAGTTGAAGTTCGAGGTCATATTGCAACCATTTGTCCAATGGATAACGATAGGACATGGGTATACTATCGGAACTGCTGGTTCAAAGTTAAGATTGATGAATTGGTCACATTCCATGATGATACACAGGGTGACCTCGATAAACTTTTCAATGATTCCATGAGAGAAGCAATCGAAAAGTATATTGACGAAAATCATATTACATTTGGGGATGATCTGTCATGAAAGTGTATATTACGAAAGATATTGTATGCGAAATCATCGAAGAATTTCACAGCGGGTATCTACGAAATATGCTAAACGAAATAACAATGCTTAGTCTAGAAATAGAAAAGAAGCGTTTCTTATGGACAATTCATGTGTATCCATATTTGATTCTCGCCGAAATGTATGATAATGATGGTTTCGTGATTGCTTCCAGGACTCGTTCAATTGGTAGTAAAGAAGGCGAAATCGAAGATCTTCGAAAGTGGTGTATCGACAATTACATTATTAAAATATCATCAGATTCAATTGACTTCAGGTACAACACTGATTACTTCACAGATTTTGCATTAGATGAAGACTGGGTTAATACCCTATTCAAAATATATGCACAAATCGTTCAAGTAAATACAGAACTATGGAAAGATGAACTGATCAAGAAAAGTCAAGAAATGAATGGCGGTGAAGAAACTTGAACAGAAACTTGAAAAAGTTCTTGAAAAAGCTAATTCCTCTGATATTAGCTATACTAATAATAGCGGGTGTGTCTGTAATTGTGGTATGGACGTGTACAAATATGTCAGTATCAATAGAAGATGAACTTATGACCGACATATTTGCACACGATTATATCAGAATTGATGGTATTGATTATCCGACAAAAGACATCAATCGTATTCAAATCGGATATGGTGCATCATACGGATATATGACACTCAATGATGAACAAGTGATTGTGAGATTCAACTGTGGTGAATTTGTATTATATAATGAAGGAGGTTTTCCATATGGAACTGGTGTCTCATAAGAAAATCATTCGACCATTCATATTCCGAGGAAAACAATGTATAGTTGTTCCGGTGTCACCACATGTCATTCGCATATTTTATGATTGCCATGTATATGATGTGATTCTCACAGATGATGAACTGAATATCTGGAGATCATCTGGTACAGAATGGCAAAAAGAGTACATTCATAAACTTCTTGATGACAGCCTGATCGGTACTGAAGCACTTGAACGAAATGCTTCCATCTTAGATGGATATCTTGCGTGAAGGAGGATAATAAAAATGGAACAGAAAATGACAACCGATGAAGTGAAAAGTTTACTTGCTCATGTGATCAAAACGATTGATCGTTGGTGGGTTAAGATGAGTGACGGTGACCACGGGTGCTTCATAAGATCAAATATACCTTGTGCCGTATATGGATATTACGTCGAGTGGAGATACACTGCGACGAGAGACAGCAGAAATTATGTCTCTATAATCATCTCGCTTAAATATGAAGGTGATGCGGATTGCATCCATATAGCACTCAGAAAAATGAAAAATGGGGTATACGCAGAATATGAGCCGTTCTGTGAAATTCATGACGGAAAAGTGGATATTGCAATTTCCGATGAGACTGGTGGTTATGATGAGTGGTTCAATATATTCGGAAAAGGTTGTTTCAATGACTTGACCGATGATATTGCTACCACTGTGTATAAATTTACTGAACCGTCATATGATGAAGAGGAGGAAAGTGTAAATATGGACGACGTATCAAAAACATTATCATTTCATGATATCCAGGACTGCATGATCAAAGCTGTACGAATCATGTTAGTTGACCGGGATACAGTTAATGAATTGATGAGACTTATAGCAACATATAAGATTGATTCTCCTGATTTAACACCGACCCAGATCAAGAACATGTTGGGTTATTCAATTGAAGCAACTCCAAAACATGTAGTGACACGAATTATATATGATAATACATTTATAATTTGCAGTTTCATATGTGAACCAGATACACATGGGCCACATGAATTCATAATCCGATATAATTCACGTGACACCGGATTTAAATATGAACAGGGATTCAATATTCTATACAAAAATCCTGACGACTATTGTTTTGAATATGCTGCCGATGGTTTGAATGTAGACAAAGTGTTCAAACCGTTTGTGAATATTCTTCGCAATACATTGAATTACGAACTGTATCAGAGTTTGCCCCAGTTTCAAGATACCACGATTACAGCACCGGCAGGTCTCACGACAAAAGAGGTCTTTGTACTCGACACAAGTTATTTTGTGATCGGTGACATCTATCTGTTGGAAATCGATCCTGCATATGACTGGAGCAAGATTTCATCAACACCGGTTAAAATCCCTCGGTGGGTATATGCAATTTGTAAATATGCTCATGACGCTGCCGTTGGTTTCATGATCGGAAATATTGAGGGACGTGATGACTTGCTCGGAATCACGGTTCACGCGGATGAAATTGAGAGCGGATTGGTAACTGTCAAACGAGTTCTGATGAATGAGACTTTAATCCAAGATGTGGATGAGGAGTGATATCATGAATAACAAAAAAGAATACGGTGATGGTCTGGAAGTATTGAGCACGAATGAATTGCTCAACGTATTGATCACTGAACTCAACCAACTCCGGATGTTCTGGCGAAAGTTCTTTAATGCAAAATTTGATTGTCTTGACGAAGATGATGCTGATGCAGACATAACGTTCAATATCGATTACGCACAGAACGGATTCACAATTGATATACAAAATAATGGATTCTATGTGTGTCAACTCGAATATGTGTGGGCAGGTGGTGCAAATGCAAACATGTTAAACATTAACATGTTGAATAGCGGAACCGGTGAATTGCAGGATCGGTACAAAGGCATTTGTATGCGAGAAAACGACTGTCCCAAACTGAATTACTGGGATGAGAGTGAGTTGAAGGCAGCCACATCCCAAGGATACAAATATCTTTGGGATTTCATGTCTCGACTGTACATTTCGATCCAAGAGGCAATGCGGGATAAATGGGCTAAGTCTCAGAAGATCGAGGAAGATATGAAACATTCAAAATACAACGGTATTATCTCCCGTCCGATCTTTGATCCACAATTCCTTGAGCCTGGTGCACTCATCCAAATCTATATCAAAGATGACTCCGCGCTCCAACAACCACCGATGATGTTTAAGAAAGGATATTTCTACAATGCATTTGTAATCGAACAAACCGACTATAATACCAAACTGAAAGTCATTTGTATTGATCATCGTGGTAGTGACAGGAAAGCAACAAATGTGACATTCTCTGTGAAAGATGTTACATCTGAAAAGATTGAGATTATTCGTGTGAAGTGAGGTGAATATAATTGAGACCGTATATTACACAAGTGACTGGTTTTGTAAAAAATGCTTTCATCCCGGGTGAAGCATATCGGATCCAGCTGAAAACTGAAAGCGCTGTACGCAATTCTATCGATTGTGATTTGTGGGATGACATATCATCCCATAGAATAGGCTCTATGACAAAAGCGAAATTGCTTGATGCCATGGAAAAAGGTATTGCTGCAATCTTCCTAGGATTTGAAGAAAACCAAACGATTGCGGTGTTCGAAACATATGGAATCGAAGCTGCTGGCGAGCATAATCTCAGAGCAACATCACCGGATGAGCTTCGAATTAATGCAAGAGATTATGCGAACGGCGATTGTCATCACGGGGATTTCGACATTTATATTGATCGATTAATAATCGATGATCATAATGAATAATGTAATAAGGACCCCGATATCGGGGTCTTTTTTTTTTATTTTTTTTCACATATGTATTATTCAAGTGCATTCCGGATAAATCGTTTTCTTATATTCAGATTTGTCCGAAACTGATTCATACTATAATTTTTAGAAAGGTGGAAACCCAATGGCCATCAAAAAGAAAACAACACCGCTTGAGGAAGACATGAGTAAACTGAGCTTCATGACAATTGTGTCAGGTGGTGGTTCTTCACGAGTATTCTCGAAAAACACACTTGTTGATTATTCATACAAGACAGGTATTCCGATTATCGATTATGCACTCGGATACGAAGTTAATGTATTCGACGGAGATAAATTCGTGAAGAAAAGAACATGTCTTGGTTTACAAGCAGGATCGTTCAATGTTGTCACAGGACGAACACAATCTTGGAAGACCACGATATGCATTCAGATGGTTGCAAATATTGCATATAATTATGGAGGTAACATTGTTCATTACGATGCAGAACAGAGATTGGTTCTGCAACGTGCAAAGACATTATCGAAACTTCCTGGTGATTGGTTCTCTGGCGATTATCCGAGATATTCTCTGAGATCCGGTGCAATCGGCTTCGATACTTTACAGAATGACATCGCGGAGATTTATGCGAATAAAATGAAGAATAAACAATATCTTTTGAAGGATACTGGTGAAGTGGATGATCAGAATCAACCAATTAAACTGATGCCACCCACCATTATCTTCTTAGATTCATTACAAGATGTCATTGAGAAAGAATACAATGTTGATGATAAGAAATGGGTCGAAGATTCGAAAGAGCTTCGTGGTAATATGTATGGTGCACAATCCGCAAAAACCATTCGTGGTCTATTGACAGATTGTCTGCCAATGTTAAAGGAGGCAAATATTATTCTGTTGGCAATTGCTCATAAAACTGCCAACATGGCACTGAATCCATTTGCTGGTGTTAAGAAACAATTCCAGTATGGTGCTAATGATGAAAGAATCTCTGGCGGTTCTTCTGTTGAATTCAATGCTTCTTCTGTATTGAATTTCTCCGGACTGGTATCTGAAGATTCCCGTTATCATGAAGCGTCCGATGGATTCGAAGGAAACACTGTTCTGTTTGAACCGACAAAGTGTTCTACCAATGAATCTGGTAATGCCAAGACAGGCCTCGGATTCAATATCATTATTGATAAACGAAAAGAGGGTGTTGATAATATTCGAACACTGATTGAATATCTCAGACAGAAAGGACGGTTGAAAGGTAATAAAGCAGGTTATCGCGTGATCGATAAGAATGGTGAACCAATCTCCGAGAAGTTCACTTGGAAGACATGTTACGATGACTTCAAGAAAGACATCGCATCATACAAAATTTTCATGGAAACTGCTAAGGAGGAACTTGAGAAACTGATCTCGAAAGCACCGATCGATGTCATGGGAACGATTCGTCCGTTTGATATGGATAGTATGATCAATGAATTGTCAACTCAGATTGTTGATGATCTGAAAGAAGCTGCTTAATAATGTTACGAATTCACCCCGTGTCTACGGGGTGAATTCTTTTCTTTTACTTGAAAGGAGAATGAAAATGGGTAACGTTGAGGAAACGAAGGAAACTATAACAAAGCATCTTGGTAAGACGGGATTGCGTGATATTACAGTATCTGATCTCGATCCAAAGTTCTTCAAGATTGGAGATCTTTATGTGCTGAGAGTCAAATATTCTGCTTTTCGTGATGATATTATTTGTGGAATCTGCGATGATTTCTACAAGGTTGCTGATGAAAGTATCCATCATGCATCTATTCGGTATCTCGAAAAAGATGAGTATGATAAATTCATTGAAAATAGCTTTGTAATCAAACCTGAAGATATTCTAAGCGGTGAGGTTTCGATATTGGATAGAATTAATGAAGATAAGTATAAAGGGTGATAATGATGAAAGAATTCTTTGAAAAGATTTCATATGGATGGTACATAGCAAGTGGTTGTATCATACTCATTACAATTATTCTTTATTTCTTATTGCATCCAACGTATTACACCGCGGAAGTCAAAACAATTCAATGGGAATACAATGTTCATATCGAAGAATTCGTTGTAGAACATCACACGAATGAGAGATCAAAACCGAGTGATGCATATAATGTGGATAGACATCATCATACACATACGAAGACATATACTGATTCGGATGGTAAAACACATACGAAAACAGAAACCGAAACTCGATATGATTATGATGTAAATCGTTGGAAAGAAACTCGTCGTGTTCAAAAGACCGGTTACGACCACGAACCATATTATGGTGAATACACATTAAAGGAAACGAATGATCCGGATGGAATCGGTGCAGAACGTGTGGGACATTATTCTGAAATATATACTGCTCAATGTCTGTTATTAAATTCAGATGATACGAATCTGAAGGACATAGTAATCTCAAGAAGTATCTGGGATCGATTGAAGATTGGTGATCAGTTGAATTTCAAAGAATCACGAGCACGAGATCCATATGAAATCACAATAGCGGAATAAAACAAAAAAAAAAGAAGCGGCCGTTATGGCCGCTTCTCTTTGATGATATTGAGGAATCTTATGATAAGACCCTCTGCTGCAGCTATTGCTGCACAGAAGGCGACGAATTTAAACACAGCCTTCATGTCTTTTACTTTTTTCATTTTTTTTTTCACCTCCGTGTGGTAAAATCTGATTTGGTGGTACAAACAACTTTGCCATTCGGATAGCAGAAGCCGGAAACAATTTCATCACCGATGAAATAATTCTCTGGAATCTGGTCGACAACTGCTTGAAGTGCAATACGGACAGCTTCGCGTAATACTTCACGGCCATAATTCTTAATGGTATCGTCATATGTCTGGCACCCATCTTTGTCAGGAAACTCGAAAACAAAGATGCCGTTTCTGTACAGGATTGACATCTTTTTGTCGGGCTTTCCGATGACAGGGCAAAACCATTCATGCCCATTGACATCAATTCCTTGTTCTTTCGAATTGGCATATAATGTGAAATGTTTCAGAGTAAGACCCGGAAATTCAGCATGCATTTTATTAGTAATCGTTTCTTTCATGATTACCCTTCCTTTCGTTAGAACAATTCTACCGGCGTATAGATGCCGACACGTGCGTAACGGATGCGCTCGCGCACCCGTTCAGTTTCTTCTCTGGCGGTCTGCACTGCTGCCGGATTGGTAAACCGCGCAGCAAATTCATCCGCCTGACTTTCGGAAATTGACGGGATGATCACGTGCGCCAGTTCGTGACACATGATCACCCGAATGCTCTCATTCGAGAGCGTGTTGCAGTCATCCTCGATGAGGACAACATACCGATTTGTCGTGTCTGCGAAGGCGCAGACACTGGCAATGTCGTTAGCTTCAGCTTCTGCACGTGTGCAGGCGAATACTTCAACTTTGTGCATTTTGAATAGCATGTAGAGGTCAAATTGTTTTTCAAGCGATAATCTCGTAAGTTTCATGGTAATCCTTCACTTTCTCTCACAATTATCGGCTGTGAGCAACCATCAAAAGCTTATTTTTTTTTATCGAATAGAATCATTCATTATTCAATTATCTTCTATTCATATTAATTATATATATATGAAAAACGAGAATGCTGCCCCATTGGGGCAGCATACAAATTAATCGTCAAATGGGTCTACATAACATTCTTGTTTGATATTTTCATCAAACTTTTCAGGAACTTCCTTGATGAGTTTGGAATAACCTGGCTGTGCTTTAATGACATCATCCAGCTCAACAGGTTTCTTTCTACCGCCTAAATATGCAACATCAATCTGATTCGTATATGGTAACCAATATGTTTTATACCCATGGATATGACCATGAATATTCAATCGGTTATTGTTCTTACACGGCATATGAGAAAACAGAATATTCTGATATACAAATTTTGGTGTGATGTATTTAAATCCATTTGACAGATAATATTCGTCATCAAACAGATCATTATTTCCACGAACCATAATCTTTGTACCCGGCAATGATTTCAATACCTCACCAAGTTCTTTTTTCTTCTCACATTGACCATCAACAAGATCTCCGAGATATATCACGAGATCAGATGGATTTACAGTACGATTATAAGAATTTATAATAGCATTGAAATCAGAACGTTGGTACACAGTTTTCGTTTTCTTGTCAAACATCCACAGATGCCAATCTGTGCATAACCATACTTTGTTTCCATCATCTAATGTCTTTTTAATCAGATTACTTATTTGAGAAGATAATTCTGTTTTGGATTCTTTGATATCTTGCTCGACTTCATCTTCATGCTTTCGAGAATATTCTGTAATGACTCGATTAAAGAAATTCATATGAACACAACCTTTCTACGAGAATTCGTTATGTTCCAGTAATTCCATGTAAAAAAGAAAAAAAAGACGGAGTGTTATTACACACCCCGTCTACGTACTTAGTCCCCTGTGTAGTTCCACAGGGAACCATAAAACTTTCTGATAGCTTCATACTCTTCGCGAGTAATCAGGCCATCATCGAGTGCATGCCCAAAGGCGTCACACCTCGACATCTGTACCGGAACGTCGTTGTAGCGACGTTCGAAGTCGCGATACATTGCATGAATATCATAGGAAGATAACTCTCTGCTCATTTCAGTTCCTCCTTCCATGAGTTTATGAAGTTTGCTCCTTGCCGGAGCGTTCTGACGCGTTTCTCGCTCGTCATGAACATCATAAGCAGCTCATCGTAGTTGTCCGTCGTGTTGTCGGTCACCGAATACACTGCCTGACGACATTCGTTGCTGGTGTGATCAGTATTCCCGAATCTGGTGATCACATCCTTCGCCAGGTTGATGAATGCTTCTTCGGAATTGATGGCGACAGCCAATGCCACCATGAGATTTTGTATGTCGTGACACACTCTTGTTATTTCAGCATTGTTCATGGTTCCCCTCACTTTCTCCTCTTTCGAGGTTTAAATATTTTTGAGTCTTAAGACTCATCTATTAATGAATGAGGAAACATCTTCATCAGGTTCTGTATTTACCCATTTTATGAAGTTGATTTTCACAAGGAAATTATTCGCAGATTATTTCCACATCTACTGGAATCGGAATTCTTACGATTTCACTCATGATTATCACCTCCATTCAATTCCCTGCAGAAGATGATTTCCTCTATTCATATTAATTATATATATATGAAAAACGGGTTTCATGAATAAAAAAAAATGGGGGACATAGTCCCCCATGCATACTCGTCATTTACGCATTTTTATTTCCGCAATCAATCCACGGACTTTGTTGAAGTGTGATGTCACTTTGTTTTTACTTTTATTATCAATCCCAGCAAGATGATGTTTCAACGCGGAATCGAACAGCTCAACATCAGCACCACGAAGTGTTACCAAGTTCATGATACGGGTGTGTTTTTCCAAAGATAATCCGAGTTCTATAAGCCATTTCTCAAAGTTATCCGGTAAACTCGGCATGAATACATTACCTGCGGCAAGCCATGATGTCAAAAACATGTGATCGGGCAGATCCTCAAGACTGGTAATGGAATCATCCTCATCATTGACAACAGGAGGTATAGGATGAGATGACACAACCTCAATCCACCCACCACTTGCTGCAATATAACCTTTTTCTTCGAGAGATGTCCCAGTCAGAAAATATCTGAGTATTTGTGTATGTCCTTTATCTCGAAGAAATGTTGTTTGTGGATTAAAAACCGGATCAGTGTTTGCAAGATATACACGACCACCAGCCGCATCACAAGCTTTCCACATTTCGTACACATACGTTGTATCTTTTTCAATTTCTTCGAGAAAATATGCATGCAGCTGATCTCTCTCGGAAGGATTGAAAAGATAACCGTCAATTGTTGTAAAATCTCCTGTAAACGCGTCATTGATTTTGACAGGAATTTTGATAACAACCGGAGTTCCTTTAGTTGGCATCAGTATCACCTCCAATTCGCATTGAATCAACCGAGAATTCGTTTACAATTTCAACGATCTTGTCAATCCAATCATGGAACATTTTGACATTCCGTTCATCATCGAACAGCTCGGAAATCAATGCTTTGAAATCATCAATCGTATATCGCCCTGCATGTTTATATTTGCTTTCTCCAGGGTATCGGGATTGCATGAAGTTCTCAATATAATCGTTTGCTGTATCGAAATCAAATATAATTTCTTTACAAGTTTCCATCTTATCCATACCAAGGCGAAAGTTTACCCAGAACTGTACATTTTCTTCATCACCGAGCTTTGGTGAATCCATAACATCAAAATCGTAGAATATTCCCAGCCGGAACTGATAAAGTTCCTCACCATTTGATGTGATTTCAGCGTCACAAATCATGTCCTCATTGAAATCAGTTGATTCTCTGAGATTAATTGTGATCGGTTCCGGATGAATCGGAATACCCTCACAGATATTTGACGTCTCGTCATAATACTCAAACGCCTTACGGCCAATCAGGATTTGTGTAGCTTCGTCGCATTTCGAAACAGTTTCCCGAATCTTATCAGCGACATTGTTCATTTGCCTCATGATACTCTTAAAGTTTTCATACCATAATTCATTCATAGAAATACTCCTTTCAATGGGTGGGGCCATATGGCCCCACCCTTCATAACTTAAAATGGTTTTATGAGATTATCATATGCTTCCTTAACCGTGTAAATCGGAATGCCTTTTTCTTCTGCTTTCTTGGTTTTTGCGGATGTGAAATTATGATCCGGGACGATTACATATTCACAATCATTCGACCATCCACCAACTTCCCATCCGTTTGAAGTCAACGCTTCGATCAAATCAGCATCACGGGTTCCTGTCATACAGATCTTTCCATTTTTACCAAATGAATAGTCAACATGTTTCAGTTTATCAGGAACCCAGCTCATTAAGAATTGAATTTCTTCTTTATTCCGAAGATATCCATCAATCATCTTTCGAATCTTCGTTGTACCAATTCCGGGAACATATCCGATACTCATAATCCAATCCGGAAAAGATCCATCTTGCATAGACCGAATCAGATACCAATAATAGTCTTCATTTACCATCAATATCTGTCTCCATGTTTTCTCATCCGTATCATTGAATGGTAATGCTCCCAAAAATCTAGATAATGTTGCTTCGGATAATGCTTTGTTAATAGACTTCACCATATTGTCATAAGAGACTTGACCAAACCCGGGTGTATTGATAATTGCCGAACCCCATTTCTGGATATCATACAACTCGGTGATCGAATTGACAAAATCCAAATCGAACAACTTTGTCAAAACACCTTCACCCAATCCAACCATTTTCATCTTTTCTGCATGACGAATGATTGCACCAAGTTTCAATCCTTTACAATTCGGATTCGAACATCTCACGAATTTATATGAAAGATAATCCAATTTTGATCCACATACCGGACATTTGTCAGGAACCGGAATTGGATAATCTCCATCGTGATACGAATCCAAGAAATAAGGTACGATGTTATACATGATTCGGACAGTATCATTATGACGCAAAGTCATGTCAACAACGCGTTGTAATGTCGATAATGTCACATGATCAACCTTTACATTATCAAACATTACAGGTTCTAATATAGCGACCGGTGTGATTCTCCCTTGCTTTCCAAGCTGATAATCGATCGATTTCAATTTTGTTTCTTTTACATTATATAGAATCTTGATTGCGATTTCATATTCTGGGTTAATAAATGCGGGAAGTGCGATTGTGTTTTCATATAGCACCCCGTCTTCCAATAATGATACAACGACACCATCAATGGAAAATGTTTTGTCAAAATATTTGATTGTCGCTCCGTCTGCAAGAATTCGATCACGGAATGTTTCAATCGCGTTATAACAATTCGATGTTTGAACTGTTGAGCAATAATCCCGTAATATTTCTGGAATATAATGTCTACCTGGCGATGTGTAAACACGTAATGGAACCAACGTAATCAGTTTCGCCATTTCAGCATTTCTGGATGAGATGATTGCTGCAACAACATCACGAGGTCGTTTATATCTCTGATATAGTTTGAATTCATTGAATGTTTCATGATCCATGATCGCTTCAAATTTAACGGCGAAACCCTTAGGCCAATTTTGATCTGATGGAATCCAGTCTCTTACAACAACCTCTCGAATCCATGATAATCTGTCTTTGAACAAATCCGTCACATCAACAGATTCTCCATTGTCATAATCACCACGTGTAAAGAATGCTCCCATTGTTACATCACATGCCACAGAACATCCATCAAATTTTGGTTGTATACATACTCCTTGATTTTCTGGAATTCGTTTTGTCGTAATCCAATCTAAATATGTCTTTTGATTCGGTCTCATGGGTTCTGTCACACCATATACTTTTGGCAATGTACCAACAAGATCATTGACACTCAGAGATTGTTTCTGACGATTGAATGGACGGTTGGATTCTCCGCCATGTTCATTCAGATATTCTTCTAACAATTTATCATATTCTTCATCAGAATATCCTGTCGGTTCACCTCGATTATATTTGGCAATAATTTCATCAAGCTGTTCTTTTGTAATGGACATTGTCATCACTCCAATCAAAATAAAAAGTTATGAGAAAGTGGGGGCCTGAGCCCCCACTTATCGTTCTCATAATCCAAATGCCTTTGGACCGATCACCATATTATTTGGTGGATCAGATAGATTTGTTGAACAATGTGCTGTCCATGCTGATGGCATTGCCGGTTGTTGTGTTGCTGGATCAATCTCGGAATCGAAATTCACCGGAAATGGTTTCCCGGTTCCAACCGGAAATTTTCCATCTCTCATATCATCCAAGACATTCGAGAAGTCTGCCATTCCAGCATAAACATGTGCTGGAGTCATTTCAATATTTGTACCCGGTACAAGATTACTTGTGTTGACATGGATATTCATTATAATATCCCTCCTTCCAATATAATCATATATGTATCGGTATCAAAATATTATGTTTTCACTTTGGAGGATTGGCATCATTCATGTTTCTGACTTTTCCGAATCTGTCTTTGTAAGCTTGATTCTGATTCTTTGCAACTTCGTTTTCTTCAATACGCTTGTTGTCCTTATTACGGACTGCCTCGTATACATCACTGTCAAGCTTGATGATTGTGTTGATGTCCTTTGTGATTGCAGCAGCAAATGCTTTACTTGATTTGATAACTGCATTCAATCCAGTCATACACAGTTCATATGTATTCCGCAGCTGTGGATTCTCATTGACCTGATTCTGTGCAGATACAAGTGCCTTCATCATAGCTTCTGTTTGCTTAAGGAGTTCTCTCCAAATATCAGCAAACTTCTGATATGAGCCGAGCATATTGTATGATTTACCATCTTCGCCGATGATATCAGAATAACCCATGAACATGTCAATCAGTTCATTACGAGCATCATCATCTGCCGGTTTCACCATCGGTTCTCTCGACAGATGAATGGAGTTCAACATTTCTGCACCCTTCTTGATATCACCATTGATGTTTTGTGCACGATACTGTTGTGCGATTGCATCGGGTTGAATACCAACATTGATATTCATACACTTACCGCATTCAACAACGGTATCATATGCCAACATATACCATTGATACATTTCACGCGGCATAATTGCAACACGCTTTCCATTCAATGAATCATAATGAGGCATGAAGTACAACATGATCGGTTCGAAGAATGTCTTCCAACCATTTGGATCCATCTTGATCTGTTGAACATAATTCTTGAAGTTGGCACTGCTTCTCTTGACTCTGTCGAGGAACACTTTAATCTTACGACATAATTCAACAAGCAGTTTGATCACGAAGTCAGCGGCTTTCATGAGAACTGTGATTGGATTTCTTCCAAGCTCCAGTCCTTTATGAACTTCTTTTCCTTCTGGAGTAACGGCTTCCATTGCAAGATATTCCTGAACGAATTTATCAAAGGATTTCTCTCGATCAGACATCTCGAATTCTTTCATAAAGGAATCAAAATTCTCTGCAAACATTTCGACAGCATATTCCAGTGTCTCGACTTCTTCTTGTGTTTCTTTCATTTCGTCAACATCATCATCAACACTGACGGAGATTCCACGGATATGGCATTTATCAACGGCTGTTTGCATGGCCGTATTTTCATCCATACCCATCTTGAGAAGTTCTTCATATTCTGACTTAACATCAGGATCTCTCGGAATATACTTCTCACCAGTCAGTTCAGACTTCGCAAACAGGAGCTGCTCCATATGGAAACGTTCCTCATTTGCAATATCAGCATAAAGTCTCCGAAGAACATCGACATTGGTTTCCTTTGCACCATCCATGTATTCATTCATGGCATCTGCTTCGGAAGCCATCAGCTTCATCAGAATATCGACTTCCTTCTGATCATAATCATTCTGGACATCAGATGTGTCTGAGCCAAATGATCCCAGTTCCACATTATTGACATCCATCTCATTATTATCATCGGATTCGAATTCTTTCTTGTCTTCTTCTGATAAACGGTCTTTCATATACTCCGGAACCTCATCAGAACCGATGTCAATGTCTTCAAAGTTTTCAATCGGTTCGATTTCTTCCGGTTCTTCGGTTGTCTCCTTTTCTTCAGAAGTCTCAACCTTTTCTGGAGTATTTCTTGTTGCAGAGGTTTCGTCTGTTTGAATATCCTCTGGATTATCCTTTTCATCATCCAGATCAATGTCACCCACAGTGATATCTTCAGATAAATATTCCTCTTCTTCTTGATAGAAACGAGTCGAATTGAATCTACTCAATTTGAATCCCTCCTTGATAGATTTTGGTTTAGATGCTTCACCGTCATAGACCATCTTGCATTTGGTCATGATCCATTCCATGAAGTTCTTTATTGGTGTACCGTAATCAATCTCGGCATTGGTATAATCCCATACACCATAATTGAGATCCTGATTATCGTATTCCGCGGATACTTCAGCGACATACTCAAAGATATCATTGAGTTTATCAAATACCTTTTTGCGTTCATATCCCCATTCATCAACAACGCGTTTGAACGCTTGTTCGATATAAATGAATTTTCCATTATGAGGTACAACACAAATTGTATGGGTATTGATTGTCTTCGTGTTCTTTGTATCGGTGAAGTTCATGAAGTATTTTTTGTATGCTACTCCAAATGCATCGAGGTATCCAGCTTCATACTCGACCATGTCATAGCAGTTACCGCCACCAGCTTGATCAACTTCTTCACCAGAATGGAATACCCAATACTTATCGTAATCTTTATCCGATACATTTCCAGTCATGAGTCTTCCATCTTTGATCAAACCGTATTTGAACTTCTTGATGTCAATACAGAGATCATCGATTACACGTTCCGGTGAATAATCGAACTTGGTTGCTTTCTTCAATACTTTCGGTTTGACAACCCAATGCCATTTGTATGTGAAGTAATTACGGGTATCCTTTTGACCCTTGGATGTAGGAACAACGGATTTCCGTTTTGCATCCGCAATCTGATCAACACGGATAACACCATACAGTTT